TTTGGGGTCCAGGCAGGATGTAAAATACCTGCTGCTATTTGATGGGGAGGTCACTTCATATTCATACCAGTCTTCTGGGGTCAGCAAGTTGATCACAGTGACGGCAGAGGCAATTCCTGCTTTTTTCAAATATGTTCACATGAAACTGCTGTCCTCTTTAAATGAGATGGCCACAGCCCACAGTGCGGAAAATATTGGGACTGTCCAGGCCAATGCGAATATGGCTCATTTTCCGGCATCATTGTTTCTCAAAGGTATTGCTGATGAGAGCGGAGCTGATGCTCTGAGCTACCCGTACCAGTTCCTGGAGAATGTCATAAATTTTCTGATGAAAGGGGACGGGGATGTACCGGATTCCCCGATGATTCAGTACTACGGGGATTATTGCAGAAAAATCAACATGGAGAACAGGTACGCGAAAGTTCCTCATTTTGACACAGCTACTGCTGCAAAAGACTGGGACGGGGCATTTCCTATTTTAAAAGGGCTCCAGCGGGGGCAGATGTTCAAAATGTACATGGAGATGACCACCGCGGGTCCGTCCCAGGAATCCATATACTCTTTGATCAATTACGTTGTGGCATCTCTGGAGTACGAATGGGCTTTTTTTACATCTCCAGCGTATGTGAATGGCACGACAATGGTGTCCACCTGCCTTAAACCAATGATGTACGAGGCCCTGCCGCCTGCATGTAACATCATGTTCAAATCTTTGACATCTTCTTTGAATATACAGGAAAATGTGATGGAACCACCCACCCGGGTTCTGCTGCGAGATGCAGACTCTGCCTATGCATTGCAGATTTTAAAGAACACTGGCAATGCAGGTGGGCTTGCTGCTGCCATGCTGTATTCATTCTGGCCCACGGACTCTCGTACTGATTCAGCAAAGGGTACTGGTAAAAACCTGCTGAATGCCACCCTGCTGGATGGTGATCCGGATAAGCATCTGTCCGAACTGTTCTGTGGCCCCAGAATTTATGAGACTACGGCTCCGCCATGGATGTCCTACCTGGGCGAAAATGCAGATAACGGGGCAGTCGGATCTGTTCTTGAAAGTATATTAAAACACATCTTTTACATGAAACAGTACGAGCAGCGGCGAATGGATGTCACAGGTGTGTTCAATCCCTATGTGACTCAAGGGTTTCCAGGGGTGGTGTTTGACACGGACGGGGCCAGTGCATCTTCATATGTCGGGTTCATCGGGCATGTGCTCACGGTGAATCATTCATTGTCCAAGGACAGGGCATCCACAACGGTCAGCCTGGGATTTGCCAGAACTCTACAGGAAGACAGGGATAATCCTATTCCAGCCACTCTGCCTGAAATTTCCACCAACATCACACGTAATGCAACCAATGTGCAGCAGATTTATACCGCGCTGCTCGATACTAAAACCCCTGCTGTGGACATTGCCACTTTATGTTCCGAGTACGAAGGGGTGCAAGTTTCTTCGGATAACCCGCAGAATAACCCCACCAAAGCGTTCCAGTACATACAGCGAGGTATTATGGGTATGTCCGAGTATGCGGATTTCATGCCTGGTGTGTCTCTTGGTGAGGACGTTTTAAGCGGGGAGTATTTGTCTTCCAGGTGGGACGAAACGCTGGTTGCCAATTTAACAACGGCTGCGAACTCCAAAGCTCACAAGTCTATTTTTAAAACATCCACTTAATAATCCATGCCAGGGGGCCCATTATTTAACAATGAGACTTAATTTTAACGGGACTGGTGACAGTGGATATTACCAAACAAAAAGATAGACTTCTGTGGAACAAATACCAGGCATCAAAAAGCCCGTTTGATAGGGATCAGCTCTTAAAACACCTGGAGCCCCTGATTCAGAAACAGGTCAATAAATGGTCCGGGAACATTCCCCAGAATACTCTTTTGACCCAGGCTCGGATGCTGGCGGCAAAAGCGCTGGACTCTTACGATCCTGACCGGGGAACGGCACTGTCCACCCATGTGGTCAACCACCTGGCACCTTTGAGCCGTACTGTTTATACCTACCAGAATGTCGGCCGGATCCCCGAGAACATCACACTCAGACTGAGTTCCTTCAACGCCGCCAAAGATCATTTAACCACCACTCTGGGCAGAGATCCCACTACTGATGAGCTGCACCAGGAGCTGGGATGGGATGTCAATGAGCTGAACCGGGTTCAGAATTATGTGCGTAAAGACCTTGTGGAATCTGTCGGAGGGTTGAATGATGCTTTTTACGGTGGCAACACATCCACTGAAGATGACATTCTGGCTTCTTTGTTCTTTTCTCTGACACCTCAGGAAAAAACGCTGTTTGAGCATACCACCGGGTACAATGGGAAGCCGATCCTGTCAAATCCGGAGCTGGTGAAAGTCACCGGGCTGTCCCAGGCCCAGCTGTCGTACCAGAAAACGCTGCTCAAAAATAAGATTAAACAACTGCAGACCAGGAAACGGTAGTAGGTATGTCGGACACGGAAGAAATTATAGCTGCATTTACGGAGACTTTGACTACGGAGTTCTCTGATTTGGCAGAAGAAACTCTGAACGAGGTAGTGGGTTCTTTCGAATCTTTTGTCGGGGTTATGGCTGTAGGGGAGTCCATGAAACCCTTGATATATGACATTGAGAATACCACGGGCAGTTTTGATTCTTCCATGGAAACAGTCAGTGGGTTCATGAATGACTTCAATGCGTCTGCTTCTGGCTTCTATGGTAACCTTGATACCCTTTTAAGTGATTATGGTGAGACCTCGGTATCTTTGCTGCTTCCTTCTGTAGAATCTGCTTTAACCACTTTTTCCACCGGGCTGGACATTATGGAGAATGTGGAATCTGCTATCATCGGGGCGCTTCCATTGGGGGATGCGGCAATAGGGGATATCGGGAACATTGTCTCTTCAGAGATAGCTCTGAGCATTAATGTGCTGTCTGGTACTTTAGGGTCTGCCCAGAGCGCGGCCATGGCCGGGGCTATAAACTATGCCCTGGATTTGATGGGGTCCGGGAATATTTTTAAAGAGGTACTAAGCCTTACGAGAAAATTCACAGAAGGTGACATCTTGAGTATTCTACCTATCAGTATCCCTACTATCAGGGACCTTCAGACTTTAGCCACTGATCTGCTGTCTGGGTTTACAGGGGCGCTGGATGCTACTTTAGCTGAGGCCCTGGCACTGCTGCCAATGAACTATATCAATGCTGTCTTTCGTATGCTTAGTGCAGCCGGGGATCTTTTAAGTATAGACGGCCTGACAGCCATGCTGGACTCTCTGCTGGACTATATTACGGATTTCATCCCCAAAGTGGTTGTCGAGTTGGTGGAAGATTCTATAGAGGGCACCACGGCTGTGGCTTTTGCAGCACTGTCTTCTTTCACAAAGGATCTTTCCCGGGTGTATTCTTCCGGGGTATCTGATGGCAGTCTTTTAAGCACCCCACCCATTGAGGATATCTCTAACCTGCTGGTGGCGGCATCAGACCCCAATGTGTTGAGATCCACTGCAGCTATTGTGGCTGTCTACGACACCATAGAGACCTTAACGGCGATAAATCGGTCCCATTATATCACGGAAGAATCCAGAGAAACTCTGCTGGCTGAAGCCACTCTGGAAGCGGAAGAGTGGGAGGCTGCAAATAATGATTATGAATCCAATATGATTCGGTTGATGACTGATGGACTTGCCACTGTATAACATAGACCCGATAATGGGGCAGTTCTCCCTGGTATCGGATCAGATGCTTGAATCCACTTTGAGCATGACCCCTGCCACCGGGTCCGGGGTCCTGGCCAATAAAGTGGTCAAGTTCCTTTTGACCAGCAAAGGTAGCGACGCTCTGGACCCTGAGTACGGGTGCTACCTGGTTAATTTTTCCCAGGTTTCCGGGAATCAGATACCCCGGCTGCAGATGGAAATACTGGATGGGATTTCGGCATGTACAAAATACATCAAAGCCTCTGAGGATGCAAAAGCACCCCCGGAAGAAAGGCTGAAAAAAATAACGTTGGAGGACCTGAAGTACGGGGCACCTCTGGCAAAAGACTGTGTGCACATCTATCTGAAAATAACCACAATGGCAGGAACTCAGGCACTGCTTGAATTCCCACTTAATAAGTAGGCATTATGACCGAGATAAGCATAAGCGCGGAACAACTGGCATCTGCCAGGAATTTTCTGGTCCAGTTTTTAAGAGACTCGGGGTATGAGGGTTCCGTTGACGATGGGACGGCCATTCATGACATGGTGATAAAACCGATGTCTTTGCTGATGACGGTTTTAAAAGATCCTGCTGAGAAGGCCAGAGCATACTTGAGTGTGAAAGAGGCCCAGGCCATGAAAAGCCAGCTGGGGGCTGAGTACGATGATGTGATTGACTCCATTCTGAGCAACTGGTTTGTGTCTCGCAGAGAGGGTATCCGCCCGTCTATTCACGTCACTTTGTATTTTTCCAAAGCACCCATGGTGCTGCGGCTGGATACTGTTTCCACAATTGCCCAGGCCCAGGGGATGGATTTTAAAGTCACCCAGCCGATCACCCGGGTGGAGACAGATTTTGTAGCTCATGTGAATCCTTTGGGCGGAACTACCAGGTATTCCACGGAAGTGTTTTTAACGGCCACGCTGCCGGGGGTACTGACCCAGGATGTGATCACCAGCCCCCCGACATTTAAAGTGGCGCACAAGAATTTCATTTATGGCGAGGTGAAAGGGGTTGTGGAGCACGGAACTTCCAAAGAGGATTCGGAAGAATTTATCCAGAGAACCCAGCAGAGCATCACTACCAGGGAGTTGATCTCTGACCGGGCGATTAAAACCGTGCTTCAGGATTCAGTGTCTTCCGTCAGGGATGTGTTTGTCGCAGGGCATGGGGCCCCTGAGCAGATTAGGGATCTCCATACATTCAGCGGGGTGACGCTTCATACGGGTAACAAGTCAGACATCTACGTTAAAACTTTTATCGACCGTGTGACCCAGAACAAACTGGTGCAGGTTGGCAGTCTGGTGGATATGACAGGTTCGGGTATCTTAAGGGTGTATTCTGTAAAAGATACCCTGGGTAGCACTCTTGCTTTTACGGTGACTGGATCTTCAGAATCCCAGGTAAACAGTTTTGAATGCCCATGGATTCTAAGTATTCCAGGGGCCTCAGAGGGTGACATTGTCGTGGTGGAATTCACACGGGCATCTCCTTTGGCTCTGGCGGATGCGTACCTGCACAGGCAGGACAATCGTGTAGGATGTTTTGACCCCCTGGTCAAAGAGATGTACCCTATCCATGTACACTGTGATTTGAATGTCAGATTTTCGTATTCAGGGGTATTGGATAAAGGGGTGGATGCACTTATACTGGAGGTCAGAGACGCTGCCATATCTTATATTAACAGCCTGGGCTCGGCAGATATCTTCAGGGTGTCCTCGTTTATATCCAATCTGCATACCCAGGTCCCGGAGCTCGACCAGGTGGAGACCCCTGTTTCCTGTGCATATGAGATACTCGATCCCCAGGACATGACTGTAAAATCCGCAGCTATCTCCTCCCGGTTTACTATGCCGACAACTTTATCAGCTCAGGTGACGGACAACACCACGCAGTACTATACAGATGTTCATTCAATCAATGTGGTTCATGCCGGGTAGAAGAGATATATGTATATGGCCATCAGCTTTAAATCAGAATATCAGTTCCCAGAATATCTGGCGGAAGGCATCAATGCTGAACTTATAGATATATATGATAATGCATATGTGGGCAGGACTGTTCTAAGCATTCTGGGTAGCTACTGGGGGGATTATTACAAGGATTTGGACTCTCTGCATGCCCTGGCGGGGGCTGTCACTCCCATGGTGGGAGAACAGTTCCAGACCGTTTTGCACCAGGTACTGTCGTCCAGCATCACAGATATCCCTGTCAATTATACAAAACGGTACGAGCTGTTTGCTTTCAATTCCCAGGATGCGCTGTTCATCTATTCGGATGAAGCGGAAGAGGACCTGGCATACATAGAATTTGATTACCCCGGATTGGAGGGCATTCAGTACCTTAGCAGCGGTTTATTCAACTCTACGGTGATACTGGATTCTGGTAATTATTTTTCTGTTGAAGATGGGAAGTTACGATTTTACGTCAACATATTCGAAGACACTGCCATACGGGACGGGTCGTATGTGTTTGAGACCTTTGACGGGGCCGGCACCCAGGTTCAGGTTGCTTTATTCTGGGCATCAACCATCACGGTTACTCAAACTTACCTGTACGACCGGTTTGGCCGGTACCTGTATCATAAAGAGAACAACTCTGAGAGTTACAAGGCCGTACTCACAGCCCTTCAGTTTTTTTACACCACTACTAAGTCGGTTCATAATCTGGAGAATGTGCTCAATATTCTTTTTCAGATGCCGTTTTCCAAAAATTTCGGGGAAGTGGTAGAGAGCATAGACTCATTTGATGCTCAGGGCAACTCTGTCTCAGGGGTGCTGGATTACAATGCCAATGCTACGGCGGACACAGCCGAGGACATGGAAGGGCTGGGGTGGTACCTCCGGGTAGAAACAACCCATGCTACTTACTTTGTTCCGATGTTTTCTGAACTGCTGGTATCACCCGGGGATACCCTGGAAAAGTACCAGCTTATCAGCCGGGTTCACCGGGTGAAAGATTATGTAACCGATCCTGATTGGTATGCAGACTCACGGTTTCCGTTTGAACTTGTGGAGTATATGGACGATTATTCGGTGATCGAGACGCCCCCTGAGTTTGAGATGTACCGTCCTCAGCAGTTTGACGGGGATGCCATGTACGATGGGGGTTACCTGCATACAGGCGAATTTGCTACGTATGGCGGGATTAATCCGTTCATGGGTACCCGCAGTAAAGAAGACGGCTCCGAGTTTGAACAGTTTTTGTACGGGTTGATGGATTCTGTTTTGAAATTCAATTTGCTGTACCTGCAGACAAATCTGAATTATGAAAACATCGATTACTACAAGGATAATAAAATATCTGATGCGTACCAGGCTATTGCGTCAGGGGTACCCACGTATCTGTACCCTGTAATGGAAACAGCATTTCATTCGGACCTGATTGACCGATGGGACTCTTTAGATGATGAAGAATTGTCCACGGTAACTCAGGAGCTGGAGGCGGACTATTATGTGGTATGCCCTCAGGGGTCTTACGATGGAAGCATCGCTTTTTCAAATCCTTTGCACTATATCTATTCAGGGGATTTCACCTATGATGGTGCCACCCGGATGTACCCCTATGGTGGGCCTGACGGGGCGTTTTATGACTGTCAGGTGGAAGATTTTAATAATACTGTGCAGATGTTGGGTGCAGAAGATTTTATTCATGTGCTGGGCATTGACCCGGATGTGGAGCCCACCTATGCCAGAGAAGAGTTTTTCCAGACCCATGACGGGACTCAGAGCTACTCCGGAGACGCTCCCTTCTGGACTCTGACCGAAGGGTTTGAAACTGCTTTGGCTGCCGGGGTATTGGAGTTTGAAGAGACAGTTGATTCTCCAACAGATCCGGCTGTAGCAGGGGGGGTTCTGGCATTTGAGGACTCCATCGGAGGGTACAGCGGAGAAGTTGGATTCAACAATGTTACTCCTTTGCTGTATGGGGCTGATTTTACGGTGTATGAGCAGTACACGGGGGCCGCTTTTTACGATGGTACCCAGGGGATGGATCTGGAGATTATCCAATCAGGGGCTGTTCGGTTCGACGGAGTTCGAAGCTATAACGCAACCAAGTCTGTTCAATACACCTATGGCAGTAGCCTGCCCAAGATTTTGAATATTAGAGATGAATTCGAAGTAAATTTCACATATGCACACAATTAATTAATTGACAGACATAAAAATAAAAGGATCGAATTTTTAACATGGCAAATTTAACTGAGACTTCCACATACGAAGCGGGTATATACCAGATAGAGCTCACCGACCCTATCCAGGGCGGAGCGGATGGTATTTCCAATTTACAGGCTCGGCAGCTGGCCAACAGAACAAGATTTCTCCGGGACCGGTTTCAGATGGGCCATAACGAGGATGGCTCTCACAAGTTGGCGAACCTGAAGGCAGATCTGGCCAACGGGATAACCAACAGTGAGATTTCACCCACGGCCGGCATTGCTGAATCCAAGGTGAATCTGATTTTCCGAGGTACGGAACGTCCCGGGGGTCAGGGGTTGTATTCAAATACCAGAGAAATTGCGGATGATATCCTGTGGCTGTCTTCCATGAACTCCCTGGGAGATCTTTTGCTGAGTAAAACCACCCTGGAAATAGCCAGGGACTTGTGCTACCAGTTTTATCCGTCAAGTGGTACCCTATACTCAGGGGCTACGGCCCTTGATGGGCACACTGCTTTGCATGATGGAGAGGTCGGAGGTGGCATATTCACCATTGACACGCCGGATGAGTCCATGGTGAATAAGGTGAAGTTGGCTGGTATTATTCAGTTTCTGATCGACGGGTACACCATTCCGATCCAGGCACCGGTGACTGTGGACCTGCCGGCAGCAGATGATTTTTACTCTGAAACTCCCAGAACTGATTTGATGTATATCAGAATTCACCACGAAAATGTGACTGGATCCAATCAGTTTTATCCCAACGCGAATCGGTCGGGGACGGCTGTGGACTGGATCGGCATGACTGAGCTGCAGCAGAAAGAAGCAGCAGTGGATGTCACCAATAATCTGTACACCGGTGCTGATTACAATGTGTACCAGATTCAGTATGAAATTCTGGTGGCTGAAGGGGCGTCCAGCCTGACGGACATCGGGTACGAGCAGACGGTGATTGACTCTTACCTGTACGAGCAGGGTGATTACAAGGCCATTATGCTGTGTACCATTGCCCGACGGAATATGGGGGCCTTTCACTCTGTGTTCAACACTGAGGGCACAGCTGCTTTTTATGGAGACAGTGTTGCTTTGGAGGAAAATGAGATCACGCACTCGGCACCCTCTTATAACATTACAGCTGTGACCACGGCATCAGACTCTTTTACCATTGCCGGGGATTATGCATCCTCTTTTACAGAAGGCACTCGGTTCAATGTGACCGGGGCTGTCTCCGGGGAGAATGATAACTCCAGGGATTACCAGGTGGCTACAAATGCTACGTTTGACGGTACCAACACGATTATAGTGGTAACGCGGTCTCTGGAGGCAGATACAGGGGCCAACGGGCAGATTCATCTTGGCTGGCCGGCTGCCCCGTTCTATGACATTCAGTCCACGGACACCACAGGGCAGGCCTTTACCGTAACCGGGGACCATATGGATGAGTTTCCTGTCGGGTACAGCATTGAAGTTTTGGGCACCGGTACCAACAACGGAGATTATGGAGTAACCGGGGCTGAGCTTGATGGAAATGGAAACACTGTAATTACCGTAGACTCTGCCATTGATAACACAGGTAATACCGGTAAGCTTCATTCACTAACCTGGTTTCATATTGCGTACTGTTTTACGAGAAGATCCGTTGGACTGGATGGGAATTTGTCTGGGTCCGTGCTGTCTGGTGTTGCCGTGGGTACTTCGGATTCTACTTTGGATGAAATGGACAATGCCCATGACCATGTGCGCAGTGACGATCTTACGGAATCCCGGATTTTTCTGAGCACGGCTGAACGTACCACAGACCCCTTGCTTACATTGAGTGCTCCTGTGATCGCATCAATGGTATCCTCAGTCTACGAACTGGACACTGTGTCTTTGACGATTTCTCCATATAGTGCTGCATACACGTATACCATTCGGGCAGTGGATACAGCCACGGGGTTGAGTGTGGGTACGCTTACCCGGGATGGGGCTGACATCACATGGGTGCTGCCGGAAGTAACCTCGGATAAGATTATCCGGTTTTCCATTTCTGCGGAAGATCCTTCAGGTAATATCTCCCCTGTGACCCGGTACAATGTGAATGTGCTGAATATTCCCATTGAAGGGGACGATGCTATTCTTACGATAAGCGGGGACTGGACGGATATCTCAGGTGCCACAGTGTCTTCCACCGGGGTGGCTTCTACGAGTGCCGGGGCATATGCATACTCTGATTATTTTGACCAGGGGGCTGGAGAAAATGCCTGGGTGAAATACCAGGCCCAGGTGGACAGAGAACTGTACAAGTGGGGAGTCGGGGCAGGCAGTACGGTCAGTTCTCTTGTACTTGAAGGAGACCATGAGCTGACTGACAGCCAGTTGTACGCGGTTAAATATTCCGGAAGCACAGATGTTGTGGTCACAGATCTGGGAGTTACTGGAGTGTCTTGGGACGTCGTGGCCGGGGAAAACACACTGACCCTGGGAACTGCCCTGGGCGAAGTGCCTGAAATGGTATGGACCTGGGATATTACAGTCGCTGTAGCTATAGGTAACGATGGCGAAGCTCTGGTGCATGAAACAGAACTGACTCTGAATGCCGGTGAAACCACAACCACTCAGGTGGTGGGAGCCAGTGCAATTACAGGTCTGTGGGTGAACAACGGGTTCAACGATACCGTTAAAATCACAGTGGACGGTACAGTAAAAACCGTGCCTGTGTTGGGGGTCAGTGAAGTGGCTGGGGTGTTTACCCTCCAGATTCCTGAGCAGACACATGCACCCACCACCATGGTGAAACCTGATTGTTTCGAAGAACTGACAGGGCCTGATACTTTGGTTTACGATTCTACGAATGGAACTGTAAATGCTCAGTATCCCCAGGTGGTTACCATGGGTGGTGAGGCTCGCAGACTCAGATTGTACGCGGAGTTCACCACTTCCGGCGTTGAGTTGAAACCGGTGATGCTGGATCTTTGGCGTACCATGAGCTAAGTTTTTTAAAAATAAATCATAATTTGTTAAGGCGGGTCCTGCTACGAGGCCCGCTTTTTTTATTCTCTGTACTTAATATATCCCCCTCTTCCTACCATTCTTTTACAGATTTAACGAATTTAACAACAATACCCGGAGATGTATCAATATGCCTTCCAACTCTCGTTTTTCAGAAACAATGGACTTCCCCACAGGGATACTTGAGGTTCGTATCAGAGATCTCAGTGGCCGTATCGTGCAAAAATTCACTGACAGAAATATGATCATGCTGTCCGCCAAAGTGATACTTGCTTCCCTTATCAGCGGGGACGGGGCCACCACCAGCCCTATCACAAAGATCGCCCTGGGCAATTCACTGGTACCACCCACTCCGGATGATAACACCATCGGCGGGGTGTTGACCACCTCATTGATTGCCGGTGCCAACATGGACGGTAGCACTTACCTTGCCCACCTGAAAAGCATTGCCGGGCACACATACCCTTCTGCAGGACGGGTGCAGTTCACCTGGGAACTCGGATACGGGGAAGCAAACGGGCTGGCAATTTCAGAGTACGGACTGGTGAGCACGGATAACACATTGTTTTCTCGCAAAACCAGAGGCGTTGTAACCAAAGGCAGTGATCTCGCAATCGACGGGGCCTGGACCATCATATTCTAAGAGGTTTTTAAGACATGGCAAATTTACCTGAATCAGCAGCATTTGACGAAAACGTACATGAGATAGGCACCGACGAATTTGCCATGGGTGGCCCCGGGGGGACTGTGAATATTCCGCCCGCTACCCTGGCCAGCAGGACTCGGTACATCAAAGAACGGTTTGAAGAAAAACATCTGGCCACCGGTGAGCATGATGCGGACAAGGTTAAAGATGAGCTGGAAGAAGAACTGGTGGATGCTCAGTTCAATGAGGATGCAGATATTTCAGAGGTAAAGTTGTCTCGGTCCTTTGTCAACCGGCCCAGACCTTCTGGACTGGGTGTGTACTCCACTTCCCAGGACCTGGTTGATGATTTGAAAACCCTGGAAGTTCAGAAAGCCCATGGGGATCTTCTGCAAAGTGAGATTATTATCAAAACCCTGGGCCGCATTTACCAGAATGTGTACGGTACTTCAGGAGATATTTACTCCGGAGGTACCAGTCTTACCGGGTATACTCTGGTGGGAGACGGTGGTTTATTCTGCAAGGATGATCCGACGGCGGATTATGCCAATGCCGTGCGTATGGAAGGAGACATCAGAAAGCTGGTGGACCTTTATAATATTCGCCCTGTGACCACCCAGAAAGTGACATTCCCTGAAGCTGATGTCGCGTTTGATGAAGACAGAACCGATATCATGTATTTCCGGTGCATTGTCCGCTGCCTGACAGACACAAATGAGTTTTACATCCAGGGGAACACACATTCTTCAGTAATTTCCTGGTCTGAATTGACCGATGCTCAGAGACGCACTTACCTGGTGGACAGTGCCCAGAATCTGTTTTTAAAAGCAGACAACAAGGTATACCAGGTTCAATATGCCTGGGTGACTGAGGCAGGTAAAAGCACCATGGAAGAGTGCGGGTATTCTGGGGATCCTCTAGACGCCATGCTGTATTACAGCGGAGATTATTTTGCAACGCCTATCTGTACGGTGGATCGGCGCAACCAGGGGGCTTTTCACCCTGAGTTCAACCCGCTTGGATCTGGGTATTTCATGTTTGGGGATAACCCGGCGCTGGATGACATGCGGTTCGAGATTGGAAACTCCAACCAGCTTCTGGCGGATAACAGGGATTTTACTGCCTGGACTGCTGCCACAGGTGTAGTGGTGTCCGGGACTTCTGTCACCGGTGCGGATGGTCAGGTCGAGACTTTGACCCATACTATTGAAGGGGCAGTAGACAGCACTCGGTATGTTTTCTTTGTGGATGTTTCCAAAGCAGCCGGAGACGAGGCGGCCCGGGAATTGGAGATTGCGATCTCCGTGGAGGATGTATCCGATACGGAGCTGGACTCTGTTGAAGCTACCATTGACCTGACAACGGATATGCAGACAGCTGCTGTTAGTATTAAAACACCTGCTGCTGGTACGGATCATCTGATTTTGCACATAGGATCAGGATCTTCATGTGCCTATGCCTTTGAAACTGACTACGCCCGCTGTTCGGAAGATACCATTCCTGCAGCAACTCAATATGATATTCAGGCCACCAGCACCAGTGCAAACACCTTTACCCTGACCGGGGATCAGCGGTCCGATTTCCCCATCGGCTGGGACGTTACCCTGTCCGGTACTGTCTCAGGATCCGACTCTAACGATGGCACTTTCGCTGTAGTTGGGACTGTCTTCGACGGAACCAACACTGTTATATACGTGTCTCCTGGTTTTACCTATAACACCGGTAATACTGGGTCCGCGGAATCCACCCTGTGGCATTACGTGAATTACTGCTACACCCACCAGTCCTACGGCGTGGGTGAAGAAACCACAGGCAGCATAGGCTCGGGTGTATCCGGCCGGTTCGATGACAAGTACCATGATGAGATCGATGCAGACAGCATTATTGACCAGCGTATCTTCCTGGAAGCCCACGGGGGCAGCCCTAGAGCAACCTTGAGTGATCCTTTGCTTTCCGGGGCTCCCGGGTCTGCCAATGAAGGTGACATTGTTAACTTGACCATCAGCAACTTTGATGACACCCAGACCTATCACATTGCTGTATCCACCGGGACAGTTTCCCGGGCGGACGGGGTTATCACCTGGACCCTGCCTCTGATAGATTCTGACAGCATTACTGTTTCTCTTTCCATTTACACGACAAATGACGCAGAAGAATTCTCTAATGTGGTGGTACTTTCCCTGGCAGTTTACAATGTCCCGATTGTGGGGGACGAGGGCATTGCAGAGCCTGAGTTTATTGAAGCTGACTTCGAGGTATTATCTAATACCGTTGTAGCAGACGGTACCTTGCAGTCAACCTCCCTTGACGGGTATGCAGTAACCCTGCCCTATACACAGGAAGTAGGGGACAATGACTGGGCCAAGGCTGCTGCTTCTATTGCTGTAGGCAGCCTGGTGGGTTCTTCACCTATCACCGTTGATACCGGGTTGACTAATGTTAGTACACTGGTAGGCGACATTGAGCATGGTAAGTGGGGTGGTGGGCAAGTAGGGGTCAGTATAGGTGGGATTGATAAGATTGTTTCTGTACTGTCGGAAAGTTTGGTTGCTGGTGGGGGTTTACAGAGTGGCGTGGAGCATGTTTTCAACGCCGCCAACTCGGACTACATCTCTGTAACGGCTCTGTCCGACACCAAGGCCCTGGTAGCTTACCGGGATAATGGGAACAGCTCCTATGGCACGGCCTGTGTCCTCACCGTGAACGGAGAAACCGTCACCCACGGGGCGGAGCATGTTTTCAACGCCGCCGACTCGTACTACATCTCTGTAACGGCTCTATCCGACACCAAGGCCCTGGTAGCTTACCGGGATAATGGGAACAGCTACTATGGCACGGCCTGTGTCCTCACCGTGAACGGAGAAACCGTCACCCACGGGGCGGAGCATGTTTTCAACGCCGCCATCTCGTCCTACATCTCTGTAACGGCTCTATCCGACACCAAGGCCCTGGTAGCTTACTGGGATAGTGGGAACATCTCCTATGGCACGGCCTGTGTCCTCACCGTGAACGGAGAAACCGTCACCCACGGGGCGGAGCATGTTTTCAACGCCGCCGACTCGTACTACATCTCTGTAACGGCTCTGTCCGACACCAAGGCCCTGGTAGCTTACCGGGATAATGGGAACAGCTCCTATGGCACGGCCTGTGTCCTCACCGTGAACGGAGAAACCGTCACCCACGGGGCGGAGCATGTTTTCAACGCCGCCGACTCGGACTACACCTCTGTAACGGCTCTGTCCGACACCAAGGCCCTGGTAGCTTACCGGGATGCTGGGAACATCTCCTATGGCACGGCCTGTGTCCTCACCGTGAACGGAGAAACCGTCACCCACGGGGCGGAGCATGTTTTCAACGCCGCCAACTCGTCCTACATCTCTGTAACGGCTCTATCCGACACCAAGGCCCTGGTAGCTTACTGGGATGGTGGGAACAGCTCCTATGGCACGGCCTGTGTCCTCACCGTGAACGGAGAAACCGTCACCCACGGGGCGGAGCATGTTTTCAACGCCGCCAACTCGTCCTACATCTCTGTAACGGCTCTATCCGACACCAAGGCCCTGGTAGCTTACTGGGATGGTGGGAACAGCTACTATGGCACGGCCTGTGTAATCCAAATGGGACCAGACACCCTAACCCTCACCATCCCCTCTCAGCCATCAGCCCCCACAGCAGCATGGAAACCCACCCTGCCCATCCCCGAATCCCTCCTCGGAGCGGACCTGACCGTTCAGGCCTCCATTCCCGGAGCTTCCTACACAGGTACCTTCTTACCTGCTGTTTACGGGTTGGCCGGGACGGAGACGGAGTACTTGCCCTACGAGGATCTTTCGTTAGCGGTGGACACTGTTGCGACGACGGAAAGCATGGTTGTGGGAGTGCATTCCCGGAATGATTTGTGGGATTCTGGTTCACCAGGTAACAATACAATTGGTATCACGGTTGGAGGCACTGAATTACTGGTGGATGCACTTGACGTAAGCAAGGTTACCGGGGCTGAAAGTACTGAGTATACTATTACTATAGCAACCCAGCCCACACCCCCGACAGCAGCATGGAAACCCTCCGCGCTCCTTCCCCCCGTACCTCTCTCTGTAGATGCGGGGTTGACCACTGTGGATACGGTGGTCGGGGCCACTTCCAATCCGCGTGTGTTACTAGGACGGGACAAGGTTGAGCTGGATACGGGCATTGCTAATATCCTGACAGGGGAAATCACTGGAGCTGGGCCTGTGTACACAGTAACCATAACAGTTCCAACCCAGTCGGTGATACCGACAGCTGCCACCCTCATCGGCAACCAGCTGCTCCCATCCACCCTGTCTTACGACAAGGCCCTGGATAAGTATACGGTTGAATACACCGACCAAGATCTCCTTGAGGTGGGAAGTGTGCGGCAGCTGAAGCTTGGATTCTCCAACCTGGATGCTGATACCAAGGTCAATGGCCTGATCGTGGATCTCTTGCGCATATACTAACAGATAACAGCAGCATGCTTTCTTCACTGTAGGGGGGCACGCTGCTTTCATAGAAACTTAAAAAGAAACTTTAATATACTGGAGCATTTAGCATATGAAAACAGGACTTCAAAAAGTAGGCAGAATCTACAAAAAAACCTATATCGACCCCGCAACGGACTCTGAAAAATACGACCGCAAAGCCAAGGCCCGCTACCGCATCCAGACCGAGGTAAACCCCGGGGAAGAGTATGATGTATTTGACATTGTGGCTGACCTGGCCAAGCGGCTGAACATCCTGGAAAGGGGCATGGTACTGCTCATGGATGACATGAAAACCAAAGGCGTTCTCCCGGAAATTATAGAGACAAATTACGTGCAGATAATTGATGAGTACCTTGGGGCTCTTGCTGCGGGCCAGTACAAGGCCAGAACTGACCTGGCAGCAGACAATGATGCTACCTTTACGGAGCTGATGCGAAGGGATAGTGCTGTGACTCAGATTCTGGCGGAATGTGGGTATGACGAGCTTGCCGAATAATCTCAGAGTGGACCCTGATAAGGTGGAGTACCAGAAGCCGGCCAAGGCGCTCCACCATTTTTACCAGGATGTTGTGGGAGCCTTGAGAAGCAGTCCCGGCAAATTGGTGCAGGTGACTCAGAAAGGAACTTTAAAGGACATAGCTAAAAAAATACTGGTGAGTCCCGTTCCTAAGTAAATATTTCTTTTACCACGAATATCTGTAAAAATGGCCCTTAAAACAGGGCCATTTTCTTTGATACAGATTAAATTAGACCACTAGGTCCGGGGAAAATCCAGGGCCTTTAAGGGTTGTTTTTAAGCGTTTTTAGCAAGCTCCGGCTCGGAGTCCTGTGGTTTCTGCTTCTTGGCCCTCATATCAGGCAGGTCATACAGGCTCCAGTACTTCAAAAACATGTCAATCACCGGATGTTCACTTTTTTCAGTCAAAGAGGCTTCTACTACTGTACACAAAAACGTATGGTTTTTCTGAATAGAGGTGGTACTGTCTCTCCCAAAACTGGGCCCGATCAAATCTCCGGACAATGGCATGGGCACCAGGTATCGGGTATCCTCTGAAGGTGAGACCAAAGTAGAAGGGTATCCCAGATAAATAGAGGATTCATCCTCTTTCATGTGTTCCCCGATCAAGGGCTCTCCTATTCCTGGAATCAGAATAATCGCTACTTGCATTTTGTCATCCTTTCTGCGCACATCTCCAGGCGCAGTCTTAAATTGTTCTTGTTTCCGTCTTTTTCAAACTTCATTACCTGGGCCGGGCAGTTGGAGTACCAGGCGAATTTGGCTAAAAAATAAGCATCACATAAATCAGAAGTTGTCTCTGCCAGGCAGGGCTCTTCAAGTGCTGCCTGGCTCATCACGGGTTCTTTTTCTTTACAGTCCCCCCGCCCCAGGGCAAATTTCTTCACTTCCATAGGGGACACCATAATAAAATCCACGAATCTGGCCGGCAGGTTGGCCAGGGTACATTTTAAAACGCCCCCCAGCTCCCCCAGGGAAAAAGCCCGGTTCAGGGAATCAAAGCTGTAGTCCTCATACCCGACGCTTATCATCCCGTAATATTTGTGAGGCAGCACTCCTTGAATCTCGTATTCAATGGTCCTGGAAATCAGGTATAACCGGTTTATCTGGCCGGCAGGGCTGTTCCTATCTTTAGAGCTGAGCTTGTGCCAGTCTTTCAGCACGTACCTGGTTTCAATAGAATGCACCACATCTCCGTGTGTGTTTAATAAAATCACCCCTGTGTTGGTCAGCGATGGGTCCACCCCGACAATTAAATCATCATTTGCTTTGAGTTTTTTCATGGCAGGCATTTTGGAATTATCGTCCCTCTGTTTGTCTGTTCATACTCTTTCCCTCTGTCGGATCGCAGTATCACATCGATCTGCTGAGTTACTTTCCCAAATTCGATGTACAGCAGATTCCCGCATTGAAGGCAGGACCATGTCAATGGGGCAATATCCCTAGCCCACTGGCTTTTCCCACATTTTCTGCAAGGGCCGCTCGGTACAATCGATTCCAGTTTATCGTCTGTTGTAATGCGAAGCAGATCCAGGGTAGAGCGTTTATGCTTCTGAAGTGGTGCCGGTTTGCGTTTGTCGTAATTCACAGGAAAAATCCCCCAATGTTAAGTAGTCAGCTTTGTTCACTTTACCTAACATTGGGGTATTTATCGGAAAAGTTAATACTAGTTTTTTATCTATATTACACTTTCTTCCTCCTCTAGAGAAAACTCGTTCTCCGCGTTCAGTATTGAACACATTTTTTCTTTGAAATTTTCCAGACTTTCTGTTTTATTCTTATACTGCTTCAAAATGTGCAGAGCTTCAGGGGCGAGTACCCGGCTGTGGTAAACCTCTTTGGGCTCCAACTGGTTATCCAGTTCCCATTTAAACGTGGACACCCACTCAGCCCGGTTGTCCAGCTCAACAGTTTTGTATACCCCAGTGTACAGCCGATTCGTGTGGCACTCGTACAACTCTTTTGCCACGGTCAGAAGTTTATCCAGCTGCAGTCCATGCTCCCAGTTAATACTGCCCACATAGGAAACCATCCCCCTGGCCACCATTATGAACCGTTCAACATCTCTTTCATCCTGGATATGTTCCGGCAGATCTTCGTCATCGTCCGGGTTGAAGGGTCTGCCCCGGTCATTCCAGTAGTTCCTGGCAGCAATGTCCATTCCGCACCGGCAGGCATTGAACAGTGTGCTCCTCCAGGTACTTAGCGTAGCCTTATCCACCCGGGCCCTTTTGTTTAAAACAATGCCCAGAGCTCTCTGGTTTCTTTTGGGGTGGTTATTGGGTATGGTTGCCCAGTGATGCGTCCAGAACCTGTTCTTTGCCAGGGTGTCTTTTACAAACTGTTTGTACTCTTTGAATACTTCAATGGGTACGGTTTTGTTGTCAGGGTAATCCACCCACAGAAACACATTGTCAGAGTATCTGGCATAGATGAACTCGGCATAAGGGAACTGTCCTTTCTTACCCTCAATCCACTCCAGTATGGGCACATCAATGTATTTGTACCCCACCAGGTTACTGATTGCGGGGCTTGCGGCACTTCCCTGCTGCAATGTGTTAATCACCTGCCCGGTCTTCGGCAGAGTTCTTTTCACTGTGCACAAATAAGATACCAACTGGGCTCCCAGCCGTTGGAACCCATGGTCCATCAGGGTTTCTTTAATATGTCGATAAGATACGTGATCGTAATATTTTTTAACATCAAACTGCACCTGGTACTTTTTGTCCACGTTTCTGGAGAACACCTTGGCTGCGTTTACCCCTTTCATGTAGGCCACCACTTTGGTTTCATCCAGCTCTTTTTCACAGATCCCGCTTAAAATAGCTCCGATGCGCTCCTGAATACTGGATAAAGGAGAATCAGATTTATACACGTACCGCCTCTTTCTCCCATCCACCAGGCACTTTTTGTGCTGCAACGAGTCCCGTTCTCTTTTGGCATAAGAGATATACCGGGTCTGAATGCCCAGCTGAATGGCCAGATCGTGCCAGGTATTAATCAAGTGTACTGCGGGTGCATCGATATCGAATGCATCTGCATCAAAGCTGTATTTACGCATGGGTCACCCCCTGCATGTTGGTAGTCATCCCCTGATCCAGCAGGGTTGTGGTCAGCCAGGCTTCAACCTCTTTTTGTTTCTTGGTTAACCTCTTTTTATCGTTTGTACTGCCCCGGTTGAACAGCTTACCGTTTGTGGGGTAATCCAGCCAAGCCCCATAAATGCATACATTTTTCACAGGAAAATGGTCGTACCACCTGAGAATGCCATACCCACCGGACGGTGTCTGCACAGAGGCTGTTTCAGCCGGCAGCCTCACCCCTGCAAACCGGTACTGCCTGTTACGAATTTTAATAATCGGAATCATCAGCATGTAATCCTCCATATTCTTTTCTACCCAGGAGATAAACTCTTCCGGGTAAATCCTTACATCCAGCAGAATATTCGGATTTGTAAGGTTTCCGTAATGGGCATTGCTCTGTGCTTCCAGGTGGCACAAAGCAAATGCCGGGAATTTGGCAGCCAGTTTTTTATAGTTACTGCCTGAGTATAGCCATTGTCTGTGTACAAAATACAGGTTGTAAAATATCCGGTACCTTCCTGCTCCAGGCGCCAACCCCTCATCCTGATCCAGCTGCCAGTTCACTAAAATATCTTTGGTTGGTAAATCGGATGTGACTGTGGGGGTTTCTTCGATCAGAAACTCCCCTGGGGTCGTGCCCACATCCAGGTGACTGTAAATTGAATTTGAGTCTTTGTACTCTGCCTGCATTGATTGGGTGTTTGAATCCATTTTGAATCCTTCCTTTTATTTGGGTTTTTGGATGAATTGCCCAAGTATGGGCAGTTTTCTGTATCTGTTAAGAGTCTTTTCACTTCACTTTGCCCTGTGGGTCTCCCATTCTTTGATAGAAATTAGGACTTGATTGAACTTTCATATACTTTTTACAGGAATACCGACCATGTTAATTGATCAGCAGACAGATAAAGGTAAAAAATCATTATACGGAATGCTTGGCACACTGGAGAATCAGGAGCTCAAGCAGAAACTGAAAAATATCACATTCGATCCCGGGTCGTTGAAAGACGCAACCCCCAAAGCATTTGCCCATCCAGGCAAACGAATGTTTCCGGTTAACACCCCTGAAAACACCCTGCTGAGCAAGGCGTATTTCGACGGGCAGGCCCAGGCCCTGGACCCCACGGAAGCCAAAACTATCGGGGATAATATTGATAAGCATCTGAGCCTGCACAACCTTCCCGGGGATCAGTTCATTTACAAACAGGCAGCCGACAACTCCACAGATAAACCCGTTGTGTTGAAAGAGCCGGCATACATGCTGCCTGAGTTCGCTTTTTGCAAGGTGGCGTCAGCTTCCGATCTGAACACAGCCCGTAAGCTGTTCCATAAGAGCAACAGTCGGCTGCAGCTGGCAGATCGGGTGGAGTTTTCCAAGAATTTCATCAAAGTGGCCAAAGAGCTGAAGCAGCCGATTCGGTCCGAAGAGATTATGAAGTATGCGGGTACGCTTGATTTTGATCCTGTGCACACCCAGTGTGCTCTGGAACTGCGTAGCGGTCTGGCCAGACGGAAGGGTAAAAGCTCTGCCAAGTTCAGGAAACTGGCCAGCGCTTTAAAAGATTTCTCCGGGAATCCTTCCAGGGATGAACTGGTGAAACTTGCCCATGTGGTCACCGGCTTGGATGAGGATGCCGGCATCTCCGAAAAAGATTACAATGATTTTATTGAATCTCCTTTTGGCGTGGTATTTACCAAGGTGGCATCTGAGGCTTCGGAAGCCATGGAGACGCAAGGTAAAGACCTGGATAAGCTGTCCAAAGCTGAGATTGTTGGCCAGTTCGGAGACTCTGTTCTGGATATTGTGGAGAACCCGGACGGCTCAATTGACTATGACGCTCTTAAAAATGTGGACCGTCTGGCCAAAGGGTTGAGTTAACATGCAGACTCCTCAGCAATTTACTGACGAATTCATTTTAGCCACTGAGCCTGTCCAGCTTTTTCGTGAGCTGGATAAGGCTTTGGCCGGGGCGCACTCAGATCCTGACAGCAACTGGCTGGCCTGGGACACTGAGTCTATTCTGCTGACCCTGGATAGGGATCGTACCCTTATAACAGAAAACACGGCAATTGATAAAATTATGGCGGTGAAAAGTGCCGCTTTCAATATGAATGTGCCCTGCACCCATGCACTGGCCTTTGAAAAAGTGGTGCTGGCATTCTGTAATAATGAATGCGTAATGGATGCGGTGCAGCCGCCTTTTGTGGAAGAGATATTTTACACAGTGTATCGGTTGAAGGTGCTGGCCAAAGAGGTTCATGGTAAAGAAACCAAACTGGATTTCAGAGGAGAGATTCCCGGGTATGTGGCGGCCACGGCCAAGCACCGTAATGTGCTGGTGCTGCCCAAGCCTTTGGATTTTGCCCAGGACCTGCTGACTTTCCTGACCGGGTATGCTCCAAACTCTGATGAGCTTTCTCTGATTGAGCAGGTGCATGAGCTTGCCAGGGAGAACCCTGCCGGATTGAAAGACCATGAAACATTGTCCAGGCTGTCTCCCATCGATGATAAAAATGTGGTGGATGTTCTTCGCTGCTATCTGTACTACCCGTACCTGTACTGATTCTGATACATGAAAACCCTTGAACTTTTAGACCTTCGTAAGGCAGATGTGGCCCAGAAAATTCTGGTGCTGGAGGGTACCCCCTACTCTTTAAAAGAGTACCCGATGTTCGTGGATATTTTCAACTCGGGGGCGGACCGCAGACTTTTAAAAGCCGGCCGCCAGGTGTCAAAGACCATTACCTTTGCTGCGGACATTACCTGCACTGCTGTTTTAAATCCGTACTACCCTATTTTGTATGCCAATGCCAGTGCAGCCCAGACCACTGGATTTTCCACATCCAAGCTGGATCCTTTTCTGGCCCACAGCCCTGTGGTTTCCAGAAGCCTGATGCGTTCTAAAAATGTTATCAACAATGTGTATAATAAACGGTTTGATAACTTTGCGGAGGTACGGCTGTCATACTTTTCTGAGTCTGCAGACAGAATACGGGGTAACACTGGGTTCAGTCTGTACGTGGATGAGGCCCAGGATATGCTTTACGATGCCATCATCGATGCAGAGGAGTGCCTGTCTGCAGCCCCTCGGCCTAAGTTCATGTATGCCGGTACTTCCAAAAGCATGATCACGCCTCTGGAATTTTTCTGGGGTATGTCCACCCGCAAAGAGTGGCTGATTCAGTGTACCGGGTGTAAAAAGTATAATATCCCATCTTTAAAGAATGTGGGGGCCAAAGGGCTTATCTGCAAAAAATGTGGCAAGCCCTTGAACACCTATGATGGGTTCTGGCAGAGTTTCGGGGCCCACGACTCGGAGTACGATGGGTATAGAATACCCCAGATTATTTTACCCCTTCATTGTACGAATCCGGAAAAATGGCAGACCCTATTAAAAAAGATAGCTAAATACCCGGACTATAAAACAAAGAATGAAATTATGGGGGACCCCCTGGGCGAAGGGGAGCAGCTGATTAATGAAACGCTGCTTAAAACCATGGCCAGAGACATTGCCATGGCTGAAAACAGAAGCAGCCTTCTATGCAGGAACTCTAATTTTCTGGTGGCAGGTATTGACTGGGGCGGAGGTGGGATGACTGGTACCAGCCGCACGGTGCTGAGTATATACTCCCCCAATAAAGATGGCAGCGAAACTACCAAAGTGTTTGGTAAAATATATGACAGCGGAGAGCCTACCAAACACCTGGAAGATATGGTGTTCTGGCTCAGAAAGTTCCAGGTACAGACAATTTATGCAGATCATGGGGGCGGAAACTTCGCCATCAGCCAGCTGGCTTCCATGATGCCGGATGTTCAGATAGTACCGATTATGTATACAGACCAGGCAGTGCCAATGAAGTGGGATGAAAAAGCCCGCAGGTTCACTGTGAATCGGACAGCCATGATCGATGCATTTATAATGGACATAAAAAAAGGACGAGTGAAAACCTTTCAGTGGTCCCAGTTCAAACCATTTGCTAAGGATTTCCTAGCAGTTAAAGAAGAAATAATCGGAGAGGACAGGGGAGTCGGAAAACGTGTCTGGCGTCGATTCCCGAGCTCCCCCGATGATTCCCTCCACTCTATGCTTTACGGCTGGCTGGCTTCCCGTGTTCTGTGGGGGGATACCCAGTTCACCGTATAGCACTCTTTCCTGCTTCACTGTATTAACTGAAGGACCTGGGGGTATCAGTTCGTTTGGTACCGGGTATCGAAAAATCCCATTTTTCGAATACCGGGGCCAAAGAACTGAGTACCCTGGGGTCCAAGAGGAGAATGCGGGGACTTTACCCCGCTACTCTTAAACAAGTGCTAAAGCAGTTGCATCTTTCATTTTTCAATCTCAGTTCACTGTCTTAGCCGCCAGGCGGCGCAGCCGGCACCTCCTGGGTGCATGCGAGAGTGCCACAGGCACGACGCGGTGCAACCCAGGGAGGAAGCAGTTAAAAATGAAGGTGTTTCACCTTCGGTGAATATTATTTTTAGCTAAACTGAGTTTTTCCGGAAAACACTGACCTTTCCTAGGGAGGCACGAGCGCATCAAATTAATCTTTTGCTGCGGGGGATCCGGATAAGCTCTCCGAGAGCGTTCCGGATAACCGGCGCAAAAATTAATTTGATGGAGCTGTGCAATGTTAGAGTGCGGGGGCTTTGCCCCGCTTGACAATTGCAACGTATCGTCTGTTTTCCTAAAATTTTTTTCAAAGCATACTGTGTGCGTGAGTCCTGGAAGGCCCCTTCCAGGGACGAGTGCATACATGATGGGTGTGCAGCCGTTTCGGCTGCCCCTTCGTTCAGAGCTGCTATGCTTTGTGCTGGTCTTTTTTCATTTTTGCTCATTAACCTGAGGTTCCCCAGATTCGCGGATCCGCCCCTCTCTAGTAGGCGGCCCGCGCGTGCCGGCCAAGGATGGCGCAAGACAGACTGGCCGGCACGTTAAAAAGTGAGATGGGAAATTTTCTTTCCCAGTTTTTAAAAAACTTTTTCCAAAAATGACGCATCGGCTTTTCTGCCAACGCTATGGTAACCTACTAGGTAATAGAGGTGATCTTATCCAGGTGAACCAGAGCGGGAACTTTTTTGAATCGGTTTAACACACGAATGTACTTTCCGGTTCTTTCCAAAAGTACCCCGGATATTACAGCCCCGTTATCAAGGTATACCCTGACCTGAGACCCTACGTAATAATCCGCAAGTTCATAACCTGATGTAATCTCCTCCAACTTCAACGAATTTCCTTCTGTCATTCATATTACCTAAACAGTCACCTGACAAAACCTTTTAACAAATAACCCCATTATTTTTGAAACAGCTCCACTTCTTCCACCCGTTTATCCTCATGTTTCTTTGAAAAACGGGGAAATTGAAACTTGCCTGTGGGAAACCGCTGGTCAAATTCAATTTCAATCACGCACGGGAACTCCCAGTTTTCAATATCACAGTCCCCGTTTTTCCAGTCCAGGCCGGACCCCACTGTACCCAATGAAACCAAATTACCTTGAGAATCGTACTGACCAATTTTCAGAGAACCGATCTTTCCTTGTAACCGGCCCTTACCCTCTTCGTACCCGTAGGCAATCACATCCATTTCCAAAGGCACCTTCACCTTCCAGGCCGCCCGGCGCTTGGGCTTGCCATTCATGGTAACTTCCATAGCCTGGGTTTTGTCCCATACCACAAACCCTTCTATTAATTTTTTATTCTTTTCCAGAAGGGCTTTTAACCCACTGGCAGAGGCGTACTCTGCTGCAGCACTCGCCAGGGTGGGTATGGAAAATACAGGAAATCCCTGGGCAACAGGCATACAGTATTTCTGCACCATATCCAGTACCTGTTCGTATTTTTCTTGCCATACCGGTATTCCATCCAGGTACAGCACTCCGAATACCCCGGCCCGTACAGGATACTGTTCCTGACGGCGCAAAGTTTCGGTGGTATCATCTTGAACCACCCCTGCCAGGGTATCCACCTTGGATATGCTGGACATCAAGTTGAAAGACTCCATGTGAGGCAAGCCAAGTGCCGGGTCAATCGTGAACTCAGAGATTAAAATGGTGCACGCAGGCAAACCCATCTGGTTCTCCGCATACTCTTTAATCCAGGGGTATTTTATGGTATGATCTTCCCACCTCCGGGTGTATAGTCGTACCCGCCTGTTCTCATTACACACGATGTAATGGCACAGCCCATTAAGTTTCCCGGTCACAATGGCACTGCCACTGGCCAGCAGGGTGTTCAGGCCCTCATCAGATATTTTACTGGTAGGCTTGGAGCAGCAGAACCCTGTGGGAATATTCGAAAAGTCCAACTGGTTTGCCTCAGCCTCTTTCTGTTGTAGAAAATCTTCCACGTGTTCAAGGGCAGGAATCAGAATGTACCCTTCTTTCTGTTTGCGTTCCAGCAGCCGGGTGCAATCTGCAGCCGCAGCTTCAACGGGGGTCAGCTCATTGCTTTTCCCTTTGTTAATGTAATCATACGTGTGGTATGTTTCCTGGGTTTTCCCAAGCAGCAACCCCCATTCTCTGTGCAGGGTATCCCCCTCCAGACCCAGCGTGATAAATTTTATCCTGCCGTGGGCATTGCGTTGAATTAAATGGTATGTTCTCATTCTCGTGTGTATCTCCTTTAAAATTAAATAGCCCAGAATAGAGTGGTGGGCCAGTTACTCTATAATGGGCTGTTTTCTGTTTTTGTTAATACCAGGTTGGACCAAAAAACGTGTTTTTTAAAACCCGGAAGCCATCCCGTAGTTGGGACCCCTGTCTACATCGTACTTCCAGGGTACCGGCAGCCATGGGAATTTTTTCACTGTGTTCTCCAAAATGGCATGGTCCAGTGCCTGTCTCACTTCTTTACCATCCAGCCCTTTTGGTAACTGAAACACCATGGAGTCATGCACGGTTAAAAGCATCCTACCCCTTTCGTACCTGGATAAAAGCTCTGCATTCACATCCAGCATATTGGTGTTAACAATTTCCGCACTGGTGGTCTGAATTCTGGCGTTTACCGCCTGGCGGCCCACACGCCGTCCCTCTTTGGAGTTGTATGCCAGAATGGGGAAACGCCGCAGCCGGCCAGTGTACGAGTGAACAAATCCGAAGTGTTCTGCAAACTTCTGGGTACGGGCAATGTACTCTGCCACGCCAGGGTATCTGTCGAAAAACTTTTGCAGGTACAAAGCGGCTTCATCCTCGGTAATTTTAATCCGGCTGTTCTTCCACAAATTGGCCACCAGGGTCGGCGGCCCCATGCAATAAATGGTACCAAAGTTAATGGCTTTGGCCATCTGTCTCAGTTTATAGTGAGGGCTGCTTTTATCCTCCTTGTTGGCCATTATTTCATCATAGCTGTAATCACTTACAGCCGAGGCTGTCAGGCAATGCAGGTCCATGCCGTTTCTGAAGGCTTCTGTCAGTGCCTCGTCTCTGCTGTATGCACATAAAGTCCGCATCTCAGCATTGGCAATGTCCAGATCGTACAGGTCCAGATCGTAATCATCTGGGATAAAAATGCTTTTCAGATTCAACGGCAAAGGCTTCCCATGCTTATCCACCAGCCCATCCGGGTCGTCCACCCCTTTTACGTAAAACATTACGGTCTGTAATGCAGGGTTTGACATGCTCAGCCGGAATGTGGCTGTACCGTTCAGGTTACACTGGGCATGCAGGTTCCCGTCATAGGCAGACATCTCCAGCCAGTTTTCCAGGTAGGTGCTTTTACATTTGGTGATTTTTCTGTACTGCAAAAGCAGCTTCAGCACTGGGTTCGGTTTTTCATCGTATAAATCCACCAGAACCTCTGCATCCGTGCTGGGATCCCCAGTCTTCTCGCTTCTTTTCAGTATGGGCAGGCCCATCTCTTCGAAAAGCAGCTTGGCTATATCTGCGTTGGCGTTCGGGTTAAACTCGTACCCCACCTCCCGCATCATCTCTGCTGCAACTTCTTCCTCTTTCACAGCCAGATAGTCACGGTACTTGCGAATCTTTTCCCGGTCCACCTTTATCCCTTTGTACTCCATCTCTGTAAGCAGGCCGGATAAAGGTAGGGTAATGTTTCTGTAGGGCCAGGTGATCGGACGCATGCAGGTAAGCTTCCGGTATAACCGGTTCTTTTCGATGTTTTTCAGGTACTGCTCCTCCCGCAATACCTTTTCTCTATGTTTTCTCGTGATCAGCAGCGTGATAATTGCATCAATGGCTGCGTAACGAAGCATGACATCCATGGGAATGTCCTCGAATGTAGGCTCTTCGGACAGCCTGGCATCCGGCACGAACGGTTTTACTTTTGCCAGAACAAAGTTGGGTATTTCCTCGTCCGGTAGACTGGAAAACAGTTTGGTAATCAGCTTTTCGCTGCGTTTATACAGCACAGGTGCCACATTATTTTCCAGCTGTTTTTGCGTCTGCTTTCGGTACTCCAGCTCAATAACCCGGTTGTCGTAGGTGGAAATTATCCCATCCTCCAGCCATTTCCCTATCTGTTCCAGCCGGCCGTCTTCGCCTAAACTCTCCCAGTAAGGTACACACGCTTCCTGCAAAGCCTGCTTGTATCGGCCCTGCTGTATTTTTAATTTCTCCTTTCGTTTTTCCGCAATGCTGTTTTTAATATTGTGCAGCTCAGCCTCGTACTTGCCGGCACCCGGGAAATAATCCAGGGTAAGGGCTTTCAACCCGTAATTCCCTTTTTTATCCTCGTCCAGCAGGTGCTCACCCAGTAATGTGTCCCACGCCACTTTGGATAAATCCAACCCATAGGCGTGCCGGGTCACTTTCTCATCATACTTGGCGTTGTGTTCCACCAGGAGCACTCGTTCATCCAGCACCTGTTCCAGTTTATCCAGAATTGATGCCCGCTGTTTCAACGTTAATTTGGCTTTTTGGTGATCTACTGGGAAAGCCAGACCAATTCGGCTGTCACTGTCCCAGGACAATGATATGGCAATCATCCTGGCATCTTCACGCCAAGGCTGCAAAGACGTGGTCTCAGTATCAAGGGCCACCACTGTGGGTGCCCCGGCCTTAAATCTTTCAGCCACGTACTGATCCAGTTCATTGAGCTGGGCCATTATGTCTTCGTAAGTCAGAGGGTTCCGGATATCCATTTCAAGAGGATCCATCGCCCCCTGGCACACCATAATGGCTTTGCCCAGGTCATTGAAAAACACGTTGGTCAATCCGGGGTTTTTCATCAACCGCACCGGGTGGTAGCTGGCTACCACTGAAAACTGGTGGCCGGCTACTTCTCTGCTGTAAACCGCTCCCCGGTAAGAATCAATTCCTGCGGTGTACCCCATGGCTCTGAGAGAGTCCGCCCCCAGGAGTAAAACAACCCGGGGGCGTAATCGTTGAATCTCCCCCATTAAATACTGGGAGCACTGGTTCACGGTATCTGCGTCCACTTTCTTTTCCACATCCAGAGCACAGCATTTCACCGCGTAGGTGTACTGCACCACTGGCTGTTTACCAGGGTCTATGCCATTCATATACCGCTTGAACATTCCCCGGACAATCCCTCCGGCTTTGCTCATGAATGGACCCTTCTGGGCATCCAGCTTCAATGGGTACCCCCCTACTACCAGAATATCCACCTGTCCGGCAGGTATGGCCGGCATACGGCGAGCATTAATCAGAGAGCAGTTTGTGCATCCTGACGGTTTGGTCCTGCTGTTTCTGTTTTGGTTATTGGTTGTCATATTTCAAAGTCCTCCGCATCACTGCCGGGTATGGCATCTCCTGAGATTTTCTGTCGGGGCCTTCTGGGCCTGGATTCTCCCCCTCCTCCTTCATCTTGAATTTCCCGGGGTTCATCCGCCTGTCTTCCAGGTAATGGCTTCGGAGCTGACTGCTCCTTTTTCTTGGCATACTCATCCAGGTACTGTACCCCAGGGTCTGAATCCTCTGATTCTCCCATTACTCTATTGGGAAGCAGGTAAGACTCTTCCACCACGGTGTACCCGCTCTGGGAATGCACATCCCGCATGTTCAGTATCCGGCATATGTCCTTGTGCTGGGTTTCAGATATATTTAAAATCGCGGTGTCTGTCTTGTGCGCAGTTTCCCGCAGCATACTTACCTCCCAGCTGGCATACTTTGTTCTGGCCAGGGCCCCGAATTTGGCCTGACGCCAGGCGATAACAATAACCCCCATCTGCGGTATGGAGAACACACCTGAACCTGAATTGTTCAATATGGTGTACTCCCTGTTGGATATCAGATGATGTGCACTGACATCGGTCACAATGCTTTCCCCGTTTAAAGATGTGCGAATGCACTGGGTATAAAGGCAGGTTGTGATCAGATCATTCTGAGGGTCATTGCTGTGTATGGCTTCAAGTTTGTTCCTGTCGTACCGCACCATGGAGGCATACAGGTTTGAAGCGTCTCCGCCCAATAGCTTATACACTGCCAAGGGTGTCACCACATTATCCAGAAACCGATTGGACACCATAGCTTCCGCTCTGCCCACCCGTTGCAGGTCAATACGCAAATCTCTGCGTATCTGCATCAGTTCAGGTATTCTGGGCAGCAGCCCTGTGGTAATCTGTTTGCGCAAAGCCCATATCTTTTTCATTGAAAAGTGCTGTTCAATATACTCTTCAATCGGGACATGGTTCATTTGCCGCTTGGTTCTGACTTCAATGGTTCTGGTTAAAAACACGGGGTCTGAAGGCGGATGAATCGCTGCCATCAGCATGGGCCATCGCAGAAAGTATTTTACCTTCTCCTCTTTTGTCCTGCCGCCCCGGCGTACCACTACCCCCCCATGGGGCATGGAGTGTACCAGCCTTCTAAGGCCGGACAGTACATCATCGTACAATGTGTTGTACCGGTCACCATGCTCGGCTTCATCAAATACCACCAGGTGGCTTTTACCTTCTGTGGCCTGGTAAATGGCCGGCAATGTGGCATTGTCAATCTGGAATACAGACTCCAGAATATACGGGCACACATTTCTTTTTGCACCGGATCCTCCCAGCAACCCTGCCGAGAATGTGGTTTTACCGGACACTTTTTCCCCGGTAAGCAGCGTGATATTAATATCAGACACAGCCCGCATTACAGGCAGGCTCATGATATACGCCGCAAGGTACTCCGCTGTGATGTCGTGGTTATCAAATACCCAGCCATCCAGCATTTTTCGTATATCTTTGAAAACATCATTCAAGTTTATGGAGTGAGCATCATATAAATCCGTGGTGTCCTGAATACTGCTCCAGGTTTCGTTTCTGTTTAAATCTTCAAACAGCACCGTTCTGTCCACAGCATTGCGCACCTGAGACCACTCCAGGTCTCCGCCGTCCTGGGTAAACTGCCCTCTGTAAATAGAAGGCCCATTCACAAAGTACATCAGATTATCCTGGCGCATCTCGTTTGGCAGGTCCCTGTGGTGAATCCCCTGGGATAATAATGTTAAATTGCTGAAACTGGGCATTTTAGACGCTCTCTGGTTAAAGGCTTTCTTTGTGATGTAAAGGGCATTGGCCTGCTTTGTACGTGAGGCTTTCATACCCAGGTCTTTCTCGTCTATCCCTTCACAGTACACCGGGTTATGCCCCAGCATAGAATCAAACCATTGTTCAATCTCCTGATCGGTGAACAAAGCTATCGTTTTCATCAAAGGCTGGTCTGCTACAGGTACCTCCACCAGCTCTTCGTTCTTTTTAGACCAGACGTATATTGCCTGATCCCCTGCTTTTTTAACATAATAGGCCATGCTGAAATACTCATCCATGTTCTGAATCACACGCTCTACCACGCCCTGCATAGTATCCAAGGCGTACATCGATGAATGCACACTATCCATTATGGAAATGTCCACTCCCCGGGAGGCTGCATAACTCCTGACATACTCCTGCTTGTCCCTGGGGGCATGCACCAGCTGAAACCCTTTTAAAATGTGCTGCTCCACGTTGGCTTTGTGGGTGTCTTCGATGTTGCTCACCTCGGTGGCCCGCTCTTCTCCGGAGGATTCCAGCAGGGTAATTTTCCGTTCCTTTTTCTGGTCCAGAATCTCCAACCGGTTGTCCACCTTCTTTTTTACCCAGGCCACTGAGTTTAAAAAATGCGAGTTCCTGTCATTGTATAAAATGTCCCGCACAACCTGGTACCCGTGTTTTTTCACAGCATCGTCCAGATCCTCTGCGGTCAAACTCATTGGCCACTGGAATACTCTGAACTGAAGTGGGGTCACCCCAGCAGAACTGACAAAGTTGTTCTTTGTATTCAGCACGGACTCCACCCACTTGTCTCCCTGCTTCATGGGGTGATCCCCCACCAGCCATATGTTCCTGATGCCGTACTCTCTTAAAAACTGGATATCAACGGACCCCTTTCCCCCGGTGCCGAATACCATGAAATCCAATTCACCGGACTCGTACTGAGCTGCCATGGGGGACAGAACATCAAATTCTCCTTCCGTTATATACGCATTGGTGTCTTTCTTACCGATTAAAGCCTGGTAATTGAACATGCCGAACACACCCATGTTAGAGGTGTATGGGTCTTCCACATACTGGGTTTCATTTTTGGAAAACAATAACGCCCGTTTCTCCAAAGGCAGATTCAGAAAAGCCTCCGGAGTTTTCACCTGGTCAAGCACCTGCTGGTTCATGTGTCGAATTTTGAACCGGGAGATGGACCCTGGAGAATCGTTATAGTAGTAACAAAGACTCCCATACGTGGAAGGGTGAATAATCTTTGCGAAATACTCTTCGTACAGGGCCTGCAGGTTCTGGGGAATGTAATGCTTCATGTGAATCGGTTTTACCCATACCCCTACCGGCAGCAGATGAATTACGCTTTTAGGCAGCTTGCGCACATTAAGCAGATAGTCCACCGCGGGTTCGCAGTATTTCAGATAATCCGCAGAGCTGTTATTCGCCAGGGTGTACATAATCTTTGACATTCCCACAGCCACTGCTTTTTTCATTTCCTGGGTTCGATTGTACAGGGTGTAGTCCTCCACAGACGTGGACAGGGCATCTCCCATATTGAACCGGTTGTATATGAACATCAGTGCTTGAACATACGAGCTATTTTTCAGGCGGGCCACCAGGCTGGTGATATCCACCACTACTTTTTCACACCCGCCGCCAAAGCATTTGCCCATGCATTTGTCAAAACTTAAAACAAAGCTGGGGGTTTTATCATCATGGTACGGGCACTTACCCGTAATAGTAGTCTGCCCCTTTAATTGCCATTTGTTCGAGGGTGCAATCTCAGTCAACAAAGCCAGCCAGTCCTGTGGGGGCCTGATGGTCCAGGTCTTTTTTATCGTGCCGGCATTGATTATATGTTCTTTCGCAGGGGCGTACTTTGAGTGGGGTGCACCGGTTTTCTTGTTCTCAGTTTGTGCCATAAAATGCCCCTATTATTTTTGTTTTTTATTTCTGGATCTCTTCTTTTTCTTTGGACACTCCAGCACCTGACACCAGGTGCAGGCATCCACCTTTCTGGATGGTATTGGGAAAATTCCCGTCTCACTTTCTGATAAATCGTGCATTGCCCGGGCCGCTGCCATAAACCTTTTCTTCCAGTACTTTTCCAACCGGGGGAAATCCGTATCCCGGTGCAGCACTTTGTTAAACTCGATTATGCCGCCCATAAGGTAGGAGCACCCGGTTTTCAATTGAGCCAGTTCCGGGTAAGCGGCAAACAGCACCATGGCATAGAAGTTCAGTTGATGCTTCACCTTTGCAGCGTTCTTCTTGGTCTTGCTTTGAATTTTGTGGTCGATCAATATGCCACCCAAAGGGGTGTTTTTTTCCATGAACAGCACCAGGTCCAGCACTACAATCAATGGGCCCAGATCAATTTTCAGCTCGGTTCTGGGGGTTGCCTGCCAGCAGACTATGGCTGTATTCAAGCGCTGTGCCATATCTTCAGCCTGGTACTTCAAAGAGTTCACCACCCGTACTTCCTCAAAAGTCATGTTCTGGGCTTTGAGTTCTTCTGACCAGACTTTTTGAAACTGTGCAGGATCTGTCACCGTTTTTTCCATCACAGTGTGTACAAATATTCCTGCTTTGGCCAGCACGGAGTGAAACTTCCCAGAGTTATCCGCTTTGAATCCTGACACCTGCTTGTTCAAATATGTGGACTGGAACAACCGAGGACATGCTTCTGCTACCATCAATTTACTGAACGACCACTTACCTTTACCCGGTAAATCCCAGGATATTTCCATGAAATACTCCTCCTATAAAAATGCAGAAACCCGTACCCCTGTATATAAAGGTACGGGTTCGTGCTAAAAAAATTATTTGTTGAGCCACTTTTTGGCTGTGAACACCAGATCAGGGCTGTGCACCTTCTCCTTGATAACCCATTTCAGGTAAGATTTGGGCACCAGGTCGAATGTTTTACCTTTATGCACTCCCATGGGCACCACATTCAGTTCAAACGGGTTCACAGACAGATGCATGAACTGATTCAACGCATCCTCGTAAGACCAGTCTGTTTTATGGGAAAGTATCACATTAACCAGTTTGTCAAACACAGCCTCCAGCACCAGAATATCGCCCATGGCATCATGAGCAGGGGCTTCCACCCCTACATCAAAGTAATACCGCAGGAACTGCAGGCTGTGGGACTCCAGTTTCGCACTCCGGTCAATCCACAGAATCACCCTTCGGGTACAGATGTGCCTGGGCACGGAAATGCCCTCTTTTTCCAGCATATCAATATCGAATTTGGCGTTGTGTGCCACCAGAATGGTGTCCGGGCCCAGCAGCTTCTGCTGCAACTCTTGTGCTATGGAACTGCCTTTGAAAACAGGGGCATGCTCCACTTTGGATGCCGTGATATGGTGTACTGCCATGGCGCCCACCTGAATAGGCACTTCCGGTTTAAACAGTGCTGTCACACCCGGGTCATCCTTTGTTTTAAACGCCACCTGTAAAAGCCGGTCTTTTAAGCTTATACCGGTGGTTTCCGTATCGAGAAATAGTAATTCGATGGTTGGACCTCCTTTTTTGATTTATCCGGCCCCGCAGATAAAGAATGGGGGCCGGATGTTGAAAGGTTAATTACACATCAAAGTTTTCGATGGAGTCTTCTGCACTCTCTTTCATGAGAGCTTCCTCCTCGTCCGCAGTGACCGGGGCCTGGGTGGTTTTGTCAGAATTTTCAGGGGTCACATCAATAGCATCGGTGTAATCCAGCTCACCCAGCTCAGGCTTGGGCGGTTCTTTGGACAGATCCGGCAGGGAATTTGCCTGGTGCCAAGCAATAACTGGCAGAAACTTTTTCAAGTCCAGAGACTCGTCCTTGACAAAGGTGAACACCATCTGCCAGTAAGTACCCTGATCTCTCTGGGTCACTTGTACATAATAGGAGCTGGGATCCATCCCCGTTGTCAGCACCCGGTGCACCAGCGTCGGAGTAGTACGCCGCCAGGCATTGAACGTCTCATGCTGCATCCCTTTAATAGGGATTAGGATCGGCGCTTTCCGGTCAATATCAAAGAATGCATGCAGCACTGTTTCCGTGCATTCAGGGGGTACAGGCACTTTTCTGTCTCCTTTGACTTCGGTCCCCCATATGCTTTTCGGGCACAGGGATGCCGGCCGGCCGTCCTTCCACACGGTGCATTTTTCAGCTACCGGATTTTCCAGCTCCGGGCTGGGCCACACACCGTCCCGTGATTTGCATAGCGGCTGATTTTCCCCGGTACCAAACTCAGGCATCAGTGCCCGTTTGTACCCCATGTGGCCGATATACAGAAGCCGCAACTTCTCAGAAAACATATAGGCCATGTCTTCTTCAGACACTTCCTGGGTTTCATCTTCCCGGTTGTCGAATGCCCGGAAAAAGAACTGGCCCGTTCTGCCCTTGAACTTTTTGTTTTCTTTCACGCTGCCGGGCTGAATGAAATACACCCAGTACGGGATGTTTTCGTACAGCGGAATTTTGTAATCGTCCACGGGCATCACTTTCATGTCACCCAGCTCCATGACCTCAAGATCCTTGATGTCACCCTCGTACCGCATAAGCTCTAAGCTACTCATACTTTCTCCTTTAAAATAAAAATTACGGGGCACAACAGCTGTTCCCCTGGCGTTAAATTGACCTGCTCTATAATCCCGCCGCACCGGTTTACCGAATAATGGGCGGAATCATTTAAAAGTTAATAGATGCGAATATTCAAAATTGAATATTTTTTGAATATTTTTGTATTTTGCTTGACTAGGCTGTATCTACGGAGTATATAAAATTTATGAATCTGGGTTCAAAAATAAAACAGCTTCGTAAAGCGGCTAAACTCACCCAGGCTGAGCTGGGGTCCAGGGCTTTTAGTATCCCTGAATCTACGGCCCAAACCCGGGTTAACCGCATAGAGCATGGGGTACGCGACATATCCAGGGACGAGCTGCAGCAGATAGCCAGAGTGCTTGGAGTTGATATTGAAAACTTCAAAGGACTGACCCCTCATCATGAAACTTTGGATATTTTGCAGTCCGTCCAGATAATTGAAGATACGTACCCGGAACTCAAATCTCTTCGCCACATCCTCGCATTTGCACTCTCAAAAAAAGACTCTTTCCTTGTGAACCATACCTGGGGCATGGTTAAACCCTATGCAGAATCCCAGATAAAAAAGCACAGTTCCAAGGGAGGATAAATCTAATTTAATCGTAAGAAGAATCCCACAAAATCTTATAACAAAAACAAGGAGATTTTTATGTCGTATGTGAGTAAGATGGACACCATAGAATTTATGAACAGGCACCTGGAAGCCACAATGGGGGCCCGGGTACCCGATAAAAAACGAGCTCAGTTCCTACACACAATTCTGACTGAATTCCATACGAGTACCTGTACTCAGGTACGAAAGCGTGAAATAGCATCCGATGTTATACGGGAAGTGTTTTTTTTATGCGTGCGCAATGCCGGGGGTAGGACATCGCCCTCAACTTCCATTGATGATATCCTTTCTCTGATGGTGAGCAATGTGATACAGGCCATTGAAAACTACGACCCGTCCATTGAAGCCAAGTTTTCATCGTTTTTAAGGGGATACCTTAAAAACGCGATATCCACTGCTTACAAAGATACATTCCTCATTCGGCACCCTTACAGATCCAGGATGGAAACCATTAAAAAGATTAAGGCTCTGCAAGACGGGGAAACAGAAAACCGGATGACCCCCAGGGAAAAGAAAGAGATGTTCGAAGAATTTGTACAGGCTCTGACCCCCGATGTATCATTTTTTGAAGATACTGAATGGGAACCCGGGTCTGTTGTAGACTCTGCTTTGCCCACCAACTGTGCGGAGCCTGTGGATGCAATGGAGCAGTTATTGTCCGGAGAAAAACTTTATCTCCTGGGGCATGTACTGGCATATGACCACCCACTGTTATCCCCTAAAGAAAAACTGGTGATTAAGCATAGATACGGAGTATTCGGGCACGAAAAATTGACCCTGGAGGAGGTGGCTGAAAGATTCCACTCTCTAGATTGGCGGGCAACAAAGGAATGGGTATTTCAATTGGAAAAGCGAGCTCTAGATAAAATCAGAGCCCACTTCCAACTTTACGCTCTGGAATAGACGGCCATCTATTCAGAGCCTTCACCGGGTTGGGGCGATAAATCCTCATTCAACTTTCGCCTCAATCCGAGCAACATATCATACTGTAATTGATCCAGAAACAGCACCTTGCAATGAGGACACACCACTGCTGATATCTCAACGTCATGTTCAGGTATACGGGTAACTGACTGAGGGGTCAGCATAAACCCCACAAAATCCGCTTCCACAATTTCAGAATTACAATTCGGGCATTTCAAGGGTGTTTTCACCAATTTGTCCATACAGGTATCATAGATATTTTTATCCGCTACCCTATTTGGTTTAGAGATAATTTCCCCACCACAAGAGTCACATTTCATTTTTTAAAAATCCCATCTTTTCACAGTGTGCATACCAATTTATTATTGTGCAGCCAGAGCCCAAAATTTTCCATAGCAACCAAAAGCACACTTACAAGCGGATCTATACCAGAAAGGGTGTCAATTGTCCACTGTATTTTGGATACTACCTGCACCACTGGCACTATCAGTGATGTTTTTTCTGATACTACTGATATCTCGACTGGCACTCTGCTGCTTAAAAACGTATAGTTTACCTACGGCATGTTCAAACTTCACATAATGTGAGTTTGTATCACCTCCTAAATATCTAGTCAAAGCAAATTTTAAAGAATCGCCAGAATTTTGGCGTTTTCCCTGGTCCCAATAATGCGATAAAATGTACGCACCCGCTCTCATATTAATCACAGGATCGTATAAGTCCTTCAATTTACCTGCAATTCCAGCCGCCGTAAGTCCATCTTTATTATCCTCGTCAGCCAACCACACAGCCGGATTTATCTGAAGTAGCCCAACACAATCCGATTCGGAAACAGCGGCATAGTTAAAAGTTGACTCTACGAATGCCAAGGCAATCAGGTACGCTGGCGGAATGCCGAATTCTTCTCCCGCATCAACAGCAGCCTGGGCGATCATGTAGGCCAGATCCGGAAATACCCGATAGTTAGAAACCATCACGAATCCAGCCAGCTGGTGTATTTGGTCATTTTCCTGGTCCGTGCCTGCCTCTTCTGCACCAATTTCAGGCACAATAGGTTCTGCATGTGTCTGTACAGGTTTCCATCCTTCATTTGGGAATACCTTTTGCGTTACCTGGGTAGCAGCCCCAATAGTCATTACCAGCAAAGCCAACGCCCCAAACAACGCTATTCCCCATCTTGGTAAATCAAACAATTTTAATCGCCTCCTTTTTTTCCGCCGCCAGGCGGGTTTCATAATGAATACAATCCTGTGCGTATGGCCATACCTGCCGTTCCAGGCACTCCATTCTTTTTGTAGTCGGGCATTTCATGCACACATTTGTGGATTGCATAAAATCCTTAACGTCCTGTTTTTTCGCAAGCATGGCCAGAATCCCATCTTCTACGGATACCGGATGCACCAGATCTTTCACCAGTGTTTTCCTGTCCTGCCCTATGCGATAGTTTCTTTCCAAAGACTGCAGCCGGTGGTCCAGATCCAGGCTGTAACTGTAATTAATCATAGATACAGCTGATGTCAGAGTCAGGCCAACCCCGGCGCTTACCTGGGATAAAAACACCAGATTACTTTTATTATCCTGAAATGCAGATTCGCACTGGGGGGTGTCCGAAGTTACGTATGGGATTTTCGCTTTATCCAGCATATCCCCTATCAGAACCAAATCCGGTTTATACATCACCCAGATAATTGCTTTCTCCTGCTGTACAGAGTTCACCCCCAGGTCTGTGAGCAGCTCTTTCAACAGTTCCAGTTTAGGGTTCTTTTTGAAAAACAGCACCCGCCTGGCAGGTTTCCGCACAGGATGCTCTGGGTTATATTTTTGACACTCTTTGTCCCAGGGGAATACTTCTTTTTCACTGCCATCTTCCGGGAACATGCATTGCAGTAATGCGTCACAGGTATTGCACAGCCGGTAATCCCGTTCATGGCTTAAAATAATGAAACCTGACAGAATCTGCCTCAGTTTATTCAGCTTAATGAGCGGCATCCCACATCGAATCTCTCCGTGAGTATCCGGTGATGGCCTTTCCAGGCTTGGCTTCAGTCCTCCTTTTAACGGCAGCCACACCGTATCATTATCTTTTATCGCATCGTATACATCCCGCTGTTCAGCAGACATTTCGTACTCTTCAATAATAAATGTCCTTTCAGGAAGATCGATGCACTCGTCCCTGTCTTTAATCAGCATGTATGGATCTATCAGCATTTTGAGATCATCCAGATTTTTATACCCTGTAATCACATGCTTGTTGTAGGGTGAAAATTCGCAATACTTTCTACGAAATTCCCAATAATTGGATCCCAGTATTTCGCTGTCCATCACTTTGAATGGTACAAAAATATCAGTAGGTTTCCCCTTGGACAGAGTACCTGACAGCAGATATCTGTAAAATGCCCCTTCTGCTAGTTCGCATATTATTTTAGACCTTTCTTTATCGTGGCCCTGAAGCCTGGATGCTTCATCAATAATTACACAATCATATTCCAGTTTGTGGTAAAAATAATAATCCGCTTTTCCTGTTTTTGTGGGCTTGGGCCCCTCAAAATTTGATACCAGAATATCCCAGTCCTGGTCTTCGCCGTGCAGAACGCTTTCCCGTATTTTTTCCCGCTGTTTGGCAGTACCTCGATACAGAACTGCCTTCAGATTTGTGAATTTTTTAATCTCTTTCATCCAGGTGTCCATTACAATCACAGGTCCGAACACCAGAGCTCTACGCTTTGTAATGTCCAGGTAATGCACTGCAATAAATGTTTTACCCAGGCCCATTGCCAGGCCCAGGCCCAGGCGAGGGTAATTCAGCATGAACTCCAGTGCCTGAAGCTGGTGTACATAAGGGGCTACGGAAAACGTGTACTCCAGGCCATTCACCGTAGTGAAGTTTTCCAACAGCTCCGGCACAGATTTCAGGTACTGTATCTGGTGCATAGCGGACTCAGCTGCTTTGCCTTTGGGCAACACTGCTTTGAAATCTTTCAGGCTGGTAACCCCCATAGGATAAGCCCCCAAAAAAGAGTTCACACGGCCGGCTTTAGGGAACGATTTGTACTGAATGCGGTGAATTTTCTCCACATTAGGGTTGCGTGATTTAAAATAAAACTCCTGGCTTTTCGGAGAAAAATACAATGTTTCGTTAAGCATACATATGCGTCCTTTCGTTTAGTAAAAGTTGATCTTTTGAATACTGGGGGATTTCACCGAAAAGTGAAGACCACTAAACCCGGGTAAAGGGGCTACAAGTACCTTCTTATACCAAAAAACCCCGGTATTTTTGACCTGAGCAACTTAATAAACACCTCGTGATCCACCACTCTTTAATAGATTTTGAACTTGAACCCCAGGGAGTGTTGGAATGACAATAGATGGATTTACCGGTGACAGTTTCGGCGCCAGAACCGGTACAAAATACACGCGTCTTTATAACAACCAGTTTTTTGATTACCTTTCAGAGCAGCTGCCCAAAGATCACAGGGAGATGATGAAATGGTGCGAAGTGGTATACCACAGCTCCCCTGCCCTGGTTAACGGGATTAAGAAGCTAATCAGTTACCCCATCACCTCGTTCCAATACGAAACCAAATCAGAGACAGTCCGGGAAGAAACCAAGGATCTTCTGGAAAACAAGCTGAACATGATCAGCCACTTGATTCAGACGGGGTTGGACTTTTATGTGTATGGGAATGCCTTCAGGGGTATCTATTACCCGTTTGTCCGTAACCTGGTGTGTAAACACTGCAACCACGCCACCAATATCAAGTATGCGAAATACACCTTACGCAAGGGTAAATTTGTTCTGGAGGGCTGTGGCCATTGCGGGAGAAAAGGCGTGGCCATTATAAAGGACGAATTCAATTTTAACCCCGGCGAAATACGTTTAATTAACTGGGACCCTAAGCAGATACACCTGCTGTCCAACCCTATTACCACAGACACATCATATTACTACGACCTCCCGCCCGTGTTAAAGCAGGGGCTGGCCAAGGGCGAAGAAATTATGGCAGCCACCTTGCCCTCCGTATTTATCGATGCGTTCTCTCAAAACAAGAGGGTACGGTTCAACGATAACTTTTATCATCTGAGAACTGCCAGTGTTGCCGGGTACTCTTCCGGGTGGGGCATCCCGCCTTTGGCCCCTGCTTTGAAATTATTTTTGTACAATAGCATTCTGCGTAAAAGCGTGGAAGCCATCAGTATGGAACACATTACCCCCCAGCGTATTTTATACCCTCAGGGCACCTCGTCGGATCCGACCCTGGTATCTTCTTTGGGGAAATGGCGGGAGCAGGTTCAAAAGGCCATTGAGCGATGGAGAATGGACCCCAACTATGTGATGCTGGCCCCCTACCCCACGGGTGTGGCCAACGTCGGCAGCCAGGGCCGGGCCATGATGCCCACGGCTGAGATTAAGCAGGTGGACCAGGACATGCTGCTGGCCCTGGATATTCCCATTGAGTTTGTGTACGGAGGCATGAAGCTGGAAACAGGTTCCGTTAGCTTACGCATTCTTGAGAATCAGTTACGGCCTTATGTGAATCAGCTCACCCGGTATGTGAACTGGATCATTGATAACATCAACGCCAAGTACAATAAAAATTACTGCCATGTGAAGTTCGGGGATTTCACCCTGGCAGACGATATGATGAAACGCCAGCTGCTTATGCAGATGGCCGGCAACGGAGCCTCTCTGTCCACAGTCCAGGAATCCCTGGGGTTGGATCCGGATGAAGAGATGGAGAAACAGTACGAAGATACCGTCAAACAGTACACCCAGCAGAAACGGGTGGAAACAGCTACCCGAAAAATCGACCAGAACATTATGAACCGTGCCACAGAACGGCAGCAGGCGGATCAGGATGGGACCCTTCCCAGCTATGATCAGCAAAAGCTGGTGGCTGCTGCACAGATGCGTGCCCAGGAGTTGCTGTCTGTGCCTTACGAGGAACGCCGCAGTCTGCTGGCTCAGCTGAGCAATGAAGACTATGTGATGTATGCCCTTGTGTCTGCACAGATGGAGAGCATGCGAAATGCTATGGAGAAAATGGAGTAGGAGGAAGTTATGCCAGGTGATTCATTTGTTGATATGATAAATGGGGTTAAAGAGTCTACGGCGGAACCTGCCAGTTTTGGTAACGGCCACGCCCAGCGCAAAAAAAGTATCAAAGACATCCAGGTGCGATATTTTGTGGCCCATATGGATGATCCCGGGGATCAGGATTTTATTGAGCATTTGTTCACGAAAGCGTTGCAGTGTGAAAATTCTTTGAATGCCCCAGGCGATGTCTGCATGTTCAAGGAAGAGTCCAACTTTGACAAAACCGGGGCATATACGGTTGTGGTCAAGTACGCAGAGTATGTAGACCCCAGTGCAGATCCTTTGGAAGAGCCTGTTCGTGGTAGAAATTCGGACCCTGACTCTGTGGAGGATTTCGATGTCTAACCTGTCCATGAGCGATCTTGAGTCCCAACACTATCTAATGGATCTCAAACTTCCCAAAGTACGGCCTTTGACCATGGATATGACGGGCATAGGGTTCTGGGCCCGACTGTGGAAAATGGTGAGGTATAAACGGCTGTGGCTGATGGAGGAGCCTCTGATTTTGTATGTGCCATGGCTTAACCGGACGTTTTTTATCCCAAAAGGGTACGTACTTGACTTTGCCTCCATACCCAAATGGTTCTGGCCGATACTGTCCCCTACAGGGTTCATGCTGCTGGGGTCTATCCCACATGATTTCGGATTTCAGTACGGGGGGTTAATTGAAATAGTGGACGGGCAGATACTGGAATTCAATGAGTGGACCAAGCATGAGTTGGACACCCTGCTGCTTGATATCACAAAGTGTGTGGCCAGATCCGCTATCCCCGGCAACCTGGCGGGTATTGGACTCTTTGCAGGCAGCTGGGTTCCATGGAAAAAGTACCGGAAACAAGGGCAGGATGTTTATGCTGACTACCCCCAATTTTTAACCAGAACAGATACATCGGAAATGATATATGCCTGATACACGCCCCATTATTACCCATCCGGAAGAGGTTCGCCAGAGTATTTTCAATAAGGTTAAAGAAGCCCTGGCTGCTAAATTTCCCATTGAAACAACTCAATTGGTGGTAGATATATCCGACATCGAGGTTGACCACAAAATACTTCCCCATTCAAAACAAAAGAAAATTCGGATGTCCAAGGGTAACGCGTCTTCAGGAGTGTACTGCACCTTGACGGTGAAAGATAAAGAATCCGGGCAGGTTCTTCACACTTTGAAACGCCACCGGATTATGAATATTCCGTATTATACGGACCGGTACACATTCATTGTGGACGGCAATGAGTATAACCTGGTGAACCAGCTTCGGACAAAAAGCGGAGTGTACACCCGGAAGCGGGGGAACGAGGAGCTGGAAAGTTCTTTCAACCTGGCCAAGGGTGCCAATTTTAAAATTCTGATGGACCCTGATACCGGCATATTCAAGATGAGTATTCTGCACGCAACCCTGCCATTGCTGGCAGTTTTGAAAGTGCTGGGTGCGAACCCGGCCAGCGTGAAGGAGGCCCTGGGGGAAGAGCTATACTCGAAGAATGCGTCGTTCTCCTCTACACAGTACGGACGTACCGTGGATACCCTGTATACAAAGCTGGTGAAGTATAAAAACAACCTGGGGGACTCTGCTTCTAAAGATGAGAAAATCAAAGCCATACGGGCTTATTTCGCAGATACCCAGCTGGATCCTGAAACTACCCTGATCACCCTGGGGGAGAGCTTCAACCGGGTTCAGGTGCAGACGATTCTTCAGGCGACTAAAAAGATGCTCCAGGTGTTCAACGAAGAAGAGGACGTGGATAACCGGGACGGCCTGGAGTTCCAAAAGGTGTTCACTCCGGAGGATATTATAAAAGAGGTACTGGAGAAAAGTACCCGGGAAGTGACAAAACTAAAAGAGAAGCTGAACTCATTTTCTTTCTCAGGTGGTGCGAAGCCGGGTACTCCGGAAGCAGCCCAGAAGCTTAAAGCCCTGTTCTCCCCCAGCGTATTTACCCGGCCGGTACGCTCATTTCTGGCCACCAGCTCCATCAGCCGGCTACCGGATCAGATAAACCCCATGGAGATCATGGACGGTGCCTCCATTGTCACCCGCCTGGGCGAAGGGGCTATCTCTTCTGAGCAGGCAGTGCCTGACGAGACCCGTGCTGTGCAGTATTCCTATATGGGCCTTATTGACCCTGTTATGGCCCCTGAGAGCAGTAAGGTGGGAATTGATAACCGGTTCGCTGTTAGAGCCTTGAAAGGAAACCAGGATAACGAGCTGTACAAAGAGGTACTGAATTCTAAAACCGGTAAAGTGGAACAGGTACGGGCCATTGATCTTTATAATAAGAAAGTAGGGTTCCCGGATTCTCCTGGTATGAAAAAAGCAGACACAGACAAAATTTCTGCCGTGTATCAGGGGCGAATGGTTGAAGTGCCCAGATCTGAACTGGATTTCCAGATCCCAACCCCGCACCATTTGAATGCAGCCGCCACAAACAATATTCCTTTTTTAAATGCAAACCAGGCCAACCGTATTTTAATGGCCGCCAAACATCAGTCCCAGGCCCTGCCCCTGGTTGAAAGAGAAACCAGGCTGGTGGAGTCCTCCATGACATCTACAGGCAGCCCCAACATTGTAACCCAGCTGGGCGGTTTCCTGGTACCAAAATCCCCAGTGGACGGAGTGGTGTCTAAAATCACCGAAGACTTTATTTACATCAAAGATGCTGACGGCAAGCAGCATACGGTGGACTATGCCACTCACATGCCCCTGGCCAGCAAAACAGCGCTGCACAATACCATCACGGTTCAGGTGGGGGATACAGTTAAAAAAGGCGAGGCTCTGGGGGATAACACCTTTACCAAAAATGGCAAGGCAGCTACCGGGGTAAATCTGAATGTGGCGTACATGCCGTATAAAGGGTATAACCATGAGGACGGAATTGTAATTTCTGAGAGTGCGGCCAAAAGACTGACATCGATTCATAGCAATACAGTCCAGGTTACTTTGGATAAAACCACTATTCTGGATAAGAACAAGTTCAAAGGGGCTTTCCCCACTGAATTTACGACCAAACAACTGAATAAATTGGATGACAAAGGTGTAGTAAAAAAAGGCGAGGTTCTGGAAGAAGGGGATCCTGTTATTTTATTGCTCAGCGATGCATCTGAGAACAGGGTGAACCAGGTGCTGGGAAAACTACACAAGAGTCTTGTGACACCCTATGATAACATCAGTGAAGCGTACGACGGATCGTACCCCGCCAAGGTGGTGGAGGTTCAGAACTCAGGAAAACATATCACTGTGCTGCTGGAAGTGAATAAGCCGGCCGGCATCGGGGACAAACTGGGTGGAACTTACGGAAACAAAGGGGTTATTACCCGGATTGAGCCGGATGATAAAATTGTGAAAGATGAAGACGGCAACCCGCTGGACCTTATTTTTACCAGTGCGGGGGTTATCGGCCGGATAAATCCATCCCAGACCCTGGAGACCGCCCTGGGCAAAATTGCAAAGAAAACGGGTAAGCCCTACCAGATAGAAAATTATTCTCATCCGGACTATGTGGATTTTGTCCGAAAAGAAATGAAAAATAATAAGGTACGGGAAACCGATACCTTGACAGACCCTGAAACTGGTAAGAAGATTCCCGGGATTTTTACGGGGGTGCAGCACATCCAGAAATTTCATAAAACCACGGACACCAACTTTTCAGGGCGAGGGGTACTGGGTGCCTATGATCAGGACGATGCCCCGGTTGGTTCAGGGATGTCCGGGCCCAAGGCCCTGGGCGGCATGGAGGTGAATGCCCTTCTGGCACACAATGCCCGAGCTTTCCTGCGTGAAAGTACCATGCTCCGGGCTTCTAAGAACAATGAGTTCTGGAATAATTTTCAGTATGGCGGGGTGCCCCATTTTCCGTCTGAAAAGAAAACTTTCAACAAATTTTTAGCCACGCTGAAGCAGGCCGGCATTAACGTTGAAAAGAAAGGAGATACCTTTGTTGCCAGTCCTCTGACAGATAAAGACGTGATGGAAATGAGTGCCGGTGAGGTACAAAACGCTTTGCGTGTGGATGCCAAGACTGTACAGCCTGAAAAAGGTGGGTTGTTTGACCCTGTGATCACAGGGGGGCTGAAAGGTGAAAGATGGAGCCACATAACCTTGGCAGAGCCTGTGATAAATCCTGTGTTTGAGGACTGTGCATCTGCCCTGCTGGAAGTGACTAAAAAAGATTTGCAGACCATGTTCGAGGTAAAAGGTGGGGACTACATTAAAGGGGAGTTGAATAAAATTGATGTGGCCAAAGCCCTGGCAGAGAGTGAGAAAAAACTGAACGACACCCGGGTAAAGGGGGCTGCCCTTGATAAACTGGTGAGAAAGGTGAAGTACCTGCGGGTGTTGAAAGAACGTAATTTAAAGGCAGGTGATGCGTATGTGCTGTCTGTGGTTCCCGTAACGCCCCCTGTGATGCGCTCTATTTCTGTGAGCAAAACCGGGGATTTGATGCCCAATGACAGCAATGAGTTTTACAAGAATCTGATTCTGAACAACCAGGCGTTCAAGGACATAAAAAAAGAACAGGGGTTTGACGATGCCAAACGGGAGAACAGAGCTGCCCTGCAGCAGAGCGTTAAAGAATTGACTGGGGTAGTGAGTCCCAGCTCTCCCCACCTTAAAAATAGAGGGGCTAAAGGGGCCATACGGTTCATTGCCGGAGACCAGCCCAAGTACGGGTACTTTCAGCGGAAAGCCATATACTCGAAGATGAACTTGACCGGCCGGGCCACTATTGCTCCGGATGAAACCCTGGAGCTGGACGAGGTAGGACTGCCGGAAGAGATGGCCTGGGAGATGTACACTCCATTTATTTTGCGGCAGTTGACTCAAAGAGGGTTTACGGCAAAAGAGGCCAAGGACGAGGTGGAGAATCGGACAGCCAAGGCCAAGGAAGTGCTGATGAAGGAGCTGGACAAGCGGCCGGTGATTGTGAACCGGGCACCTACTTTGTGGAAGCATAGTATGGTGGCTGCTAAGCCGAAGTTGCGGTCGGGTAAGACGTTGATGATGAACACTCTGTGGGAGTCATCGTTGGGCAGTGATTTTGATGGTGACACGATGCAGATACACCTGCCTATCACGGACGAGGCCATCCAGGAAAGTAAAAATATGTTTGCTTCCAGTCAGGTTCTCAGTGACAAAAAGCGGGACCAGATTTTAATGTCACCCTCCCAGGAACCCATTGTCGGGCTTTACGAAGTGACAAAGAATCTTGGTAAGTTCACCGGAGGTGCTGTGAAAAGGTACAAGACCGAAGCCGAGGCATGGGATGCTTACTACAAAGGAACTTTGAAAATGACAGATACAGTGGAGATTCGAGCATGAAGCGACCAAATAAAAACCCGGTGCCCCCCATCCTCGAATGGGTAGTGCTCCTGATGGCACTCACTATTCTCATTACCAACTCCTTCGCTCACGCCGGCGACTACGACAGATCTCGGTTCAAGCACTGGATCGATGCAGACAGTGACTGTCAGGATACCCGAGTGGAATGCCTCCTGGAACACACCCTGGCCCCTGCCACCTTTCGCACGGAACGTAAGTGTTACGTTACATCCGGGATGTGGGAATGCCCCTACACCGGCAAAGTTTTTACAAACCCACGCAGGCTGGACGTGGACCACATTGTACCCTTGCAGCACGCCTGGCTGCACGGAGCTGCCGGCTGGGATGATGCCACACGTGAAAAGTTCGCCAATGATATGGAAAACCTTTTACCAGTGTATGCTGGTGCAAACAGATCAAAAGGGGCCCGGGGGCCTGATGAGTGGGTACCACCCTCTTCGAATTTTTTAAAAGATTACGCCGTACTCTGGATTTACGTAAAAGTGAAATACGGCCTTGAATTTACTGACGCTGAATACACTGCTTTGGGGAGACTGCTGCAGCATGACGATAAGTGACATCCTCCCGGGGTGTAAAACCCCGGGCATCCCATTAAGGCTTACGCCTCAACAGGACACGGTTCCTGCTTCTTTGAGTCAACTTGGACTGATCCATTGAGATCAGAACAGCGGTTGTTCTCTCCACAGGCGTTGATTCGGGCGTAGTCCCGCCCTATCTTCAATATGTTCTTTGCAGCGTTGATATCCCGGTCATGGAAAGTGCCGCACTCAAGGCAAATCCACTCTCTTTCGGACAGGTTCAAGTCGGATTTAATGTAAGTACAACCAGGAGTTGAACACATCACGCCGATACTTGGTTGACCAGACAATATGATACCCGGTATTATACACAACTGTTCGGGCATGAACCAAATTATTTTTTATTGCCTTATCCATACATATAGTTTATCAGAATAATAATTATTATGTCAAATTATTATCATTTAGGGTAAACATATAGTGCATTCATCCCGGGGTTAAAACGCCCGGGGATTCTGCTTGATTGATCCCAAAAAAAATACCTATGCAACCCTGTGGGAGAGTCACGTAGGTATTCTTTTAGTTTTAGGAAGGAATACCCTGTGGCAGGGCCGATTTCAAAGAATAATTCCAGGTGCCACGGTCCGGAATAACAGAAGCTACAACACTTCCATTATATTCTTATAACAAAAACAGGCCCTTGGTTTTGAAATTCAGGCATCCTCGATCATGTTCGGGAAATATTTTTCAGCCACCTCTTCCCCGCCATGAGACGTCAGCCATTCGAAAGCCTCTTTCTCTGTCATAGGAGACAGGATCTCACCCCCACCTTTTGCTCCGTTCCCCAGGTTCTGGGAGTATGGACCCATTGGGCCGCTGGTGCCATGGACAAAGTAAGCACCCTTCTCCGTTTTGTACAAGGCTTCATCATGCTGCTTAAAATCTCCTCCATAGATGCCATTATCCCACTCATGGAGCTTCTCTGCCGTTTCGGTGTCATACCGCTTTCCATCGATGATTCTTTTCATCTTTCTCTCCTTGTTTAATGGGGAGTTTGTAAGCTACTCCCTTGGTTTTAGGTTATTTTGCCTCGTACAAAGGCTGTTTCTCCTGTTCAGTCTCTTTACCATCCACCTCAAAATCAAACACCTGGCAGGTATATTTCCCTCCTCGAAACTCGAACTCTTCCTGCACAAGCTTCTTGGCCTTTTCCAAGGTGAAGCACACCCCTACGATGTAAGAGTATGAGTCCCAGTTGCCATAGCGCAAAGCTTTAACAATGTAATAGGCTGAGTCAGCAACAGCAACTTCCATACTGTATTTCTTATTCCACAACCTGACCATCTCTTTGTACACAGCTCCAACCATCTCCGTCCAGGCTTTTGGTTCAAATTGTACCCATCTTTCTGAGTATAATCTGGCCCTGAACTCTGGAGGCAGACACCTGCTTGTAATAGGCTGTGGCACGTCCCCTCTCATGGTGAATTCAACGCAAGGCACTTCTTGCCCTACTTCAGCAAAGATCTCCTTACCCGTGCCAGGTATATCCGAATAATATAACTTAATTTTTGATATGTCTATTTTTTCCATTGTCCTCTCCCTGTTATAGTGCCTGAGTTTCTCACCTGCTCCTCTTCGTCCTCACCCTCCTCGAAGTCATCACTCCAACTTCGAAATCTCCTGGAATAAAGACTTATCACCTCAATTTTATACGCACCCCGGGTCATTTCCATTTCCATCCTGGCCATGAGTTCTGCTCTCCCAGAGGTCACATAAGGTCCAAGTGTGTACACCTTGTGCCCTTTTTTACGCCCGCGACCTACCCGGGTCGCTTTAATCAAGTACATGGCATGGACTCCGTACTATCCCGGTATTTCTGAAACCTCTCCTGGTACACCCTGGGAAGATAATCCCAGACATCCACCCAATCAAAGGTCCACATTTCCCGGCAGTACTTACACTCCACTGTAGGTAAAACAGCGTAATCCCGGGTCAGCTTCAAAAACCGCAAATGCAGGAAATAAGGATCTCTCCCGTCCCAGTAAACCTTGGTATCAGGGCCTAAATCCGGCAGCCTGGCACCATGATGGCACGGAACTGAAAACAATGTGCCACACTCGTGCTTCATTTGCAAGGACCCAGGGGTCAACCCATCCGGCTGGAAAGCTTTTCCGTTTATTTTACGTAAACGGATAGATTTTGTATGGTCCACATTTTGAAAATCAAACATACCCAGGTGGTCCTCTTCGATGAACGGGGGCCGGAAAAATATGTTTGTGTCCTTCTGAGGGTTAACGTTATTTTCCAAGGGCGTGACCTTATCCCTGTCCTCAAACCGAAGGTAATACAGGAGTTCACACACCCCTATTTTTATGCGAGCACCGTTGTACTTTGCAAACTCACCCATTCTTTGCCTCCTTCCTTGGTTTGAAATACCGTAAAAACACCTCCTGGCCACATGTTTCATAGTACTCTGGGTGTGTATCTGCTGAGGGGTACACTCTGTAGTAGGTACCCTCACCTGGTGTACCCACCCTTTCAAAAGGGTAACTGTCTCCGAAGCAGTACCCCTCTAGCCCATGTCTCCCCATTGGAGCTTCAGTACACTCTGCTATTTTTAATTTCTTTGCCATAATTCTGTCTCCTCCCTTAAAAGAAAACCCAAGCACGAAGCCTGGATTTTCTTTTTGCAATTTTATTTTAAATAAACCAGGGCCCAGGCCACATATGCATCACCTCCTTAATGAGTGCCTCCTTTTGGTTAGATTAAGCTTCAATCCCCTCTTCTTCGGGATTTCCAATCGCAACCTTCTCCCCACAACAGGGGCACACGTAGCCACACTCTTTTGTGTGCAGCCTGTAGTATCCGACCGCACACATCCGGCAAACTCCCGCTCCGCACGTAGGGCAGGAATGAACATCGTAAATTTCATGTTGACACGGGTTGGTCTCTTCGGTCATAATGATCTCCTTATCGGGCCAAAGCCCGTTGCATTAGGGTTACCTGCCTGTAGGTGGCAGGGAAAAAAGCATGAGCACAGCCTTTTTCGGCAAGGAGAGAGGCTGTGCTTTTTTCTTTTTGGGTCAAAGTTTCTTTCAGTTTTCTGGATGCAACGACCAGCAGAACCAGCCCAATCAGATTGATGAGTGGGGGCAAGGTGTTGTCGTTGCAGGCCATGGCCAGGCCGAGCATACAAAGAATTGCAAAAATATTTTTCACGTATAATCTCCTTTCCAAATCAATGGGCACTCCTCAATCGGAATCAATCCAGTAAATTTCCCAACCCCGTACCCAATCAGTATACCCCCGGCTTTCCTGATTTCTTCCTGCTCTTTAGTCAGCAGGGCCTTGAAATCGATGTTCGGGCAAGGTGATACCACGAATGTTGGGACTACTCTAGTGGAACCGTCTTCGTATTGGATTTGAATAATGCCCGGGTCAACCGGGGTAGGTACTCCGAGAATGGTGACATCTGGAGAAGCTTACCTGGAGGGTACGGGCGAATTGGGACTGGGACATTTTTAATGTCTTTCTGAGTGATTTCATCGCTACATCCTATTTTATCTAAAAACCGTATTGGCATAACAATGCCGGAAAAGCCAGCACCAACCAAACCACAGTATGTGCACCCCGATGCAAGTATAGCTAAACACAATCTTACGTGTGCTTGCTGCTTACTGGGTACATCATACTACAGTTCTATCAGTGCCGGCTTTTCCGGCGACCCGTCCAATTTGTATAGCCCTGGCAGGTGGTCAGGGCTTGGTGCGGTTATTCTTTCGGGGCCACTTTTCGCGGTCCCGGGGCCGGCTGAGGCCCCTCTACAATCGGGCGGCGAGGTGGCTTCGGGTGTCCGAAACAGCCTGGCCAGTACTTCCATATGGCGGTAGTCCTCTGCCGCCATTGGGTAAATTCCCCCGGTGGGACAACTGCCCACCAGATGGCCCCGTCGTCGTCCAGGACGATGGATAATAATGCCCTGCCTACACTGGCCTGTAGATCCCGCTGGGTAGCGGGGTTGGATCCGTCGAAGCGAACTTCGACTGGAAATGGCAGCCTGGCAACAGCTTTCCGCAGCTGAGGGAGCGGATTTAAGCGGAGGCGATATGCAGCCTCGGCATCTTCAAAGATGTCGAGGACTGAGTCTGCACCGAAGAAAGTGCAGAGACGGTTTTCAATGGAGTCATTTTCCACGGCTCCGTTGAAAATAACCTCTCCGTCCCGGAGGACGGATTCGAGGTCGTCGCCATACCATACGGCCTCGTAAAACGAGCCGTGGCAAAACCACAGCTCGGAAAATATGTCGGGGTCTGACCCCATAGTAGGGGTTACCACACCCCCAGAATTTCCAACCCACCAGTTGTTTTCTATGGTAGGGCAGAAAGAGTGAGTCGGATGATACTGAAAATATGTGGCGGCAGCTATAGAAATTGGGTGCTCAGATCCGAATGTCTTGATAATGGCAGTAAGTTCTGGATGTCTCATAATAAATCCTTTCGTCCAGCTCAATTCCCGGCTGGTACGGGTGCCTGGCTTAGGCGGTTGGTAATTCAGATTCAGCGTTCCCCTTGATCTGTCTCTATAGCTTTCTTTATTGCCCCGGCGGACCGGGGCGGGTTGGGTTAAACGTCAAACTCCTGCCCACATTCACGGCAGCGCATGAAAGCGTTGTCATGGGCTGGGTCAGGTCTGCTGTCAAAGCGACAGCAGTTGTGACAATTATCTGTCCCGCAATGGGGACAGGTAACTTCAGCATAATCATGAGCATGGGGATGGTATTCCCCGTTCCATTCAAAACACATATTTCCTCCTTATTTGCCCCGGTGGTGTGCCGGGGCGGTGGGGTTCTATCGTTTCATATAAGTTAAAAGACGTAAATATCTTTATCATAATCTTATAACAAATTCCGGCATTGGGTTTTGAATATTTAAAAAAAGCCAGGCACCTACAAAGCAAGTGGCCCGGCCCTTTCTACCCAATTACATTCAGCAGCACTCCCTTATTCTTTAAGTGGGTTACCCTGCATCTATTTACGTCTGTCCCATAGTTCCCAGAGGGTAGATTCCGTAGATGGATGACAATAAAGTTTTTTGTTTGCCTGGTCCAGCAGGAATACCTTCATTGGTCGCAGACAAGAATATTTCTTCCAGTACTTTTTATCCCATCTTCGATTCTTTTTCTTACGGGGTTTTTTGTACAGCACGCGCTCTACCATCAGACTATTGGTGATAATCTCTGGAAATGGTTGGGAAGCTCTAGCCTCTATAATCTTATACATCGCATCACGGATAATAGCCATGCTGATGCTGGATGCTGTACACGAACTAGTATCAAAAGCTGTAAAATCCATATTTTCCATCTTTTACCCTTTCAAAACCCCTAAGGGAGTAAGTTTTACCTCGATTTCCACCAGGTCATCCTGGTTGGCCATCACTGTGTCAATATCCTTGTATGCTCCAATAGCCTCACTAAGGCTGCTTTTGCCCTTAATACTATGCACAATCTTCCCCATCCGTGCAATCTCTACATCTAAATTCAGGCTCTCTCTGGCTTTTGTACTACTCATAGCCCTGCCGGCACCATGTGAGCACGAATTGAAACTATCACGATCCCCCTTGCCAAAACCAAGGTATGAGGGAGTGCCCTGGGATCCAGGGATCACAACTATGTCACCTTCGGCTGCTTTTACGGCCCCCTTGCGATGAACCCAAACATCTTGGCCAAAGTGGTTCTCCAGGCTGGCATAATTGTGGGTCACATCAACTGTATGGCAAATTTCAGCCCCCATAAAGCCCTGGCCCATGAAAACCTTTATGCAATTTTTGAGTATCAGGGCCCTGGATACTTTGGCGAAACCAATGCAATAATTCATCTCTTTGAGGTACACTTGGCCTTCATCAGAATCCACAGGTAAAAATGCCAGCCCATTATCCATGAACTGGAGATTGTACCATTTTGCATTCATCTCTTTTGCGATCCAGTTATAATGGTTGGCAACCTTATACCCCAGATTCCTGGACCCTGAATGAATCATCAGATAAATAAACCCATCAGACCCTTTCTGGATTTCAATGAAATGGTTGCCGCCCCCGAGAGTCCCCAATTGTTTCAAAGCAGACTGAAATTGGGACTCTACAACAGGCAGATAATCCGTAGGGTGCTCGGTACTTGGCATTAAACTGTCAGATTGAGGGTAGGAATGGTGATTTTTACCAACCGGTACCCTCTCCCTGATCCCCTCAAATACTGATCTGATCTGTTCCGCAGAGATTTCTTTTAAGGGTAATTGATAGCATGTAACTCCACAGCCAATATCTGATCCTACAGCGTATGGTACAATCACCCCATGGGTTGCGAGGACACCACCAATTGGCATTCCGTAGCCCATGTGGGCGTCAGGCATCAAAGCAATGTGCTTGAAAGCAAAAGGTAAATTGGCCAGGTTATGGGCCTGCTTCAAGGCTGATTTCTCCAGGTCGTCCAACCACATTTTGATTGGAAGTTTCTGAGAAGTGTCAACTTTTTTCATACTATTCCTCTCCCTGTACATACCTAAGATTTTCGCGGGTAATAACAAATGAATAATGCTTAATCTCCCCTGTATTGAAAGATACCAGAGCGTCCTCACCTCTTTTTTGTGTAGGCTTTACCCACATATCTCCCCCGAGGTACACCTTATCCCCAGGTTTCATATCTATATAAAATCTTGTAACATCTTCCCACGTAGTATCCCCCTTCTCCTCTTTTTCCAGGGTAGCCGCGATACTCAGGCGGGTAACCTGCTCTTCGTCGAATGGGATAGGATCTGGGCAAAGGTCTCCCAGAATTTTCAGAGGGGCTTCGTGGATATCCCCGTATAAAATTAAATGTATTCGTTCTTCGTGGGTCATGATCCACCCTCCACAATCTTATTCACTTCTTCCAACGCCGGCAGAGCCTGCAAATAATCCACCACAGACTCCATCCAGAACATCTGCGTCACAGCAGCACCATCCTTTTCTTTTTCCCGGTGTCCTTTATTACGCAGAACTCTCTGCCTTTTTCTGTCGGAGACCACGTCAGCTTCTTTTTACCGTTCCTGTGAGCAACCTGTAATCCACAAGTCTCCAGCAGTTTATTTGTTTTCTGCCCAGAAATGCCAAGACGTTTTCCCAGGTCCGTAGCATTCAAATGGATCTCCTGCTCTTCCTGCACCAGGGCCGGTAACTGGAAAGTTTCCCTGCAATCCACCCCATAAATCCGGTGCACTGCCTGGTTTGCGGAAAGCCTGGCCTGGTTCTCGTTCAAACCCCAGAATTTGGCTATCCTGGCTGCTCCGTTGAGTTCTGAAGCCAGCTTTGAAAGAGTAGGAGCTTTGAGCTTTTTGGGTTCCGCTTTTTCGGCAAGCAGGGCTTTGCCTTTCTTTTCCCAGGCGATGAAATACTTTCTGGCCTGTCTGCCTTTTCCAGTTTGTTCGATCATGGAAAGTTCCTTAGCCATGTCGATGGTGAGTTCGTACTCAGTTCGTGCTTTAGATTCTGATTCCACCGTTTGGTGGAATTGAATAAAATCAGTGCCTTGTATAAACTTATACTTCTTTATACGTCTTTTCATCCATGTTGAAAAGTCCTGTTTACTCTCCAAAAAATTCATGCAACTTCCTGGCATCCACTGTGTTGTTCTCATTGATTTTAATCAAATCTGTCATTTTTCATTCTCCGTTTTTGTGTAAATTTTGCGTACCAACTAAGACACATGATGTCCAAGATCCATTCGCAACTGCGTAGATTATGTTCGCATTCCAACCAATTAAAATTAGGTCCCCATTATTACTCACCTAGATCTCAAAGGCTTCTTTGGTTACCCAGCCAGAAGGGAATAACGCTATAGTGTATAGATCCATGGCCTACCTCCATCTTATCGTTTGGTCTGCTTGAGTAAGGTAAAATCGCACAGCCCGGGCCTGATCTTCAACGCTACAGGGCATCATCCCGCATACTTCGCATCTAACAGGCCAGGGGCCGCGCTTCCCACTCAGGTGCCTCAACGTGTGATGCGCACGTGTTGGCACCCTGTGGGCTCTAAGGGTTGCTGGTTCGTCTACCCTGCTATCAATAATGTTTTACTCGCCCGGGTCACCCCCGTATAAAACCACCGTGTATACTCCTCCTCACTTTGCCCATACAGCCTCTGATTAATCAGAAACACAGCATCCCACTCTGACCCCTGGGCCTTGTGAACAGTCAGAGCGTACCCAAAGTCAAAGAACTGCCGATCTTTGAAAATGTTCATATCCATTTTGGACAAATCAGATCCGAAGCAGGAGGTATGGCATTTAACTTTTATCGGGTTCCCACCATGAACCGGGAGAACCTGCATCTTACCTCTGGAATACCGAGTCTCTTTTTTCGAGTCACCATCCAGAACACAAGGTGTCAGCACTTTGCACAGTGTCCCATTTTTCAAACCAGTTTCCCGGTCATTTTTCAAGCACACCACCAGCTCACCCTCTTTAGGCATTGTCCCTTTAAATCCCAGCTGATCCCTGGCTTTTTTATTATAGAAATGACGGGTTTTATTTTTCCCGCACAGAATCACCCCGGTGCCTTCCTCTTTGCGAAAATACTTATCAATGAATCTCCCCAGCAATGCATTCAGCTCAGTTTTGGTGGGGCGAAATCTGATCAGCGATTTGTCCAGCTGTCCGAATCCGAGATTTTTTCCGGTACGTACGAATGTCGCAGCTTTTATAATCGGGTTATCCAGAGCCTGCCGATGAACTGTTATTAGCTCTGTGTTTGCCTGCAATAATCGAGGGTGCGTCCCACCATTCACTGGAGGAACCTGATAATGATCCCCGCAAAATAGAATCGGAATATCGAAATGAGTAAGGTCTCTGAACATTTCATCGTGAATCATAGACAACTCATCCACAATGAGAAATTTTATGTTCACCGTGTACCAGTTTCCGTCCCGGCTCATGAAAGGGAGCTTAATCCCATCAGTATCCACAAATCTCTTAGACTGTTTTAAATCGAATGTAATATCCCCGGTGGTATTGTCTTCCCCAGACGGAACATAGAACAAAGAATGAATAGTCCCGACATATCCTGGACGTGCCCCTGAATCGCTCAATTTCTGTGCCAGAACATCGCTGGCCTTTCCGGTATATGTTACCATGGCTGTGTCAAGCAACGCTTCCTGGGGCATACTTTTAAGCATCTCTGTGACCAGTGTTGTCTTACCCGTGCCGGCCCACCCGGCCAGCACATACACATCAGTGAACCTGGACCCCTTTCCTCCTGATTTCCAATTTTTCAGCCATGCAAAAATGTCTTTCATGGTTGTGGTCTGTTCTTTTGATAACTCCACCCCGTAACACCTCCTTTAAAGAAAAAAGGGGCGGCCACCCGTAATGACCGCCCCCCGCTCAAACTAATTTGATCTCACCTGCCGGCCGGCTGGCCGGGCTACTGAATGGAGTCTTTCAAGAACTTGGAGGCTGTGAATTTCACCCTGTTTTTCTCAGGGATATCAATTCTTTCACCCGTCTGTGGATTGTGCCCCACACGGGCCTCGCTGACCACCGTTTTGAAGGACCCAAATCCCTGGAGAGTACAACCCTCACCATCAACCAGAGACCCGGAAATCGTAGAAAAAATAGAGTCTACCACAGAAACGCAATCAGCTTTGGTAGCCTTTCCATTGAGTTCACTGTACACTGCATTCACCAGGTTTGCTTTTGTCACTGTTGCCATAAAGATAATCCTCTCTTTAAAATGAAATTAGGTTGAACCAAAAATGAAAAAACCTGTACACCAGACCATTTCTAGGCAATACTGCGCCAAAAATCGAATTTGTGAAGTACAGGTTTTAATGAAAAACTAATTTTTTAAGAAAAATAATGAAGGCATACCAGAAAGGTATGCCAGGTACTGCAAGCTATTTCAGATCAGAAGGTCCGCATTCGCTGGTATTTATGGGCCTCTTCACTTGTGGGCCGGTAAGTTAGGTACCCACCGGTTTTATCAATCCAGACAATCCTTGGGAAATCCGGCTTATGCACCCGTGTATACCCTTTCGGAAATGATATTTCACACGTGTCCATCATCTCTTCCAGCTCACTCTGGTTGAAACAGCTGTCCAGAGCGTCATTCAAAAGAATGCTATGCAGCTCGTCCACTGTCTTGATATCAAAGTGCAAATCAAATGAGTACGGCAATTTCTCACTCACGCAAAAACCCCTTTCTCAGGGCCTGTTTCAGCATCTCACTGACCACCCCTGTTTCTCGATATTTCACCACAATCGCCCGCTTCTTCGGGGTCATAAAATTTTTCTCTATCTCCTGCACCAGGGCCTCCACCTGAGTAGAGTCTTTTAAAGTTTCTTCAAACAACTGCTTCTCCTCCTCAGCCAGCATCTCAGCTTCCGCCTTTTCCCGGGCTTCCCGGGCTTCCCGTGAAATACGGGCCTGCCGTTCCTGCGGAAGTTCATACCCTGCCGGCCGTGACACCCCGCCTTTTTTCAGGCAGGAGACGCAGGTCATTGTTTTGCCCACGCCTCCCTTGTAGTTGGATATTGCCCCAACAAACCCTCTGCCAGTTTCTTTTGTAAGCATGACAGTACCTATTCAATTATTGGTTAACCAGCTTTTCCCCAGTTATCACCAAGAATACCAGCTGTCAAGCATTTTCATGCTACAGTTTGATTCACATATACTTTTTAATTTCCTTTTCTATCTTGGAAACATCCATGGGAATCCCACGTACAAGCAGATTTACATGAGATCTTCTACCCCTTTGATACATTTCAACTCCCAGCACTTTGTTATCTACCATCGTCCTCAAAGTGACACACAGACCAACCAGTTCAATAGTTTTAGCCTCCCAACTTGCCTTTTCCAGCCGGGATTCCACCTTCACCTTGTACCGTGTGTACACGTCGAGCCCTTCCGATGCAAAGTCCTTGATATAAATCTGGGATAAAAGCCGCTGCACCCTTCTACCGAATCTGAGATAAATCTCATCAGATGTACAGTCCAGGCTGTACGGGAACCAGTACAGCCACCCTGCAATCACCATGTCTTTGGTGCACCCGGGAATAGATTTTAGAATATGGGGTATCGCCGCTAATTCGAACCGGTAATTGTACAGGAAAAATTCAGGGTTTGCTTTTTCCCTTACAAAATCCTCCGCAGCTTTTTCAAGATGCTTTAAGATATCACACATGCCAGTTCCCCGGCATACCGGGCAGATAGTTCCGTAAGCAACCCCATCACCAGTACCGTCACAGAATTCACATTTATTTTTCATGGGAAATGCCCTGGTAATCTGCCAGAGCTTTGGCCAGAAATTTTATGAAATCGGGCAGCTTTTCTGCACCGGCCAGGCTGATGGACAGGTTGAGGTTGATGGTCTGAGTCTGGGCTGACTGATCTGGTGTAGGTGTGGTCTCAGTTACCGTCCCAGAATCTTGCACAGGCATTTCAACCCTTTGCGGACTCTCATCCGTACTAAAATCAGGTACCGCTTTGATGTCTGTTGTACAAGACTCACACTGGGGTGGACACTCTGAACCCACTTCCGCTTTTACCCCTAATGCTGCCTGGACTTTTTCCGGGGTCGCTGGCGTCTCTTTACCTGGAGAAAACCAAGCTATTTCAGGGAAATAACGCCATGTTGCAGGGTATTTTTTCAGAGTTCGAAAAATATCATGACTGGATCTTCTTCTGGATAAATACACGAGATCCGCAGTAGGTATGTCCCTTGCCTCTTTTACCAGAAAGTACGTACTAAAAGTAGTTCCCTCGTCTGCTTTCATATCTGCCAGTATTAATTTACCGAGGGGGTTTTTCCGTCGATCTGACCTTAATTCCCTTACTTTCTGGGTCAATAGGTATACTGATGCGAGCTTTGAACTTTGTTTTTTTGCGTACCGAGCAATGGTTGATGCAGAAGAAGGTTCCGTCAACTGCTTCATTACATCCAATACCATTTCAAACAACTCCGCAGTACCAGGGCGGGGCATCTGCAGCTTACAGCTTAGCTCAGCATATGGGCCGATAAAATTTTGTACTTCAGGCATCTCCTGGTACAACTTCTCTGCAGAACGAGTGCTGCTGTCAACAATGATGCCTGATAGGATTTCATAATCAACGGCACCAAAAATGCTGGATAATCGGTGCATTTTTTTATTTACTTGGGGCTCCCACTGATGCAGGAGGCTACCCTGAAATATTTTTTCATTTACTTCCGTAATCTCATCTACAGCCAATGCTGCTGTAGAAGAGCTCATTTTTAAAAGCCTACTTATATCATACGCTGAAACAAAATCCGGGCTATACAGCACTGACAGTACTTTTCTTATACTATCTGCACGTCCTGTGGTCTTCCCTGCAGGAGCTTTATCCCTGGCATCCATATATTTTTTCTTCCGAACCTTTTCCCATTCCAATACGTGGCCTTCGGGTTTAGGTATTTCTGCCTGTAAATCAGGTGGTAAACAGCTGTACAGACTAGGGTACCTGGGGGCTATACCTTTCAAGAAATTCACATCTAATTTCTTAGAATGCCTTAGAAATAGGGATATCATGCTCAAAGGGGCAAATGCCATGGTATCCGTGAGAAATACCCCATAGAAAGAATTTTTGGCCTCTTTAATCTGTAAAATGCCCTGCCAGTCGTCACTTGACGCATTGTTAAAGATGTCCCTGTACACTTCGACTGTATAAAATTTAGTGCCGAAAGCATCCCGTAGAATCTCCCTAATACCCTCCTCAGTATGTGGCTCAGGCAGGATGAGTACCGCGGCAATCAGGTCTGCTACACTGAATTTTTTAACCGAATCCTTCATTTCCTGAATAATTTCTCTGTGCCTGCGAATACGTCTTTCCATCAGCACCTTTTCCTCAGAGTACACTATCGGCTTACTGCTCAATTCCACGTGGTCCGGTTCCAGCCTGTCCCGGTACTTGTTTATTCTCTTTCTAAGCTTATCCTTCTCTCTTAGTTCATCCCGGCGTACAGCCGCAATCTCACTCCCGTGTGTCCTGTCTAAAAAATCCGATATAGGATCCCCTTCAAGAGTAACCCCTTGAAGGTCTTTTCGAGCCAATGTCATTCTGAATTCTCCCTTTCTTTACATGCCCTGTGAATGGTCGCCCGGCTTACATTGAATTCCTGGGCCAACCTGTTTTTTGAGTATCCATCGTTCCACATATTTACAACGGCAATTTTATCGTCATCGGACAATGCCCTGGGACGACCCCAGACTTTGCCCTTTTTCTTACTCAAAGCGATGCCCTCTCTTTGCCTCTCCCGAATCAGTTCCCGCTCAAACTCTGCCACTGCACCAATTACATGTAGCAGCAAAGTAGAGAGTGGGTCCTGGGCGCTTTTCGAAAAAAGCAGATTTTCCTTATGAAATTTTACATCAATCCCCTGGTCAGTAAGAGAATCCACAATCTGTCGCAAATCCAATACACTTCTGGCTAGACGATCCATAGAATGCACATGGAGTACATCCCCGTCCCGTATATAGTCCAGGCATGCCAGCCACCCGGGCCTGTCCTGCTGATTTACCCCAGACATTTTATCGGTGAATACTTTATCCAGTGCTACACCTTCCAACTGCCTGTCCGGATTCTGATCCACGCTGCTCACTCTCCGATATCCAATGTTTGCCATGGCTGGGTTCTCCCTATCAAAAGGTTAAAGTCTTTTTGATATACCATGAGTCAAAAACCGGTTCAACACTTTTGGACAGTATTGCCCGGGTGAGCCTGGCCCTTCTAGCTTTGGGTGTACCTTTTGGGCCCCCCCGGGGTGTTAGATATCAAAGGCATCATAGCCAGGTGGATCGGGTAACTGGCTCTCTACTACCTGCTTTTGCCTCGGCCTCTGAAGTTTTGAAGAAGACCCGTCCTCCTCAGAATGCCTCAACCCATCGGTTGAATCCGACTGACCCTCCCCTGGCAGTAGTGGAATCATTTCCAGCATCTGCTCCAGCTCATGCCTGAGAACACGTGTAGCCAGATTCTTGGCCTCAATCTCAGTCTTGGCGGATAGGACCCTGTTTTTTATCCTCAACCCCTGGCATTCAAGTTTGTACTCTTTTGTTTCTTCATAGAACACAAGCTCCACCAGGATAGGGAAGTCCCTGAAAATCCAGGAAGCTCCCTGCCCAGGCACAGAAGGGCCCACAGACCACACACCTGTCATGCTGTACATTGAACTCTCTCCAAAGTAGTGACAAGGTGGCCGTACCTGTCAGAAATTTCCCCAGCATCCGGCCAGTTAAACACTGAGAGAAAGCCTGGCAGATTTACCCTGCAAAGCCTTTCACTTTCTTCAGCTGTTTTTCGCAAAATGGAATCGTGGATCTCAGGAGGTATATAGTCAAAATCAATCAACATCCGGTTTCTTCTGTACCTGTGACACAGGCCCTGCTTTTTTACGAAATCCTGAAGAGTCCCTTTGTCCAGAAGTTTCTGAGCTGTTTTAACACCGAATGGGGGTTTTCGCCTCCCAGTCCAATCTTCACTCGCCGCGGTTTTGATATTGAAAACATTATCCTTCCCGCCCTGGCCAGTCAAAACTGACAGCTCAAGGAAATGCTCCACATCCTGGCACATTGTATTACACCCGGCAATTTTGAGTTCTTTCGGAAAAGTAACAAAACCCGGAGTAGGGGGCCGGCTGACATGAACATTTGGGTATTTCAACAGCTGCAGATAATCTGCATCAGCACTTTGGATATACACAGACTGTCCCCTCTCGGCGGACTGGGCTGTTAACACTGCAATAATATCGTCTGCTTCAGCCCCATGCACCTCCAGTATGTTGAGCGGGAGAAAAGCCCGCACTCTTTGTTTAAACTCATCCAGAGTGTAAAGCACTTTTTCCCAGGGTACATTCGGATTCGGAACTCTGTCCGCTTTATATAAAGGATACTGGAATTTTCGCCAGTTAGGAGTTTTCATGTCACACGCCAGAATCACTTCTGCATGCACATTTTTCCATTCATGAATCATGGCCTCCAGTGCAAAATCCAAAACTCCCAGCAGTATCTCCTTCTGCCACGTAGACAGATCGATGAACCGGTAATCGGTGGCATTAATCTTGGGTTTGAAAAGAGACCGCATGTACAGCCAGTTGAAGTCAATTAAAATCCTGGTTTTCAAATCAGTGGTCATAGACTTTCCCCTTGGTTCGCGTACACCTCAAGCCATATACACTTTGCTCAAGCCTGTCTACCCTCCTTGCAAGGTCAGACACATAGCTATACATGTCCTGTAGAAAGTCAGCTGAACTTTCACGGATGAGATCTTTCTCAGCCTCGGAATCGCCTTCGCTTTCGTCTGTTTCTGCCCACATCTCCTCTCCCGTGAAATATGCTTTGCAAACTTCCAGTGCACCGGAAAGGGTATTTCCACGTTCAGGATCCACAAATGGGGCAGCACTGTCGATTACATCCACAAGAGTAGGTACCCCCTCGTGAGGAATAGAGATCACCCCATCTAACAGCAGGTACTCACATTGTTCTGCGTCTTCGAGTAGACTCACAATAATATTGTGCCCCTGATTCAAAGTATCTGCATGCCATGCGATATCCTTAAAATAATAGGTTATTGCCGGCTCATTGGCATTTGGGCCAAGCAGATACTCTGTGATACTCCGAACAGACCACCAAACCTTTTTGGATACCGTATTGAAGTACCCCTCGATTAAACATGAGTTTTCAAGTACTGTCGTACTAAACGGTACCCATGGCCCATCACCTACGGAAGGCGAAGTTCTGTTAACGGCAGGTTCCTCATCTTCGTTTTCGCCTTTTAAGTACGAAGAGGTCTGACTTATAGCATCAACCCAGGCAATATGCTCCACAAGGTTGTAAGCTCTGGGGGTACCCATACGTTTCAGAGCCTCTATCAGACAATCTGATCTCCCCATGCGGCAGGTTAAAACCTTTGTGGTAAATTTAGGGGTATCACCCCCATCAAAATCTGCAAGAAGTCTCTTAATCCTTGCATTTTTATTGTTTCGTACATTGTAGGTCAGTTCTGCATTGTACCGGCTGCACCCCATTGCTCTTGTGATATCACGTAGTACCCACCATGCCTGGTCGTCACCATGGAAGTATACCCCTTGGATATAGTGCCCATTGAACATTATTTGATACGTAGATCGCATGTCCATGCTCGTGCTCTCGGTCATTAAATTTCTCCTTCAGTGAGTAATCGGACTGTTGGTAAAGGTACGCCTGACACAGGGAACGGGTCTCTCCCATTGGACCAGGCGTGTTTGACAACTGACATTATTTCATACGCCAATTTAGCTTTAACTTCCGTATCGTCGTGAGCTATCCCCGGCCCTCCGTTTTCAGGGTGCTCTTTGAATATGTATCTTCTGGTAAAGCTGTGAATCGCTCTTCGTTCTTTCCAGGTCAATTCCCTGAAATTTTCCATAACAGCATCGATCTGACCCAGATGCAGCCGAGTATAGGTCTCCAGGGCTTGGCATAGGGCTTGGGCCTGCTGCTTATCTATGGTTAATTGTAATTTTTCCATTGGTAAAAATCCTCCTTTTGATAGAGAATGCGCGGTTTTTCAGATTAGTGAAGTGTTGGATTGACTGGAATTTGAATTTTTTTGAGATTAATCGTTTTTGAGTATTTTCTCAGGCCACTCCTGTGTGCCCGAATCCGTTGTTTCCTCGATCAGATTGAAAAGCTGAAAAAGCGTCTTCATTTAATTCAGGGAAAAAATGGGGGGCACAAATATCCAATAATTTCCTAACCGGAACAGTTAACGAGAAATCGAACACAATCTGTGCTACCCTGTCCCCAATCAAAATCTGCATCGCTTTGTCAGAGTGATTATAAAGGCGCACCTTCACCTCCCCCATGTATCCATGGTCAATTACCCCAGCGTTGGATGCTTCGATAGTGTAATTCATGGCCATTCCAGATCTGCTCTGAATAACTCCCTTAAACCCGGCCGGGATCACAATATGCAGGCCGGTGCTCAAAACTTCTGAGGTTCTCGGGTACAAAACAGTTGCCTGGCCGGATCGGATATCCCAGCCGGCATCGTGAGGATACTTTTTGATGAGGTTATTGCCTTTGTGCTCAGGGATTTCATTGAATTGGTAGAACATGCTTATTTTTTCCTTTCGTGAGTTTTAGTTTTTCAAATCGGCCCAGATGAGTTTGACAAAAATCCAGAACCTTCCCATTCTTCCTCCTCCGTTTCTTGTGAGTCACCTGGTATTTCTGATATAGTATCAATGGGGAGTACTTCTCCCTCAATCGACCCCGTTGTGATCTCCTCCCGCATGATTGCGTAAAACACATTTTTGGCCAGAGCATAAAGATCAATAAAATCCTCTGCTGGATCCAAATTGGTACCTTCAGATATGAATATAATCGGATCTTCGCTGACCCTTTTAGGGGTACTTAGCTTGCACATGCATGGCAGGTTGGACCAACCCCCTCTCACAATCTTCTGGTGAAGCTCCTGGTATGTACACCGTACAGGTACTTCGTTTTTACCAGGGAATTGGTCTTTGAAATATCTGTCCAGCTCCTGGAGCACCCTGGTAATGTATGGGACCTCATACGGGCTCTGCTTCACGATCCAATATGCAAAAGCCGCAATAATGTCAGACCTGTAAAGCCAGAAAGCACAGCCCTGGTAGCCCTGGGATATGTCTCTGTTACACAGTAACGACATAGCACCTCCTTTTAACAAATTAATAAAGGTTCTCTGAATAAAGTTTCTTACCATCCCCGCCAACACGGCGGAGTATCTGTCTGTTTTTCTCCGCCAATACCCAAGCCTCTTCCCGGGTATAAAATTTTCCGAACTGGTCCACAAATCCTTGAATCGCCTGGCCGCCCTCTGGGTAAGTATCTCTGATGGAGGCTAACATAAACTCATCAAAGTGCCTGATAGATACCACAATGCGTCCACTGGGTAACATACAGGCAGCACAGACTATTCTTGGCCCTATCACTGTATCAATTTGAGCCATATCCGAATTAATCATCGAATTCCCTGTCCTCTCCCCTTGATACACCCTCAGGGTACTTGATTTTAAATGGGAAATCCTCCTGAAATCTGTACTCAAATTCCGGGCCCAAACACCTCTTAGGGATGAACATTGGCCTGGGGGGTCTGCAATACTCGTACTTAATGCACGCGAACATTGCAGCCTCCCGTACCTCAGACGGGGTAAACTCTGCCTGGTGAATCAAATTCTCCATAGTGTCAACCAGCATTCGATACTTTGGGTCGTTTTGATATTTTTCTTGGGGTGTTTTCATAGCAGAGCCTTTGCAATTGCACACCTCAAAGCCCACTTCTTGCGATCTTTCGGTGGTAATTTTTCAAATGGTATACTGACACTTACGAACGGCAGAGCAATCCACTTTTTGTAGAGTTGCTTCGGAGTAATACTAGGGACGTCAATTACACTGGCAGCCAGGTACATCTCAGTCTGTCTGTTTATCCCATGCTGATCCTCCCAGGTTCCTGGATCCGATTCACTGTATACTTTGCACCCCATTGCACGTAAAGCTTCATGGGTAGTTAACGCAGTGAGTTCTACAGGCCCGGTAGGGTCTGATGTTGCTTCTGTAACATGAGTTTCATCCCTAGACTCCAGTATAATTGAGTCATGCAAAACTTCCATTTTAAGGTTAAGTTTTTTTGCGAGATTTGCCATATCATTCATATAAGTCTCTGCACAGAACTCAGCGAGCCTGGCTTGCTTTTCCATATTGCTTAATGCCCTGGCACTGGGGGTTCCCTGCTTCTCCGTTTCGTCCCCCTCCCCCTTCGCCGGCTGAATCCCCTGGGAATTATCCACCTGCACAAATGTGCCTTTCCCATAGCTGATGAATAATTTGTCTTTCCGACGGTAGGACACTTCTTCAAGCCAGATAGGCATTGATGTGCACACCCCCCACGGGCTACTACCCCTCCTACACTCCCACAATTCCCACGGTTCTTTGCATATCGCGGCATCTTCTGCGAATTTTTTCATAGCCTCTGCGTGGATATGGGTTTCAGTCTCATCAGGCATAGGGTAACTGGTAAAGGATTTGTCCTTTTTGCGGTACACTGTATCTGGCAGAAATCGGGGCCCGGATATTAAAGAAATATCCTCCCAACCCTTGCCTTCAACATAGTACTCCCACTGGGCAGGGGGTGTATTAAAAACCATATTATCCGCAGCATACACGAATTTTGCGATTGTATGAGGTTTGAGTCCTGAATGCGGATTCGCCGGATCTGACTCAAAAGACAGATCTTTTTTTCTATATTTTGTAGCTCTGTTCCACGCAGGTTTCGCAGTCACAAGTTCCCATGCATCTCTAACCCAGAACTCCCATTGGGTCCACGGATTGTCGAGGTACAATTCTTCGATGGCGTACAGAACTTTTGCAATTGCATGTGGTGTTTTATTTTTCATTTCATTTTCCCTTTCTCTTTTATAATGGTTTCACATTTTTCCCAGCACACCTTTATCACCTGAGCATCCCATAACGCATTATGCTTCTCAACACCACATCCCAGATCCAGCCCGGAGTACTCTTCTCTGTTGATATCCGGGTCTACACCCACTGCATAGAGCAGCGTGCATAGATCAAAAGGTATGTAATGCACTTGGTCGGGTATATTGAAGGCATGCCCCCACATTTGATTGAACAGAACCCAGTCATAAGACAGGCAGTCAGATATTATCTGAACAAAGTCATATGGCTCAATGAACCTTTCAAATTCTGCGCGGATACGCTCAGTACCCCCAAGGACTTCAACGTTGCCTAGTGGTGAGGATGCTGTGAAAGGCTCGGGCCCCTGCATAATTAATCTCATATGAGGTACAACATTAGCCTCGAACCAGACATTGTCTTCAGTTGTGGCAAATCCGTCTCTGAACCCGGGGCATTCTGCATAGAATGTTTTGTTATCTTCTGTTACAGCGCCCAGGCTTACCAGTTTGGTGTGTTGGTGCAGACCGGTGAATTCTGTGTCTATGAAAATTTTCATTTCTTGGCCTCCTCCGCTCGGTCCTTCCAAAGGATAAACCGCTCGTTGGCCTCAATGTATTTTCTGGTCAATTCTTCTTGAGTGAATTGGTGCCACTCTGCTGAGCTGGAGTACCGGCAGCATAGAATTCCATCTATAACTTTTTCCTCGTAATACATTATGTCATTACCCTCTTTTGTTTATGGTGGTATGTGGAAAGCAAAGTAATTCCTTACCAATCGCTCTCTGCGTCAGTCATCCTGGGAGAACCTATTGCAACCTGTGAAAAGCAGGCTGCCTTCACAACGTTACCACAGTGCCTGCACCGGAAATTTTTAATTCCACCCCCATACACTTCTGTGTGTCGGTACACTACCCTAGGTATGAAGTTACGCCCATGGCAATAGGGGCATTCCAGTGGGTCTTGTGCTTTGTTATCCTCTTGCTTTTCAGCTTCCCTTTCAGGCCAACCAGCGCTCAGAGCATCTACCTCAATTTCCATGGAGATAACGTCTCCCTCTGTGAAGTAACATACGCAGAACCCATGGTGCTGTAACTGTGTGGTTGCCAAGACGCGCTGCCCATGATATTTGTGGAACTTCTGCAGACCTGACGGCTGATTTACCCAATATCTTTGCATTCTGTGCCCCTCCTTATTGGGGGTTGAGTCTCTTTTTTCCAATTCTTTAGCGTGATCCCCATAGATATCCAAACCGCTGATACCATACTCTGTCATTATATACCTAGGAGTTTCTCTAAACTTTTTACACCTGCGTTCGTACATACTTTCGTCATAGGCTATTGCAGCCATCATATCTGACATACTCTTTCTCCTTTATTGCGAACCCACGTAATCTATTACTCAGATCAGTCCCCCCTAACCTCCCATAAGGTGAAGCCCAATTGTCTGCTACCGCCTGTCTCCATTCTTCTGGAGTTATACTGTCCACTTTGTCCAGGAACAATTTTAATAACCATATAGGAGGTAGGAGCCAGGAATAATCATCGGGTGCTTCTAATTTGGACAGGGGAAGATTATGCTGTTCAGCATCTTTTCTGGAATGCCCAACAATAAAATTAAAAGCTTTTTGTCCAAATAATCGCTTCCCTATTTTAGCTCCCAGGAGGCTATGGCCTAAATTTGTACCGTCAGTTATGTGGTTCATCCCTATGTACCCAACATCGTGCACCAAAATGCATATAAACTGCCAGAATTTAGGCCACTCCCTGTACAATTTAACCCACGCAATTATGACAAATACGGAGTGCAAAACGGAATGAGATCCGAATAAGACTGATTTTGTACCCTCTGATAATCTCATGATACCTTCTCCCCCTTCTTCCTTGCAGTTTTACAGACATAATTCTGCCACCAGTCCCTCCACTGAAGTACGCGACTCTGTGTCAGGTGTACCACACCGTCACTGAGCCAACCCAACTCCATGTCTGAGTTTTGCCATGAAAACTCTGGGAAAATTTTGCACCCTGGTTTCCATCTCCGGTACTTTGTGCCGATTTGAGGTGCGTTCACTTCCGGCATTGGCAGCTTCACTCCACCGATATTGATAGTAGGGTGCAGAGTTTCAAATGTTTCCGGGCAAGTACGCGCGAAAGGGTACCATTTACAGTTTGCCAAAAATCTGTGAACTATATCTTTACCTTTGGCCACCCTCCTGATCCTATGGGGACCTTCCCAAGTATCCCCCATTGTTGAGACCTCAACCGGTTTATCAATAAAGGGTGAAATTTCTCTCCAGTTAAGCGCTGAGAAGTACTTAGGTTCAAACTCCTGCTTTTTATGGTGATACTCGTGCTCTTCACTTAAAGACTTTTCTTTTTCATGTGCCATTCTTCGTTACCTCCTGTATTATTAGAACTGTCAAAGTCCCTTCCGATTAATGAACCCCTTCAAACCTACGCATAGGGACTACAATCTGTTCCAGGCACTCAACTGGAACGATAGGGTGTCCGGTACCAGAATCCTGTTAGGCAATTCAAGCCAGGTCCAGTAACCTCGGGGTGACTCTCCTTGTGCTTCAAAAGAACGTATCTTCGTTCTGAAAAAAACCTTTAGTTTCCGTTGTGATTACTGTGCGTCCATCTATTTCTTCTTTTGAGACCATTTTCATCATGATTCCCTCTCCTTTTCACAAATACCCTGTTTGACATTTCGTACCATGGCCCATGCACAGAGATCCCGTTTCATATAAAATACCGGAATGCCCAGTTCCTCAGCTCTGGCTATCTCTTTTAACGTACCATCCGACTTTTCCCATCCAGGTAGCACCAGCACGCAGTCAGAAACCTCCAGCCAGGCCAGGGAGTACTCATAGAACTGCTGCACAGTGAACTCATCATCCGGACGGTCTGTGATAAACGTATGGTCATGCCATGGGCAGAATGGGGCGAATCCCATAGAAAACAGCAGGGCACAGGCTTGCTGTCCGTGTCCGATATTGCGCAGAACATCGAGCACGTTATCTGCCGAGTAACAGCCGGCTACGTATACCCGTGTTTTGTTAGCCATTGTCATTGGTGTATTTCTCCTAAGTTAAGTCTATTTCTCAGTTTATCCTGGAAAGCTTGGCTTTCTTCATCTGTAACTCGTTAAACATCTGATGCCGTAGCCCTTTATTATTAAGGGCTTTATTCACAGTTTTCACGAATATCGATTCGGATCGCTTTGGTAAGAAACTCCGCACGACAGAGTCAACGATACTCAGGTCTGCTTCACACCTGTATACGAGTTCCCTGCACAACCGTCTCTCAGCATTTAATGTGCGCCATGCGAATTTTCTTTCAAAGTCAACAAAGTCCGGGACATCTGGTTTTGATTGTGCGAGTGCTTTATTCATGGCGTATGAGTACATCATACCAATTAAGATACCTATCCCATAGAATAGGGCTAGCTCCAAATCTAAGAATAGTACACACAAGACGTATTGAGTCAAAAAAGCCAACCACCCTATAATAGCCAATTTCATACTACCTTACCTCCCTCCCCACAAGCAGCTTCTTTCTTAGTAAAACCAGGATCAGCGAATGAAAATTTCAAGGTATTTCCAAGGAACTCTCTCACCTGTTTCTCCGCTTCATTGAAAATGGCTGTTCGAACGGGATTAACCTCATACTGATTATTCTTTGCCTGATTGATAAGTCCACTGGCCACCTCATCTTCGATTGTCCTTTGTATAACCCCGTCCTGGTTCAAATATTTATTCACGGTTTCCCGGACAATGGATTTGACTTCATCCCGGATTGACTCCCTGGTGAGGCCCAGTTCGTTCATTAAAATTTGCCTAACCTGATTTGTCGTCTTTTTGTCCATTTTATTTCCCTCATTATTAATATTCCTGATTACAGCATGTCCCTCCGATCCCAAATCAATTAAATAATTTCCAAACTTTCTCTCTGAATCATTAACATTCATTGGCACTACAATTTACCCCTTTTTTATACCCTTTTTCCTATTAAAAATTAGACCCGATCCAATAAAATAAAGGAGCGGCAAAAGATACCCCAAAGATAAAACCAACCATTACCGCTTGTGTCTGTCCACCCATCATCATTCACCATCACTTTTCTATTTATGTTTCAGTTGTCGGCTTAACTTCTTGTATTCAAGTTTTGGCTGATTTTTCCAAAACTCAAGCTTTTCATAGCCTCCTCATCAAGTGTTTCATTGAAAACACTTTTCAAAGACCGTTTATAGTCATCTTACAAATTATTCCGGATGGTATCGAACTCTTACCCCTTTGATCCAATTATAAAAGATATCCATCCAACCATATGCATATCGCCATTGCTGCATTCCATCCTGTAATGGCCACGGTTCGTTTATCTGAAATTTTCTATAAAATGGATACTTCATCATTCACTCCTTTTTTTCCATAGGTACTTTTGAATATCGAGCACAAATCCTGCTGTCTTTCCGTTATCCGCAGGACATGTGGTATTTCACTTTTTTACCTCCGCCATGATGTCGTTTCTCCACCATGAGGCCCATGCCTGAGCACTGTCTTCGGTGAGGTGAACACATCCTTTTTCAAGGGCAATTTGCTCAATTGCGTATCCCTGCCAAACAGACTTAATATATCCGTTGCGGTGGGATGGTGTGACGATCCATACGGTGGCTCCATGCCTGGGGGCCTTAACTTCTGGCATTGGCAGCTTCCATCCTCCTGCAAGAGTACTTGTTGGATGGGTAGAAGAATCTATCTTTCGTAACTGAGCCTCATGTACCCACACGGTACTGCACCCTTTTGGATAATCCCTGTGGTTTGATTCATGCAACAAAAGCCTAACTCCATCATTCACAGAAGAGAACTCAACTATTTCTGCTTTGAGTGGGATTGCGAACCTATATCGATCATAAACCATAACGATATTATGGAGTTTAAACCCGTGTCTCGCTGTTAATTCGTGAGTACCTTGGTAGGTTTCTGGAATCGTTTTGAGGTAATTGACCCAAAACCTGGAATGTGTGTTTGTCGAGATAATCTCGAATGGCGTTCCTGTTTCATCTACAAGCTTTAAAACACCCTTTTCCCATTTAAAACCCTCATATGAATATTCAACTTTTTTCCCGTAATACGGGATAGCTTTCTTCCTGTTCAGTCCGGAGAAGTATTCCGGTTCAAATACAGGTTCCTTGCGGCGGTATTTTTTATATGGGTGCCAACTGGGTTCAGACGAACAAGGGTACCATCTAATACCCTCGTAAAAGCTAAATTCCCATAAATCCCAGGGGCGGTCAAAGTGTTTACAGTCTTCTTCATATTGTTTTTTCAGTTCTTCGTGTGCCATTACTTACCTCCTCCAGTTCCTTTTATATTACTTCGTGGTATGAATATTTGTCGATGTTCATCATTCACTCTCCTATATCACACTTAATTCCAGGCCAATCAGGTTCAGCAAGCATGTAGGTTTTTCCGCATTCACCACCCCTCCTTCCCCCTGGTCATTTTGCTGCCGGAAAGATATCATCAAACACCACAGGTACTTTTTGTTTCAACTCCGCCAGCAGCGGCAGCATCAGTGCCCTGATCTGGGGATGGGCCTTTTTGGAACATCGCAACGTGAACATGTGACGCCACTCACGGATATTTCCCTTGACCACAATTTCTGTCTTCAGGGAGTTGGGAAGCATCTCCCTGGCCTGTTCAGGCCGCCATTTATGCTTTATCAGGTATTTGTAATCATTTTCAGCTTTACAGCAATTATCAAAGAAAACCCATTCGGGAGAAAGAAGATCATGAAATGCAGGTGTATTTGCTTCTGATTCAGGATTATCAAAATCCCACAGTCCGATAAGTTTTTCAGAGCACCATACAGGACGGATGAACTCCATTCCGCCATCGTACCGCACATACCGAGTGGATTCTTGAGCAAAGGAGCATAACCTATGCCTGACCAGTTCATGGGTTACACCTCGATTGGTAACAAACCGGACAATAATATCGCCGAATTCGATCATGTCATGGTGGCCCCGGTCCAGTAACATTTTGACAAACTTTTGAGAAGAGTGATACTGACAAGCCGTATAAGTACAATTTTGATTAATTTTATTACTGGGGAATACCTCTGGATGCTCACAAAATTCCCCCCATTTTTTAGTGCATCCAATTTTGTCTTCAGATTTGTAATAGGTACGGCCAGCCAACTCGATTGTTTATAGCAAATTGGCTGGTAGGCTAATTATGCTGTGGCTTTGGTCTATGATTTTCATTCTTCTTCTCCTTTGTTAAGAATCTTCGCATACTCAATCAATGCCTGCTTTGCATCTTGTTTTGTAACAAAACATCCAATTTGGTATGCTCCAGTCTCATCCCAGGCAATGTAGCCCGGCGTTATATGACGGTCGGTCCAATGAGATTCAGTAAATTTGTCTTTCATTTTGATTCCTTTTGATTGGCTAATCCTGAGAAATTTCCAATACCACAAGAACACTATGCAGTACCCTATAGGGGCTAATATCAGTAAGACTCCCATAGGAATCGTCACCTCCCCACCCCCACCTTTTCATCCAGTTCTCCAAGTGGAAACCCCGGTCTTCAGGCCGGGGAGGAAACTTGGCTTGCACCCTGAAGGGCATAAACAAAATTATATCCGTTCTGACGGGATATGAGTTTGCAATACTTCCAGGATATTCCCTGGACGGTTTCCGTATTAGTTTGGATATTAAAGCTGCCGGACTTCCGGACAGCCACTCTGCCAATATACGTTCCTTTCTTCTTACCAGTAGGAACGATCGCTTTAACCATATCCCCGGTGGCAAAACCGTGAACTGTTTTCTGATCCATCAGGTATCCCCGGGGGAAGCCGTATTTGTCCACACGGGTTCTTTGATAACTGCCACGGCCCATGGCCTTTATCAGGAACACGTTTTGTTTCCAGCCGGATACCGAATCCACTTTGCCGGTGCAGGCAGCATCCAGACAATGGGTTTTGGGTATATCCAGCCGGGACCGGTTGTATTTGGTCCTGCCACCGGTTGAGCATTCTACCGGCAGGCCCAGGCCCCTGAATTCAAAAAAGATAGCGTTCCTGGTGGCGTTTACCGCTGCGGTTGATGTAAGGGAGGGTCTTTTACCTTCCAGGAACCTGGTGGCATTTTTGACCCGGACCTGATCTATCTTTTTTTGTGACCTGGATAAAAGGCGGATCCAGTCTGTCGGCTGCAGGTTCTTTTTTGATTCCTGATTACAGGCTTTACAGGCAATGGCCAGGTTACTGATCCGGTTTGATCCTTTATCCCCTTTTGAGGGATTGCGGGGGATGAAATGCTCAATTTCCAAGACCGGATCCTTGCTCAAGCCATTGCAATAAACACATTTTCTGCCATATCGTTCCAACAGATATTCCCGAAGCTCGTATCCGAACAGGGTCCCTTGCTGATACTCAATCCCTGAAATATCCGGGTTCTGCAACTTCTGAGCATCGAACCGGACCCGTTCAAGGACAATGCCTGTGACCGGGCAGAGCCTTTGATACTTTTTCACCCAGGATAAAGTGTTATCCACCCGTGATCTGAGACTTGGCGGAAGCCACCCTTTGGGCCGGGTTCTGTTATCGAACCGGGGCTTTCTGTGCCAGAGGTTTGCGGTCCTTCGCCTTCTCCGGTAATTGGATCTTTGATCCAGTTTCTTCCGGATGGCAGCGCCCCGATGGGTCAGTTCCGACAGGTGCAGTATCTGGGCATGACCGCCATCCTGTCTCACCACGGCCATGCCGGTTGTTTTGGCTCCGGGATCAATTTTAACATTAACCGGCTGCACATCACTGTCCTCCCGGATCCGGTCAACGAGTCTAATGGTGAATGGAAACATATGGTGAACCCGGGCCCGGCCCTGTGCAAGAAACTTTCTTGCCCTGGCCGGATGGCACGGCATCAACGGATCACCGTTCTTGTCAATTACAAACACACGGCTTACGCCGTTCTCCGCCGAAGCACCCATAGAGCACACGGCGGGTGACGGTTCAACCCTGGCATCGGTTGAACTCTCCCCTCGGGATTGTTGCACAGCGGCATTCTGCCCGGACCCGTTTCGTCCATACCCCTGTAGGTTTTCTGCAACCCGGGCTTCAAGTGGGCGGGACTGAGGAAGCATCCCGCCGTTGGTCTTTAGCTCTCTATGCAACTTTTAATGTTCTCCTTTTTTGTATTTGCCATTAAACTTTGAACATTTCCCTGGTCAACCATGGAGCCTTTTACAAGCTCCGGCCTTTAGGCCGGGGTAGTTGACTTGGCCTTACCTTGAACATTGCCATGCTATTTCTCCTTATTCAAAACCTCATGCCGCGCGATCTCCTCCAACAGCACCTTCTGGTCTTTCCCTGTTTTTTCCGCCAGAAACTCCCGAGAAGACTGCTTCGCCTTGGCCAGTGTAGTCTGCAGCTCAACGTTTACCCCCATACCAGTGGTCATTTCATGAATCCACCAGTGGTTCTCGTCCTTGTATGCAATGAACCGGGCCTTGCTGTAACCTTTGAGTTTAATCTCCTCGGCTTTGACCGTTTCAATCTCCTGGGTTTCGGGGCACCGTACTTTGTATCGTTTCAGAGTCGTCTCTGTTTTTTTCTTTGGCATGCAAATTCCTCCTTATTCGTTGTCGTTCCTTTTTTTTCCAAATTCTGCGAGTCTCCCGGCGTTTTCTGGAAGACCTCGTGTAGCTCTTGTACTCTCCACCTGCAGCATCTTCTGGGAGTTTTCTTCCCACTACAGATTTTCTGGCAAATTCTTGAATGTCCAGTATATCCGGGTAATCTCCCAGCCCATTTCCAGGTACTCTGGGTATTCCGTATGGTTTCATTCTTCGGACTCCTTGGATAAATCTTCAAGGCAGGATGAATCCTTCAGCACCATAAACCCTATCTTTGCCAGAGGAGAAGGCTCTTCACCCAAAGCTTCAGACATCAGCACTTTCTTTTTAAAATCCTCGATACATTCTTTGATTACAGAATGAGATACGTAAGTTGCGGGTTTTAGGGTAATGTGAACCAGATCCGATGTGCCCTGGGGGGATAACATACGCTCCATGTGACCTATCATGTCTTGTAAAGTGGGTCTCTCTTTGGGCATGGTGGCCTCCCTTATTCTTCGTCAGATTTATGCCCCTGGATCGATACCTTGGGAAGGGCAGCATCCATTTTGGTAAATATCCGAAAGACTCCACCTAAAATGAATCTGAAGAATAATTTCATAAAACAAAAGAAAGCCAGAATGCAAAGTAAGGCAGGCCAGAAAATTAAAACGCACAAAAAGTGACCCACTACACTGAACCGAAAGTACACTTCGCCACCAAAATGATAGTCACCATCTGAATCTTTGTAAGCCCGCCCTAACAGGACTTCGTACCTTTTCTTATCAAAAAATCTGCAAAAATAAACGTAGAATACCAGGCCAAAACAGACATAGAACACACAGAATACTAAGCTGAACACCCAACTGATCAAAAACATATTTTTCTCCTTTTTGTATAAAATTGTAGAATCGGAGGGGCAGTGATTTGAACACTGCATGCCTTATTGTGGTGCCGGTTACGGTCTGCGGACTTACACCATCTTACCCGACCTTTGCTCCTTATAATCAAGGACAACCCTGCGTCTACCCATTCCGCCACCCCCCGATTTTTATACCTATAATTTAAATTTTAACCACACGTGGTAAATCCACATTCTCTGCACATAGCACATCCGCCCTCATGAAACAAAGCCATCTGTTTACACTCCGGGCACTTTGCTCCGCGCACACCTTCAGATCCATCACCCTCGTCTAGTTCATCAGGTAAAGCAGAAGGGCGATATTTCGCCAATACCCGCTTCAGCACGCTGGCAACATCCACCATGGTGTACGCACTTTTCTGAAGCTGCTCCAGTACCTCTTCCAAGGGTATTCCATACCGCAGCAGCATGCTGATCAGACGACAGGCCAGGTCCCAGTTACTGGTGCGCTCCTGCCATAGTGTCGGATTGAATTGGCCATCACCGTTTGCACCGGCTTCTACCGGCAACTTGGCAAATACCTCAATGGGCATCTCATCCCCATCTGTGGAGACAATCACATACAGTTTGGCCTTTTTCCAGAATACCCGGTACCTGGTGGCCTCCTCCACATCGAACAAGCCCCGTTTAATCAGAGTGCCCGGGGCGGGGAGGGGTAGTGCAGAAGTCTTCTGTTTTTCAGAAATAGCCCCCAGTACCCCTACCTTGCAGTTTTCACGGAATACAGTCACACCTTTCAGCCCCAGTTCATAAGCTTCCAGGTAAATTTTTGAAATCTCCTGTGGGGTTGTGTTCTCAGGCAGGTTCAAAGTAGAGCTGATGGACGCGTCCGTGTACTCCTGCAGCGCACTTTGCATACGCAGCCTATCCATAGGGTCAACCTCATTGGCTTCTACATAGCCCAACATAACTTTGGCTTCTTCCAAGGTTTTACCTTTAAACCGGTTGAAGTCCTCAAGCATGCGAACCACTGCCGGCCGGTGAATCATTTCATAGGTTTTTCCGTCAATTTTATTCTTCCGGGCGTATGCGAATTTGTATAAGGGTTCGCCCCCCGATGTAAGGTTTCCGGAAATAATGCTGATGCTCCCGCACGGGCCCATAGTGTTGAAGGCTGTATTTGCCAAACCTGTATCCAATATCGCGTTGGTGAGGATGTCTCTGCATTCGTACCCGTCCACCAGGTTTGTGTAATAATTACATTCAACAAAGCGTTCCCTGGCCTCTCTTGGCTCAAGAGCCGGGGCTACACCGAATTTGGCCACCGCCTCCACACTGGCTTCAAGCTCAGCAATGGCTTTTCTTTTGGCCAGATCTGACAAAAACTGCACAGCTTCCGTGCTGCCGTAGGTCATACCCAGGGCTGCCAGAACATCACCAATTCCTGTCATTTCAATGCCAATTCGCCGGCTGAACTCGTCCATCTCTCTCTGCGGCTGCAAAGGATGTCTCTCACGGTTCATTTCGGAGAACACATTTAAAATGTACACTGCCGTTTTGACATCTGTGAGAAATCTGGTGTAATCAAATGTACCATCAGGTGTGCTGTATTTTGTGAGTACCATACAGCCCAGAAGGCAATTAGCCCAGTTAGGCAGCATCTGTTCCCCACAGTTCAGAGTAGCGATACCATTAAACATACCCATTCCGCGTTTAGGGTCGGTAAAGCAATAAACTTTTTCCGCTATCTCACCTGTTCTTTCTACGCTTTTTACACGGACTATTTTAGAGCATCTAGCCTTAACCCAACCCTGTTTTACTTTAAGCCTTTTCGGAGAAAATCCACACTCCAGGCTTAGTATTGAAACACTATGTGCAGGTATCAGAAGTCTGTATGAGGTAGCACAGGCGTACTCTTTTTCCCCCCCTCTACCATCAGGCATAGGCTTAACACATTCTTCTTTCATAAGGCTTACAGAGGATTGACATCCCATAGTGCACAGTAATAACTGTATATCACGCAGAAACTGCTCATTTATACTGGTTATGCCAATAGAGCTCCAAGTGCTTTCTCCCTTCTTTGCCTGGCAGCCGCCATCCGCATCACAGATACCTTCAAGCCAAGCTATCTTTGATGGGAGATCGTACTGAAATGGGATAAAGAGTTTATCCCAAAATTTATCCTTATCCAGAGTGACCATAACTTTACCCGAGGGGGGGTACGGCCCACACGAATGTGAATACTCCAGAGAATCCAGTAATTTAATTTTCTCATCATAAAGGGTTATCCCGTAATGAGGATACTTACCCTTTTTTAGAGAATAATATCCGTCACCCGCAAAAAAACCCAAAGTATACGCGTACTTTTTATCTACGGATTCCCCTTCTTTAATTATAGGGTAAGAAAACTTTATCAGAGGATCATTTTCCTGGAGAGAACCAGCTTCCACAGACTTTTGCTGGTGCAGTGAGTTACCTGCCCTTAAACGAAACCCGTGGTAAAGAGTTGGTTTTAGGACTAAACCATTATTGAATTCTACCCGCAGTACCTCTTGATTTTCACCAGTAACTCTTGGGATCACAGTAGTCCATTCAAATCCATTCCAGATTATTGTTTCTTGGCCCACACAATCCTGAATTGGTTTATGGCCCTTATCGGTTAAGATTAGAGTATCCCCAGTGACACAAGGGTTAGAGCCACGGGGAGTTAACTTTTCATTGATATATGTACCAAACGTCCACCCTTCCACAGTATCCTTGAAAATCAGTCCAGGATCCCCACAGGCATGGGCAGCCTCCGCAATCATCTGAATTAACTCTCGTGCTTTTAGTACCTGGTACACTTTTTTAGGCAGACCCGCTTTTTCCCAGGCATCAAAGTCCCCATCCCACTTTTCGTTGTACACTTCCTTTCCTGTGGCTTCGATATCCGGGAACCACAACTCGAAATACTTGTCGTCAAACACAGCCTTAATGAACTCAGAATTTACCATGAGAGAAAGGTTAGCCCCTTCAATGTTTGGTAAAGACCCAGTGATTGCATCCCTCTCAAAAACCTGTTCCGGCTTGTGTTTTGACAAAATGAACTTCGGAGAATCCGGGTGGCGAATGTCCATGGACATCAACAAAGCACCTCTACGTCCATTCTGGCCGATACTCCTCACACATTCGTTGAAGCTCGGCATAAAACTTACAGCTCCGGAGCTCTCTTTTGCCGCATTGTTCACCAGGGCGGTTTCGGGGCGCAGAATATTCAAAGATATCCCGGACCCTCCACGGTAGCTGAAAGTACGGGCCAAATGCTTCTGGGCATCAAAAATACCTTCAAGGCTATCTTCCAGAATCGGAGTGTAATAGCAGTTGGATAAACTGCATGTCCCGGTGGCCCCCAGACCGTATAAAATACTGCCAGCAGGTATGAATCCTCCGGACATAATCAAGGTATCCACGTAGTCGGTGATAGCGTGAAATCCAATCTTGTGCAGGTGGGCCCGGATCAACTTGGATACCCGGGTCCGTATATTCAACAAATATGTTTCCTGGCCATGGGTGTATTTATTCTGCACTATCATCTGAGCGAAATCGTCGCTCTCGTTCAAACTATCAAGCAGCAGGTTTCTTGTAATTACTGTTGTCTTCATTGCTATTTTCCTTTCAAAGCAAATTTCTGATTAATGCAGGGTTGCTGGCATAGATAAAAACGTCATTCCTGGGCGAGTGCATGTGAATGTCCTTGTAGCTCACACAGGCACGATTATTCAGCCTGTTGTCCACACAGCAGGGTACCGTGATGTACACCCAGGTTCTCAATTTCTGAATCAGTACAGACACTTCTTTTTTTGATACATGGGAGTGGTTGGCCAGAACTAATGTGGGTACATTTAATATTTGATGCTTGGTGCCCGCCGACTCCCGCAGATAATCCCCCAGCGTAGCACTATACTTGAATAGCCTCAGGATGCTTTCTGCGGCTGTCAAGTCCAGCTGAGGATCAATACACACCACTTTTTTCTTATAGTTCAGCGCCATCAGTGCCCCCAGAGTAGGGCGCCGGCCGCAGCCTACATCATAGATCACATCAGGATCAAAAGTCCGCAAAAGGTTGCGGCACAGGTTGAACACACCCCCTGTTTCAGACCATTCTTTGATATCCACCACATGATTCATGGCTTTTAAAAAATCGGGAAAGCTTTTTCTTTCCATAACGTGTTGAAGGTTTTTAATGCTTTTCATACATGGTTTCTCCTTTAATATTTGTGAAAGTATGTGCGGAAAGCGAAATTCGTGAAGAGGCCAAATAGTTAAAAAAATAAAAAAGCCCCACGCAGAGAAGGCAGTCTGCGTGGGGTTGGCACTAAAGCCCCGCCAGGTATGCCCGGAGGCGGGCTCTGGCTTCGGTTAAGGTACGGCCTGAAAAGACCATCCCTTGAAATGTAATATGGGCCATGTGGCCCTCCTTTCTCCCGCTGCAGCGGGGATTAAATTACCTGGATTTATACCATCCAGTTATAATCTTATAACAAAGAAAGAAGGGCTTTTTTGAATCTACACAGCCGGCTCCAGGTCCATCCCGAGAATCACACTTTTAAAGTGCTCCCGGGTACCTACGTTCCACAGGTGAATGTCATATTTGAAATCAAATACCGACTCATCCGCATGGTTATCCGGAATATTCGCCTCCGCAGCCTCTCTGCGAACCAGTACCGATTTCACCGGAATGGTGCACTCTTCAAAGTGGTCCTGAAACTGAGCCAGATGCTTGGGCTCCCTGGCCACCACGCACACTATTACCGGTTTATCCGGAATACCGTGAATGCTTATTGGGTCTTTGTCCAGCATGTTGGTGTATAAAAGGTCTGTCAGTTGCTGCTCTACCACATCAATGGTTTTTTGAAACGGGAACCCATTAAAGTCATCCAGTAAAGTGGCAAGGTCCGCCAGAAATTTACGACTCCTGTTATCTTTGGCCCCAGACCACCCAACAGCCTCCGCAATCAATTTTACCGGATTTATAATACTGGTTCGAATCACATGATACCGGTTCGATTCAATCAGAGTGTCAATGAAAAGGTCTTTACCTGTACCTGCTACACCGTTTATCAAAAGGGCCATTATCTTTGCATTCTTTTGCATACATCTAATCCTTTATGTCTTTTTCAACAATCCGGCCTAATGGCCTAAAACATCCACAATCCTTTGCCGGGCAATCTTGGAGTACCGAATGCACTTCCAAGGATTCCTCCCGGTATCCTCCTTGATCTTATTTAAGATATGGAGTCTTTTCTTATGAATGTGAAGTAGCCTTTTTTCCTTTATGGTATAGACACCCTTTATCTGCCGAATTGTCAGCTCGCTGTCACTTCTGATAATAGCTACATTCTTCGGATTTTTCAAAATGCCGGACCCCAGTATCCAACCCAGCAATTTATTCACAGACATCGACTCCGCTGTGTTACAGGTTTGGCGGAACTTGGCTACTAAAGGGAAACGGGTATCCTCTTTCACCAGCTCCTTGTCGTTTTTAAATACTTTGAAACTGCCGTAAGCGGCGGCGTCTACAGCACCATTCCTGTAGCAGCCACCGTCTACGTAACATATGTACTCAGTTATGGAAGTATCTGTTGCACTATACTCCATACCTACCCCTCCCATTTTTGAAAATCGGAAGGATCATCAATAATGCTGGTGATACGCCGCCCAAAATCCTCCTGAGAGGTTGCATGGATAGGGTTACCCTCGTCACTCAGAAAAACCCAGCCTTCGTCTTCGTAATAATAAACTTCAGCTCTAACTCCACCGTGCAACAGTACTCTGGTCCGTACAGGTACAAGCATCCCATTCCATACATTTACGGGTGCATCAGGCTCAAGCTCAGAAGTTTGTTCATTTTCGGACTCGTCTTCTGCTTCTGGTATGGCATGTTTTACATCCAGAATGTGAAACCCTTCAGCCAGCCAATACACCAGCCTACGTACCCCATCTGACATGATAGAGTCTTCAGGTCTGCGTACCATTACCTCGTACCCCAAGGCTTCACCCCCCACGACAAGATGTAGCACACCCCCCGGAGAGGGTATAACTGTTAAAGCATTATGCTTGCCATTGTCATTAATGGTGTAAACCGTAGTTCCCGGGGATACCAGAACAAGCTGTCTAACACCGTTTATCTCTGCACGTAAAAACACAGAATTTTCCTGGCAGCCCTTTACCATCAAATCAATAGTTTCTCTAGATAGTACTTTGTATTTTGGAAACTGCTTTGCATATTCCAACAGCTGAAATTTTACCTCATTCAGGTGTTTTATATCTTCCTTCCTCTCTTCTTCCAGGCTGGCCACTGTACGCATCAGATGAGCCTTTTCCTGTTTCAGCTTTTCCTTGAACGGATCAGCCATTGTGCTCACAAAGTTTCTGGCATCAAATCCCGCCTTCCACTTCATCTGGCATAAATCCTTCCCGGGCACAGTGGTATCCAGGAACAGACTCATAGCGGCTTTGTTGTTTTCATCGTTCAACGGCTGGTGCCGTACCCAGAAATCAACCAGAGAACTCACATATGCAGCCACATTTTCCCCAGTGTACCCAAGAGCTCTGGCGGTACAAGGTTCCTGAACAGCTTCTTCCTGCTCAAATAAAGCTTCATCTATGTATTCTCTGACAACTGCAGGGTAGTCAGTATACATACTCACTAAATACAGTACTGGCAAAGCAAATACATGCCACAGACCCAGGCTCATTCTGCAATCAATGTACAGAGCAGGGGTATTGTCTATAGTCGGGCAGTAATCCCCGTTTTCGTCCCACTCAATTTTACGCAGCAAATCTGAACCCAGGTCGTTTCTGAACTCCATGTTATCCACACAACCCACCAGCACATCAATTTTTACCCCTTCTCCAAGCAGTTCGTATAAATGGAAAAGATTCGTAACCCGGTCTTTAATAGTTGTGATGCGCACAAAATACCGGTCCATCATATCCTGCTGTAAGGCTTCAACTTTAGACATGCCCAGGTTTGTCACTTTGTGAAACTGGGTGCCAATGTTCTGAATCTCCACATCGTCATCATCAATTACCGTGATATTCCTGGCCCCCATGGCCACCAGATTTTTCACAACCGGGGATCCTATCCCACCGGCCCCCACCACTACAAAATGCATGGTCTGCAATCTGCGCAAGGGTATGGCATCAGAGAACCGGGTTGTAATCTGCTCCTGCACATTAACTCCAACGGTTTCCCGGCTCTCCGTTGCTTTTTGAACCACCCAGTCAGCGTACAGCTCCCTTTTTTCTTCAAAAGACTGCGGAGCTGCCTGTGAATTGGCTTGGTCTCCTACTATAGCTTCAAACATATTTGGTACCTCTTGATTAAGGTTTAAGGTGTCTCTCTAACTTACTTTGGAAAATTGTGCCCAATTACAACTTTTTCTTTCCCTGATACTTTACCATTTTTCCCATCTGCTTTTTCTTCCTTAGTAAACAGGTACTCTGTCCATTCTTCCTGGGGCACCAGGTCAACCACTTCGGCGGACAGCCACTCCCATAAGCTCATGCACCCCTCAGGTATTAAGTTATCCGGCCATTGCCCTGTACTGTTTGCTTCTGCTTCAATGGTTTCCCAGAAAATGGTGTCCACCAATAAACTTGTCTCATTAATCAGAACTCTCACGTTATCCAGCACAATGGGTAGCACTGTACTCAAGGGGGGCGCGTCTTCCCCATACCCATTATCCAGGCACCCCATATAAAATGCATATGAAATAGATGAGATGAAATCCCCCTGAGTTATTGAGTTAAAAAACCCAATACCCCTCAAATCATGAAGCAAGCTTTTAATCTCCTCATCCTCGGGATTGGCTCTCAGGTATTCGGTAAGTTCATCCAGCCGCCATGCCAGGTAATCGTCATCGGCTTCCATTTTACTTTCATAGTTAGACAGCTCGGCTTCCAGAAGATCTGTTACAAAAGTAACTGCCGCTTCCTGAATATCCTGCTCTCTCTCAACACTTCTATCAGCCGGTTTGTTTTCAATGGCCGCCTGCCGTCCCTGGGGGGTTGACAAATCAGAGCTACGCCAGTCTTCTCCCCAGCATGGGCCCCACATATCGTCACGGTCATAATCAAGGTAGTCCGGGACATCCCTTAAATTGTTACCGGCCCTGGGGTCACCCTGGTTATTAAGGTAGTGAGACCACCCCCTGTTAGCCGCCCTGTGCTGCCCCCAGTTAAGGGGGTTGTTATGAAAAAATACAGATACTGGCTTTTTAATCAATTTGTCAATCTGCTCATCCAGGGTTTTCTTCTCTGCCCGGGTGAGCTCAGTTTCTTTGTTCACGCCATCTCCAGTGTAAATACCTACCGGAATATCATCAATCCTGAAAAACACCGGGTAATACATAACCAGGCTGGCGAACACCTGTTTGGCTTTGTTAAATACCAGGAAAATACGGTAGTCATTCTGGTATCCCAGCTCTGTTTTCTTTTCCTGCTGGTTTTTGTCTGTGGAAGACCAAAACACGCCCAGGTTTCCATGACTGTGCCCATGGTGCAGGTTGGCAGCAACCCCATCCGGGAATTTTTCAGGCCAGTTCTCTTTCAGGTAATTTGAGTACCTGGCCACATCCTCTAAGTCCAGATCCACATGAGCCTGAGTGGCATCCTGGGCTGCAATAAACATGTCGTACATCAGAAAATGCCGGCTCTTTCCCTGCAGGGGCTGTCCCAGAAGCATGAAAGCACATTCCCCGGTTTTATCCGCGGCTTTGTCCACCACATACTGAACTTTTTTCAGTACCTTGGGAGTCAGAAATACGGCAGGTGTTTTCGGATCCTTTAAAGGGTCTTCCACCTTGGTACCATTTTTAGAAGTTTCACCTGAGTTGCAACCCAGCAGTAGGTAATCACTACCAGTGAAAGCAGCATCTCCCTCCCAATTGGGGAAATCCGGAGTGAACGGGTAAAACGGAACCTCAGCCTGAGTTGTAGTCTGGGATGTGGTAATACCCATGTCTACAGTGTTTACCGGCTGCGCATTAATCTGCTGTGCCGTATTAAAATGATTTGAAACAATCTGACGAATACGAGAAGTCATGGGTACGTCTCCTATAAAAGTTTGGCAAGCAGTTTGCCTACTATTTTGTTTGAAGTTTTCGAAGATGCCGGCAGCACAAAATCCAGGTTCTTAATGCATTCGGTGTACTCAGGCATCACGGTAGTTGGGTGCAAATCTTTATCAGTGATATGGGGCTGTCTAGCCTTCCACAGATACTGATCTAAATAATACTTATTGAGCAGCAACCCCGATTCAGATTTTTCTATAGCCGGGGCCACCATGTCACGCAGCAAAAGGCCCATGGCATGGTCTCTCCCAATAATACGCAGGTCATCATTGATACAGCACTGAAATAATAAGGTTGCATACAACGTTTTGAATGTAGTAAGCACCTGGAACCATGCTGCCAGATAGGGTATTACAAGGGCTTTCCAGTGTCTTGCATGTGTACCTACTTGCGCCTTATTGATAAAGAAAGAATCCAGTGCAATCTCATTCCAAATGTCGTCTGTGGTACTGCAGCCGTTAGCCCGTATAACACCATGCTGCATTTTTACAGCGACTGCCGTCAGCCCGGACAATATCGGAAATGCTAAGCCGTCATGTCGAGGTATGTGCTTTGTGGTCAAAAGCTCCAGCTTTGCCCACTCATCATTAATTTCAGGTGACCACAATTCACCTATAGTATCCGGCATTTTCTCAGTCATAGGTGCTTTCAGGAAATTGTACGTTACCTGGGTCAGGTTGATTAGTGAGGTAATGTACTGACTTTCAGTAATCCCTGACTCAGCCATCAAGTTGGACAGTATATCTATCATGCTGGCACTTGAACGAGTGGGCACGCATCTCCACGGGGTGAATCCACCGTATGCGTCGTTTACGTTATAGGTTCTCATCCAGTCCAGCGCCAGGCGTATTCCGCGTTTAAAATCACCTATTACTTTTACCTTGTTTCCGGTCAGGTACTCTCTGAAAGGGTTATCCATTCCGGTACAAATATTATTAAACATTCGGCCAGGGGTCTCAGAAGAGGCATGCGGATGGGTGGTTGCTGTCAAAAACTCCCGTAGATCGTCTTTACGGTAGTTCAGCGTGTTGCTCAGCACCAGTTCAGGGGGTGAAGCAACCGCAGGATCTCCTTCATCTTTTACAATGCACACATTCGGAGTTGTGTTTTTGAAGGCGTAATACCCTTCCCGGGAGAACGTCATCTCATATCTCAGGCAAGGTTCCGTAATATAAAAAGGATGAGTCCCGTTATACACCCAGATCATGGGAGCATTCGTGGTTTCTAAAACAGACTGTTCACTCGAATTCAAAGCGGGTACTGTCAGCCTTGAAAACTCCGGATATTTTGGCTTTACCACTGTGTCCAGCCAGTCAACTCCCAGGGTTATGTCTTTTTCAGACCAGTTGGAAATCTCCTGGTATTTTTTTATCAGAGAGTTCAGCTGCTTTTGCATTCTTTGGATGTTACGCTCCAAAGCCGATGCTTCTCCCTGGGAACTGCTGATCTTCAAATATTGGTTAAGAACTCGCTCCTGTAGTGAAGCAGGGTCATAGTTCAGGTGAGTTATTGTCATTCGTCCTCCTTATATAAGTTGGGAAACATGTAGGTATTTTTCAGGATTGAGCCCAAGTAGGTTGATGAAACATTGATACTGGCGGATATCACGTAAAACATGTTTGAAGGGTGGTTAACATTTTGCCCAGCTGCCGGCTCAGTATCCAGGATAGAGTATATAGACTCCATCCTGGATGCTGCGAATGTCAGTACATGTGGATAAGTATCTATCACCCAGTGAGAAGGTGCAGACCCTTTGGAGCCAATTGTGTGTGTCAAGCACTGAGATAGCAAACCCTGCCCAATCTCTGTGGACAACGATAAAACAGCGTCAATCTCCACAGGGTACTGAATCAGGTAATCGTTTTTCTTTACCCCGTAAGAGTCCAGTATAAAATTTGTGGTGTTTTTATCTGCTGGAAAGCAAATATCCAGAGTCAGGGGGGACGCATGCTTGATAAAGAACGGCAGGGCAGGTTTTGCCGGATGCATCAATGTAATTACCCCCAGTATCTCCGGGAAATTCCGTAAAACATTATCATTCTTCAGCCGTGCGTACTTAGTTAAAGCATCATACCCCCATAACCGGGTACCCTGACCTTGAAAGCTTATACCAGGGCTTGCAAATTCTGAGACACAATCCTCGAAAATAAAGGGTTTGAACTCTCCTAACATTTCCGGAGTTTCTTTTTGCAAATATGATACCGATGTTTTCTTTTCTTTCAAGCACTCCCGGATGTGAGATTCAATGAAAATTGGGAGATGGTTGCTGGTATCGGTTAAAATATGAACTTTATTAAAAAGAACTTCGGACATCCTTGTTTTGGGTGGGAAACTTGAACGGTTGAAAACATCGGTGTAATGGTTTCGTACCGCTGGTGCAAAAGAATATACCAGATTGAGCATCCGGTGCACTGCGGATACGGCGAAAGCATACATGGTGGCAAAAGATTCCCGGGCTGACAGTTCTGGGTCAGGTACGGATAATATCCTTGCCATAATGTCTATACAGAAAAATGCATTGACATCAGCACCCAGCTTATCTTCATCAGACGGGAACAGCTGATCTGCAATAGAGCAGAATGTTTCCAGATTGTATATTCTTGACAACAGAACGTACTTATAGAATTCCCGGATATGGAATATAAAGTACCCTGGGTCTTTAGACTCAAATATGCTGGCCTGGTAGTTTTTACAGGACAAAGAGGTGTCTACCCATTGAAAGAAGATCCCCATGTGGCCGAGGGTGTAGTTGTTTTTTTGGTGCAGTGTTGTAAAAAGTACAAGCTGCCGGATATGCAAGTTTAAATCGTTCCTGGAATGCAGGGCTGTATCAGCCAGGGACTCAGCAAATTGAGTACCTGAAATTAAATCAGAAGTTTCCTTGTCCTTCATAGCCCGGTACTTTAAAACTTTTCGATGGGCTTCCATCCTCAATATGGTTTGAATGTAGTTGAGAATACATTCATAAACGGGTGTTTTTTCCAATTTATCAAACTCTGAAGAGAAGTTCGTATAGGCCAATTCAGACTCAGAGCATGCAAGGCGGGTTGTACCTATACCATAGGTAATGGTGGGGAGCAGGGTGTCGAAGGTCTCCTGGACGAATTCTTTGGGAGGCAGAGCAGGCTTCAATCTTGAGGATAGGAGCTGCAGTATGGATAACCCGATAGTTTCACGGGTAGCCTTTAGCATATCCCACTCCGAGTGTAATAACAGATGAGTCAGGCTGCTCCCGGGTGAATACTTGGGGTCGTGCTGCAGCCCATACTCCAATGCCGATTCCTGGTCGGTGGATGGGGCAAAATCTAAGAGCATTTGAGGTAAATCTCCTTTGTAGGGGTTAAAAAAAATCCCGGGAACACCTGATAGGCATTCCCGGGATTACTAGAGCCTTAAATTCCGGGAAAATAGCTCCACAGTATAGGAGCAAAGCATCCGGAAAGCGGGCCAGGGCGGAGTGAGGCACTTATCATTTTTCTGCATTACTCCACCCGGCGAGGGCTCAGAGGCGTCAGGTAAAAGTTCTGGCACCGGCAGGCGTTAAACGCAGCCGGACGCAGTCTTTTTCTGGGCCAGGGTGATTGTGTCGCCGTCTTCGACGGCGGCATTCAGGTTGGCGGCCTCGCCATTAACCTCGACGGTCACGTTGCTCAAGCTGGTAATGCCTTCAACCTCTTCGAGGTATTCACCCACGGACAGGCCGTCCTGGATGTAACGGGTTTCGGGGGTTGAGGACGGGGATGCTGCGAATCTGACTTTCGAAAGTGCCATTATGGCCTCCTTAAATAAATGGTCGCCGGCGTTCATGTGGCCGGCATGGTTAAAAGGTTGGTCGGGGACGTCCCGGGACCAATGATCAATCAATAAAAACCCTTAATCGATCTCTTCTAACAAGAAATGTGCGGTTTTTTGAATTTGTGAAGAGTGGGTTTCAACGAAAAGTGGCTAGTTTGTGCATTTTTTATAAAATATCCGATTTTTAAAGGTTTGGGAGCATATAATAGGGTAGAGTTTTGGGTATTTGAGGTTTTGGGTAAAATTTTTAGTAAGGTGTGGCTAATTTCTCTGTTTGTTGTACCTAACTATTTGTGAGGTGAGGCTAACTTTATAAAATATTGGTGAAATCTTGGAAAAATTACGACTGTAGAAGTGTAAAAATCGATTGGTAAAACAGGGCAAAATAGGGCAAAATACTATCACCAGGGTTAAAGGCTTGCCTGGAGAGGGTTTTTGCGCTTAGTAGTAGTGATACTGAATTAGGATTTTCTGAAAAGGGCACGGGCTGCTGGTTTTCCGGTAAAGGGTTTTCGAGACTTTTAAGGGAGAATGTCGTTTCTAAACGACAGTTTTATGTGGTGTGCACTTTAAGATTAGATAAGTAAAATATGTGCGAAGTAAACAGAGAGTGTGGTATTGCATTTTCGAAGATCGGGAAGATCTACAGAAAACTTTTGAGTTGGGATGTGCCGGAGGGCAAAAGGGGCTTCGGTAGATCTTAGCGATAAAGTTAGGTTTAACTAATAACGTAGTTATGCAGCTCTTGGTGGTTGCATGAATTGGATTCATTTATAAGAATTGGATTCAGTTTACCTTCAACAGTAGATGATAGCGAGGTAAAAAATGGAATATTCTGTAAAAGTGTGTTAGAACCATGTGAAATGATCGATTTTTTGAGATTTCACGGAATATATGACGGTGGTTTTTTACTGATTTTGGTTGCCTGTTTAAAGAGTGGCTGAAAACCCGTGCAGACACTGGATAGGCACTTGCACATCTACTGAAACTTTAAATCCTTGAGAATGCAACAGGGACGGGGATTTCATTAATTTGTTCAAATTTAAGGAAAAAGTAAGTAGAATTTGGTAGTAAAACTCCAAAATCGAGCACATCTACAGAAATGTCGTTTTTAGCCATAAAATAGCTGTGGTATAGCTGTGTAAAAATGTGATGTTCCTGGAGGGTCGATCACATCTACAGCAAAAGTACGATTGGTATAAGATTTAGACCTTTCAAGACCGTTAACCCCCAAGGGCTTCAGTAGATCTTAGCGATTTTTTCTGGTTTTTTGGATTTGTGAAACGATTTTTGTTTCACACGCAAAAAATTCATATCTTAAGATCATAGCGAAAAAATGGTGATAGTGCTGCTGGGCTGACTCTAAAGAGTAACTGCCTGATTTGACAGGGGGAAAACGTGGATATGCCATGGTGAGCTGTAGGTAAATACACTCTCACCACCCCTTGAAAATTCTTTTCTTAAAAAGTGTAAGACTAAGAATTTGAGAAAATAACTGTAAAAGTGTAAAACCCTTGGTATCTAATGCTTTAAAGTATTTGGTATTTGGAATTTTAAGTAAGAACGAGCCACCCCTTGTGCCAATTCTTATCTTAAGAAGTTAGCAGTGACCTTAAAACAGGCTTGAAACCCACATCAGCACTGGCTGTAATTCTTTCTTAAGATCTCAGCGATTTTTAGCCCAAACACATAGACTATTACTGGGGATCCCCCTAGGGCCCTATATATCTAAGTAGGTTTAAGAGGGTTAGTATATATTATGTATATTAAAATGATTTTTTATATAATAATACCCTAAGAGGACGTAGTACATCACATATTCTTCTAAAGTCCCTTACGCGTTTATAGTCTATGATTTTTGGCCAAAAATCGGTGAGAACTTAAGAAAAAAACTTAGCCAGGCATAGCAAGGGTTTTGGTAGGGGTCGCTAAGATCTTAAGAAAGCTTTTACCGCCTTTTTTGAGTACCCCCTGATTCACGAAGCATTAAAGCTACCATATCCCTTTTAATATCAAAGCTTTATCACATCTTAAGATAAGAATTTGAAAAGCCAAATTTCACATCTTAAGAATTGATTAAAAAAGATCCAGTGATAGTCCTCCAGTAAATCCGCCAGGCTGTGGCCTTTTCCCAGAAAAAGCCTCAAAAAATGACCTAAAAGTGTTTTAAAATTCAGCATACCCCCACCCCCTATCTGGAACCCCACCACCCGGGCATCTCACCCTCCTCTCATTTTTTTAATCTGTTCTTGCAACCCAAAGTACTGGTGATAGTTTTCGTAGGTATTGACATATTCTGATGCAACCTCCTATTTTTATTGAAGATACCTCTCTCTTTAGATCTTAGCGGCCCTATTTCCCAAATTCCCCTAACCATTTGATTCTTAAACAGATTGGCTCTACTTACTCCCCCAAAATAGTAAAATTTTACAAACAGACCCTCTCGCAAATCTAAAAAAACCCACTGGTGAAAACCTCAAAATATGATCTTTATTTTGAGGTTTTCACCAAATATCACATTCTCTTATGTAGATCTTCCCTTTCAAATTCCGTGCCTGGCTATGTAAAAATTCATCAAAAGCTTTCTAAGCCCTCTAAGATCTTAAGAAATGGTTTTTAAGCCCTTTTCAGGGATGTGATAGTGCAAAGATACGTAATAAAATCCATCTTTTACACTCGTTCATTTCACGTTTGGTATTGGACCAACTCAATATTTTTTAATCGCATACCCCCCTTACTACATCCATAATCTTTGAAACCACACTCCATACCTGCCATTTCACCCATAAGGGTTTTTACCCACAGGGACGTATTCTTTGGCTTTTCCTCCCTTTAAGCACTTAAGTAATACCTCTGTAAAACCCCAATACACAAGGATATGCTAAAAAAATATCACTGAATTTCCATAGATCTTACCGATATTTTTACAAACAAAAAACCGGTGCCATTTCTGACACCGGTCTCTGGCCCAACACATTTCTGGTAACGGGTTACACAGGCATCTGATTCTCCAGTGTGATTTTATGGCGTTCCACATCGTCCTCAATACCCATGTAATCCACAGATTTGTACCCGAGGATGCGTACCCCCTTCTGCTCATTGTTCATGAGTTTCTTGGAATTTTCAATGACAGCATCCAGGGTTATACCCCCCGTAAAGATGGCTGTGTTTGTAATACGGGAGACTTCTTTCTTGACAGAGTCTGTATTGCAATACTTACTCTTCGGGTACCAGGGGTCTTTATACATAACAGCCGGCACGCCATACACCAGGTACTTGGTTTCCGGCACCACGAACAACTGGTGGTATAGTTTGGTACCCCTCCCCGGTACATACTTCTCCACGAGTATCAGCATTCTGGCGGCACCCTTCATAATCCAGGTATCTTCCTTGAGGACATCCTCCCAGAAGTTTACCAGGGTATTTCCCCCTATTTTCCCGATACCGTCTATCATATTCTCAACCCAGGGAGATCTGAGCGTCGGGTAATCCTTTTCCCGGTATTTTTTCTGGTACCTGTACCAGGTGGGTGCTGCGAATACCGTGGACCCCTTTGCGGCCCCACCAAGCTCATTGAGCAGCTTTCCATGCTCGAATATTTTCATAAAGAACCTTTTGGCAAACTTCTCTTTGCTGTGCATGCTGTCCAGCACACCCATTTTCACCTGGAACATGGTCCATTCTTTCATGGAAACGGCAAAGTACCTGTTTTTCTGTTGAAGGGCTGTAATCAGCTCCTCTGCCACCCTGTCCGGGTGGGTCGCTTTGTCAAAAAAGAACATCTTCTGGTAATCCTTTCATGATATTGCTTTTAGGTCGTGGAACCAAACCCTTCAGGTTTGGGGTATGAGTTCTGCTTTAGCAGGCCACGGCCATTAAATTTAGTGTCCATATGTGTATCCATCAGCTGCATGTAGAAGTCTGCAACACCTCCAGCCAACCCCCTGTACAATCTCGGCCCTGGTTTTAATATTGAAACTCCCGCTTGCCCTAACGGCAACTCTACCAACGTAACAACCAATTTTCTTACCAGTTGTTACAACAGCTTGTACTATGTCTCCAGTTTGGAAACCGTGCACTTTTTTAACTGTAGATTTTGATCCAGTACGTGGAAATCCATACTTGTCAGACCGGCACATCTGCCTGCTGCCATGTCCCATGGCCTGCACCTGTAAAACTTGCTTATGCACCTGGAATACTGTGTCGGGTGTGCTTCTGCCAACACAGGCAGCATCTAGCCAGTGTGTTTTGGGTAAATCTCTGGTGGTTCGATTGAACTTGGTTAAGCCTCCGGACCCTACTTCAACTGGGTAACCATACTTCATCAGCCTATGATACAGGTGCCAGCGTGTAGCGTTTACAGCTGCTGCTTCTTTTAATGGTGCTTTAGCCTTTCTTAATATTTTGGCCAGAAGCTCAGGTTTGTTCTGCAGAAACTGCTCAACCGGCTGGTTGTTCTTCAACTGGTTACACCTATTGCAGGCCAATGTGAGATTGCTCACCCTGTCAGACCCACCTCTGGACCTCGGCACTATGTGCTCAATTTCCAATGGAACATTTGTTTCCCCACAATAAGCACATGTTCTGCCCCATTTTTTTAACAGGTACTCGCGCACTTCGTAGCCGGCAAGTACTCCCTGCTGGTACTGCACACCTGATATCTCTGGGTCCTGCATAAGTTGAGTATCAAACCTTACCAGCTCCATTGAGATACTTGTGATGTTGCAGTATTTCTGTAGTCGGCTTACCCATGTCTCAATATTATGCACACGGCTTTTTAGAGATGGGGGCAGCCAGCCTTTCGGACGCGAACGGTTTTCAAATCTGGGCTCTCTGTACCTGGTTTTACGAGCTCTCCTACTCCTGCGGCTGGCTCTTCTGGAGTCCAAAAGCTTTTTTATGCGTTGCTCCCTGTGGGTCAACTCCATAGCAAAAACAATCTCACCTGAGTCTTTTAGTACAACTATGCCAGTTGTTCTGCTACCGGGATCAATCTTTACTCTCAGTGGTTCTGGCTGCACCTCTGAGTGAGCCTCTTTCAGTATAATAGTGAACGGATACTTCCTGAACACAGCAGCTTTCTGCTGGTTCAACATTAGTCTGGCCTCCGCCGGGTGCACCGGTTCTAAAGGCTTTTTGTTTGTATCAATTACAAATACTTTCAAATGTAAAACCTCCCTGTTAAAGGGTAATGTTTGCCTCGCCAAAGTTAGCACCAGGTTTGACGTAAGTAGCACTGGCTTAACCCCTTAGACCTGTTTAACCACTTACCGTAGAGCAGCAGGCTGGCAAGCACCTGCTGGTACCTATTTCTGGTGTAACGTAGTGCATGTGCACTAAGGCTGGTCAGCGTGGGGCTTTTGCAAGCCCACATGGTTTAGCTGTGGGTAGCTGACTAAAATTAACGTTAATCCTTTCTCCCCCCGGATCGGCCAAATCCGGGCAGCCAGCAACAGCCAGCCATAAACTTTTAACAAACTATGTGGGGTTTTTTGATTTCGTGAAGATTTTAGGGCAGTGCCTTCCAAAACACCCTCTAATTTCCACGTAGAACTCTCCCTGAATACAGTCCTAGTCACTCAACCCTGAAACTTAAAATTTGACCCCTTCCTGGGGCTCACTTATGCATATTCACCTCCATGCCAAGGCTGGTTTTACCCAAAGATTTCTGCCAGAGATTTTTTAATCACATTTTTTTCCGTCCGGAACTACAAACTCAATGCGTACACACCCATTCTTTGTATGAAAATATAAAAATGGTGGATAGGTTCCCCGGTGCAGAACCGAAAAGTCCGTGCCCCTCCTTCACGGACTTCCACCTCAAACCTTTGAACCAGGATAGGTATGGCACAGACATTTGCACAGTATTTGATCAACAAGGGTCTCCCCGGGGATCTGCACGTTACAGAGCCTTTGGATAAAAAGGCACTCGAAGCCCTCCTCATAAAAGCCCACCAAAGACACCCGGGGAGATACCCTTCCATTGTCATGCATCTCAAACGTCTGGGGAACAAGTTTGCCACCTATGAGACCCAGACCATGGGCCTGGCTGAGATTGCTGTCCCCAACAAGGAGAAACGTAATGCCATCCTGGATAAATACGACACGCTTCAGGGCAAGGCCAAGGACTCAGCAGAGAGGGACTCTATTTTTAAGCAGATGCAGAAAGAGATTTCCGACAATGACATTGCTGGCGGCCTGGACAGTGCCACTTCCATGGTGGTCTCAGGGGGCATGGGTGGTAAAAAGACCCAGCTGATGAAACTGCGGTCTACCCCGGGTGTGATCACTGATGCCAAGGGCAAGATTATCCCCCAGGTGATCCGCAACAGCTACTCGGAAGGGTTGAGTGTGCGGGACAACTGGCTACAGGCCATACAGGGCCGGAAAGCGTACCAGGACGTTCAGCTGTCCACAGCCAGTCCGGGCGAGATGTCAAAAGTGATGTCCAACCTGCTCAACAGCAGTGTGGTTTCTTCGGATGATTGCGGGACCAAAGCAGGGATAACCCTGTTTGCCAAGGATGAGTCTATATTGGACAGGTATCTGGCCAAGGATCATGGTCGGTTTAAGAGGAACACGCTGATTACTGCGGATGTTCAACAGGAGCTTTTACGTTCCGGGGTTCAGATGATCCTGGTTCGAAGCCCTGAGACCTGCCAGGCCAAAGATGGCAGTGTCTGCTCAAAATGCATGGGCTTACGGGTGGCAACCGGGAAACCTTTCCGGGTTGGTGATAATGCTGGGATGATTTCGGCGGGTATTCTGGGCCAGGACGTAACTCAGCTGGCTTTGAGTGCCAAACATGGCAACCAGACAGCCAAAGGCCAGGGTACTGAGCTTGTAGGTGAAAAAGGGTTCCGCACATTCGTGGAAAGTCCCAAGGTATACCCCAACAAACAGATCCTGGCAGAACTCTATGGAAAAATCTACCGGGTTATTCGTGCTCCACAGGGCGGCTGGAACGTCACTGTCAGAGAAACCCGCAAAGTACCAGAGCGATATATCGTAACAGGTAAAGCCGTGCCTAAACAAAAAGGGTTCTACGTTTACTACATTCCTCCCCAGAGAAAACTGGTTGAAGGCATTGAAAAAGACGCGGACGTTTACCCCGGCATGCCTTTATCTGATGGCACAGTCAATCTCAGAGACATCGCAAGGCTGCAAAACCTTGGTGTTGCCCGTTCTCAGGCTACCGAAGGTATGTACCAGGTATACAAAAGAACCGGCGTGGATATGGATCGCCGGCACTTGGAATTACTTTCCCGCAACATGATGAACCAAGTAAAAGTAGAGAAATCTCCTGCGAATTTCCCCATTAAGCGCGGCGAAATCGTAGAATACAATACCCTCCAGTCTGCCCTGGGCAAAGTTTCTGCTACAAAAACAAAACTGGAAGATGCTCTTGGCATGACCCTGACGGAAGGTGTGAATTCTGTCACAGCCGGCACCGAACTGACCAAACCGGTGGTGGACCAATTGAAAAGCCAGGGGATTACACATGTGAAAGCCACGGATCAGGTGGAAACGTCCGCGGTATTTACTCCGATGACCCGCAGTCTTAATAATGCTGCCAATAAATGGCTGTCCAAACTCAACCACAGGTACATCAGCACTGCATTGAAAGACGCCGCGGCTTTCGGAGAAAAAGAAAGCATTCATGGGTACTCGCCCATGGCCAGTTATGCCTACGGGTCTGAATTCGGGTATGGGGAAGACGGTAAATACTAACTTTTAAAAACTGGGATATACAACATATGATCACAAAAACAGCCAGTGCTTTCATGCAGGACCTTGAAGGGCTGGAATACACTCCGGATGAGGATTCACAGTATGCATACCTGGAGGATAAAGCACACAGACGGCTTTTACGCCCTGAAGTTTCCCGGAAACGTGCTTATGGCACCGGGGCTTTAGTCGGTGGGGTAGCAGGGTCTATTGCGGGAGCACCTACCAAGAATCCTAAAGCGATTCTGGGTACTGCAGCCCTTGGCACCGCGGCCGGTCTGGGAACAGGCCTTGTTCGCCGCATAGTCGATAACCGGGAGCGGGGGGAGGCTGCGTATGCCAAACGGTTAGCCAATAGTCGGAACCGGGTGGCCCTGGCAGATCTCATGCGGGACCTGGCAGCCAACAGGCGTAGGCGTGAAATTACTGACCAGGCACAGAAGACGGGCTTGTATACCGGCGTGTACAACAACGCGATGCGATAATTTTTTTTAAAAAAGAACCCAACAAAGAGAATATATGGCTAAGCCACATAAAGATAATGATTCCGAACAGAGCACACAGGGGCTTTCACCTTTGACTATGCTTTTTTCTGAGGTGGAGAGGTTGTACACCCGCTCGGATACCATAGCGGATAAGGTGAATAAACTTGCCGGCCAGATGAGTATAGTGAACAAAATAGTATGGCTGTTATTTGCCCTGGTCCTGACAGCTGCTGCTACTGGCGCGATCAATCACATAATCAATATAATTAGAGGAGCATCATCATGATAAAGGACTGGGTGGAACGATTAAGATTACTGTGGAATCCTCAGAGAATTACACAGCCACTTATGGATGAAATTAAAGCGGACAGGCACCGGTACGAGCAGCTTGAACAAAGGTACACCCAGGCTTTGAACAGCAAGGAGCACTACATGGATATTTTGTCCATGGTAACCAGTGCCCTGGCCGCTTTACAATGGCATAAAGATGAAAATTTCAAGTATACGGTGGCCAACCACTCATACTGTAACCGGTTTTTTGGTGTAATGTCCAAAGAGCGGTGTATCAGCTCTTTACAGGGTAGAACAGACGAAGAAGTGGTGCAGATGTTTTACCCGAATGAAGAGGTTACCAATACCCTGGTTGCCTCCAGTGCTGCATCGGACGCTTATATGCATGAAATGAAAGAGCCGGCACACTTTTTCTTAACCGGTACCATCGATGATGTGTACACCCTTATGTATGTGATTAAAAAGCCAACTTACTCTGGTACGGGTCTGTATACTGGGTGCTCTAATCTTGGATGGGATCTCACCTCAAGAACTGAAGAACTACAGCCAGCGCTGGAAGTTCTGATGTCTGAAGAGCAGTCTTCTGTAATCTATGAGGACTCGTTTACCCAGTGTATTCTGGTGAATCCTGAGCTTACTCAGTGTGGCCTGTTTCAGCATCTGTGCGTGGATAAAGTGATTGAAAGGGCCCGATTCTGTTTAAACCCTGACTCGTGTGACAAAGATTGTGAACGCAAAAACAGCGTAACACTGTAAGGAGCTTATGGAAACCCATATTCAGCATATAAACTGGGACGATTACCTCCCGTTTTTCAAACCACATGAATTCGAATGCAACTGCACCCATAAATGCGGATTGCAGAACATGACCAAAGAGCACATGGACCTGCTTTTCAAAGCAAGGAAAATGGTGGACCATCGGGGGGTAAAATTCGACATTATCAGCGGGTCCAGGTGCAATTACTGGAACAAGCATGAAGGGGGCTCGTTTGCCAGCGATCATGTCACGGGGGAAGGCTCAGATATTTTCGTTTCCGGCAGCAGAGACCGGTTTTTAATTTTAAAGGCCCTTATCAAGGTGGGATTTAGCCGGATAGGGATAGGACGCACTTTCTTACACGCCGGCAGTGCTGCCAGGAATGATCAGGAAGTTTGCTGGCTGTATTGAGATATTGTATTTTTTAAAAAACATTTAGGTGTACTATAAAATAGGAGTTAACCAAATGTCTGGGCCTCCAGAACCTATTCAGGGTTCACAATCGCAGAGTATTCATACCTTGAGTATATAATACAGTCTTTGAATATCCCCCATCTTCTCCGTAAATCAAGCACCCCGGTATCATACCAAATTGAGCTTCCGGGTCGTTGCTCCAGGCGGCAAGCAGTGCAACAGGCAGTATCTGGTCGTCAGAGTATTTCATGGGCCCGTACCTCCATATATGGTTAAAAATCACTTTATCCTCATTCTGTAATAATTCGTATAGAGCTTCAACCCCTTTTTTATTTAATGATCGGGTCAGCCCATCCTGGTACCGTTCAAATCTTAATGCATTGTGAAATCTGGGTATAATCGGGTGTTCTCTGCTTAGACTAATGTACCGAGTGTGAGTGCTCACCACTCTGGAGTGCAGTACCTTGTAATAGCTGGCAGGCATGCCGGGTCCTGGGTGGAATTCTATAATACAGGATGTTTTATCAGCAAGCAGTACTGTGGCCCTCAGGGCATCAGGGGTGTAATAAAATAAAGTCGCCAGGGACACGCAGGTAGTGTTCAGCTCCATACATTGCCTTAGCAACATGTCGTCTGCGTTATGGAATGTGTATCTGAATCCGCCATCCGGGTTTTTTTGTACTTCCATGGGCACAATACCCCCATGGTCAGGGATCACAAGGTACTGAACATTTTTGTCTGCCCCTACGCTGTAGTTTTTCACCAGTGTTTTAAAATAATCCGGAACCGGAAGCATTAGTGAGGTACCCATAATGACTCCTATTACCATAAAAAAATAAGAATTGAAACAAATAAAATACTTAATTGTAGGTAATTGCATGTCCATTCTTTATATGAACACATAAAAACAAGGAGTACTCGTGCCGGAAGAAGTAAAACAGCCTTGGCTGATTAGGGAGAGTAACCCACTCTATGCGGGTGAGGAGGCAGGTGCCCAGCAGCGCATAAGTGGTGGAGATTTCGACCATTTTATCTTTGCTGTAAAATGTAACCTGGCAGCACGTATCTATGAGTTTAGTGGCAGTGATTATTACGGTGAACTATTTCCTTTACTGGCTCGATTATTCTCTGCTGTGGATAAACAGGGTGAAGTGGGTGATGTGGATGAGCCCCGTTGGGCAACGGATATTTCTCTGATGGTTACTCAGATTCTCTCTCTGGTTGAGGCTGTATCCACAGCGGTTCAGATGCCGATGCTTGTGGATTTGGGTAGGAAGTCTTTGCTGGCTGGGCCTTCTGATGTAATTTCAGGCCCTTTGTTTTTCACTGAAACAGAGGCTCCATATGTAAGTTTTTCCACTTTTTCATCTACCAGTAAGACCAGTTTGTACCAGGAGTATCTGGCTGTCGAGGATCGTGTAATCTCAGATATTTGCTCAGGAGTTCTTGATGTTGAAGAGGAGACTGGGGTTTCTGTAGTTGAAGAAGACTTGCTTCGAAAGATGCCGCATTTGGTCGCAACGGCAGCAGAGGTTGGCCGGGAATTGATTCCCACAGAGCGGAAAATGGCTCAGGTCCACGGGTTCATGGTTAAGAATGCAACGGAGCTGTTTTACAATGAGTTTCACCCACGAGTATCCCCTGTGCTCAATGATGTTTTTTCTTTCTACGGATCATATTCAGCTTTGATGAAGATTATGGTCCCTGTGGCTTGGAACTGGGTTGTGCGGGAGAGTACAGTGCATGCTACCTCTGAAGTAACAGGTATAGCTCTCGTTTCTGAGCTAATCAAGAGGATGGATAATGACTGAGAAGATTCAGCACTATGACCCTGATGGTGAACCCTTGGGGGAGTGGTACCCGGGGCAGTTTATTGGGTGGAGCCTGGATGGCAGCTGGGCCGGTGAAGGGTTCATGGCTTTGCCAGTACAGGCACATGGTATTTTCCTGCCTGTTTTTGTATGGAATGATGTAGGTGGTTCTGTGTCTGAGCATACCTCTATCCAATCAGAAGATGAGTACCACGAAGCAATGGCTCAGGTAGAGACAGTTCAATTTTTTATGAAATTGATCCAAAGTACAATCGGGTCAAAGGAGGTTACTTGATTCACAGAAATAGCTCTTTTATGGCACACAGAATTTTCATAGCTATCTCCTGCATTCTGCTGGTTATGTCCATGGCTGGCTGTGGGGTACATCACCAGTCCAGAGTGGAAATGGGGTATAAGACGCTCAGTGCTGCCGGCATTGCCTATGATAATGCCATGACTGCACTGGCAGACTTGGATAACCAGGGCTTGTTGTCTGAGGAACTCAAGGAAAAGATTATCTTTAACGCAGAAGTATACCGTGAGGCCCACCATACATGTGTAGACGCTCTTACTTCGTATGCCAGGCTGCAGTCTCATACTTCTGAAAAAGATGTGGAAGAAACTATGTCTGATTTCCTTGTTTTTTATAAAGATTTCATGGACTTGGCTTTTTCTGTGCTCAGAAAATACCAGGATGATGCTTTAGGGGAGGGGGGTTGATGGATTCAAAAAAAGTGGAATTTACCCTGGTTATTACAGAGATGATTCTAAAATACGGTGTACCGGCTGCCGTTCAGGCAGTGCAATCATTTAGTACAACTGATCCGTCTATTGAAGAGATCAGGGCTTTGAAGCTGATGGTCAAAGATCCGAAACATTATTTTTCATCGGATACTTAACATAGGGTGAAAACCCTACCAATCTTTAATGTTTAGTACACTTGTGAAGAGAGAGGTATATGTTTACAAAAACAGCGTGGTCTGTGGGTTCTTTGAGGAGAGTGATCCCCGGGTGGGCCTGGAAGGCAGACGTTGCCGGTGTAGGACCAGTTAGCACTGCCATTAACACAGCGGAAGTTGCCTCTGGTAATGCTTCCGTGGGTGAAGCACTTGCGGGGTCTTCCGCGGGTGGTGTTTCTTTTCTGGGTTTGCAGAGAGCCATGCGGGCTCCGGCCGGCAAGGTGACTTCGGCATTATCCAGATTTGTACCAAAAGCTACGAGTGCTGCAACCAGAGGTCAGCGTTTCATGTCGAAACTTCCAGGCCGTATGGGTACTGTGGCATCTTTTGGCACAGCAATGCTAGGCAGTGGCGTAATTGGTAACAAAGCCAGGCGTGTAGCTAAAAAGCATGCTCCCATTTGGAAGCGTGAGACTCTGGCAAAACCTTTACAGGAGCTTACCACGGAACAACGAGACCTTCTGAACAAATACACTTTCAGGAGCTGATTCATTTTTCACAAACTACCAAGAAGTTAATTGTAATTTACACAAAATAAGGATTTTTCACAATGGATAAGATCGCAGAACAGGTAAAAAAAGCAGAAGTCAATGGATTCGTGGCTGGCCTGGTTGATACGGGTATTCTCAAAGTTGCCAACGATGAAGAACTGGCCATTGTCGCGGACGTGATCGCTGAAAACCTGCCCGAAGATTACACCATGGAAGATGCCATGGCCGTTGCCGCCGAGGTGGTTGATGCCCTGGAAGGCGGAGAGGGGATGACCGATGAAGAGGCGGCTGCCCTGGCTGCTGCTGAAGCAGAAGGAACAGGAGAGGGCATGGTGGTTGAGGCTTCTGATAAAGATGAGGTTAACGTCACCGCGGCTATGGCTGCTTTGGGTGAACTTAGTATGGCCAAAGAGGCGGGGGATATTTCTGAGGAAGATTTCAAGAAAGAAGCTGCCCCTATCCAGCAGATGATTCGGTCTGTCAAAAGATTGCCTGGTAATTTGGCTGCAAAAGCAAGCGCTGCCAAGGGTAATTATGCTGATGCTCTTACTGGCAACAAGAAACGTATCGCTTTCCTGGAAAACAGAGCCCGCAAATCCAGTGGTAAACAGCTTCATAACATTGGCCAGCAGCTGCGTGATGCACGGAAAGCAACCACGAGAGCTCGTGTAGGCACTGCCGCAGCAGGTGCCGGCACAACCGCCGTTGGTGGAAAAGCCCTGTACGACAAGTATAATCAGTAGAAAGAATTCGCTACCTTGCCGGGGAGGTTATCTCCGGAAGTCTGGGTATTAAAAATGCCTGGGCGTTTTGTAATCCTTTCTCCTGCATGGTAGGCCCCGAAAGGGGCCTGCCTAATTACATTTACGTTCTACAAAAAGACAAGAATATGATCACAAAAAAAGCAGAGGAAACCCTTCAGGACTTAGGGGTAGTGGACTCTACCAGGGTAACAAACAGGGCTATGCGACGTAAGGACTCTGGGTTTGGGAAGTATATCGCGGATGATGAACTGGTCGGAAAACGGTATACCAAGGGTCTGGTTGAAGCTATCAAAGGCGGATTACTCGGGGCAGGCGGCGGAGCACTTTTAGGTGTTGCTTCAAGAAAACGTGGTATGCCAGGACTGGGTGCACTGGCTGGAGGTGCTTTAGGTGCTACAATTGGGGATGCCAAAGGTACTTATGATGCGGATAAGGAGTTTTTGGAGCAGCGGGGTATCCGAACCCGGAGATTTCCCCATATGCTGCTGGGTAAAGTTTCTGTAACTCCGGAGGCTAAAACCAGATTTCTCCCGGAATACAGATAGGAGTTACCCACAATGATAACAAAAACCGCCAACACTTTCTTCGGAGCCCTCTCCGGTGCCATGAGTTCTTCCGTTCTCACCCCCGAAGAAAAACAAACCCTGAAAGAAGAATATGGCCTTGACGCAAAAGCCAATCTTCTTGCCCGAAACGCTGCCAGGGGGGCCATTGGAGGTGGTTTAGGCGCAGGGGCCGTCAGTCTTATGGGTAAACTGCGAAAACGTCCTCCGACGGCGGTAGGCCAGTTGCTCGGAGTGGGGGCCGGCATGGCTGGCGGTGGGGTTGCATCTGTAAAATATTCAAAGCCGAACGCTGCAGCGATCCGGCTCAACAAAATCGAAGAAAAACTCAAACAGTTGGAGGCCAGGTAATTCATGGCAATTTCACCTCTCGTGCAGCAGCATCAAAGAACAATTGTCCAGCAGAGTTCTGACTCTACTCAGATGAATTTTAACAAAGAATTCGGGGATGCTGCCTACGAGCTTCTGGGTGCAAAATTCCCGCGGCTTCTCCCGTTCGTTATCACCTTCAAGGTTATTGACCAGGGGGAGCGTGAAGACGATGATGGGTCTGCTGTCGGGGTGTTTGTGGTATCCCGGGGAGGGGATGTAGCCTACATTCCTGTGGTTATGAGCCAGGGGTCCATTGTGTCCTGTGAAATGCTTTACTCCAAATCGGATGATTCGTTGTTCCCCATTATTCCGAAGATGGTTAAAAAAATTGTATCGGAGAACATGACCCAGGAGCATTCTCTGGTGAAAGATCCTCCGGTAGAAAATACCCGGCAGCTTTACACGAATATGTTCAGACCCCCCATGTCTTCCCGTCCGGTGATTGCTGGTTCTACGGATCTGGTGGAACAGCTGCCAGATGGCGCTAAAAAAGCCCTGTCAAAATACTTTGAAGAGAATCCGACCATGCTTGCCAAGGTGGCATCCTTTTATCCGGTTGAAGCGCTGGCTGAAAAACTGGCGGTAGGCTCGCACACGGAAAAACAGGCCAATGAGCAGGAGATTGAAAGTATGCGGTACCTGGATAAGGTGCTGTGTCTGGAAGATCTCACAAAGGAAGCGGCTGAAGAGCTGTCTGATGGTGCCAAGGCTGAAGTGCTGGAAGTGGGGTATACGATTATCGAACCTCCAGAACAGCCTGTGGAAGTTTTAATGGTGGAAGAGATTCCCAAAGCAGCAGAAAGCGTTTTAAAGGCTGCTGAGTATGAAATGACCGGGGATTTATCTGGTACAGGCAAGCTGCTGCGGTTTGATGGGAATTCCATTGTACTGGAACGGTGCGTGGTTTCAAATGGGAATATTATCACTCAGGTAAATACGTATTATTGTGGTGAAAAATCCATTGTTCTGTGTGATTTTCAGGAAGGAATTACCCTGGATAATGCAGTGGACATTTTGCCACTGATGTCAGTTAAAGAGTATGTTACCAAACACTCAGAGTGTACCCAGGGCCAGGAGTACCCCACCTTGGTCTGTGTTGCATATCCTACAAGGTCTAGCGTTTTCAAATTTGATAATATCGATGGTGCCTTTAAAGGGTCCCGTAATATCGATGGCACTTTGTGGGTTGATTTTGGGTATAATAGCCGTACTTCCCATTGTTTTTCCCCGGAAATTCAGGTGGGTGCTTTCAAAGTGGGTACTGATTCCAAAGCGTACCCCTTGGCCTCTTATATGATGGTTTCCAGACCTATCCGGAGGCTGCCCTCTTACTATGTAACTGATATGGATTTTGCGGTCCGCCTGGTCTCCCGGGCCTGCCCCGTTCTCCAGCTGAAAAAAGATGCATCGGATTACTCTCTCATTGACAGGTTCTCTGGACAGACCACGAAATTGGCATCTGAGATGGCTTTGGTTAATCACCTGGTATCAGAGTATCAGTTTGATAAGACGGCTGTGGATAAGCTCCTGAAAGCCGGTAAAGTTCACCTGGTGAAGCAGGCTGAGTATCTGCCTATGGGTAAGTCTGAAATACCTTCAGGCACTCCGCTTATGCCGGCCACTCCCGGAATGCAGATGCAGCAGGGCCATGAGGAGGATGACTCCTACCTGGTGGATGAATCCGTAATCCAGGATATGGTTGAATTCGAGGATCCGGATATGCTGGATACCGGCCTGGTCGGTTCTCTGGCTCATGCAGATGATATCAAAGCGCTGCTTATTGATTCCGTGCAGGTACTTTCGGACGCGGTCACTGAGCTGGGTAAATCCGTACTTCTGTTTTCTATCAAAAAAGGGGAGATGGAGTCCCATTACGGCAGGGAAGAGTTCAGCGGTGTGGCGCACAGTCTTCGGACCGGGTTCACCACCTTGGGCGGACTGGTGTTCTCCATCAAAGAGTACACCAATAACGTATCCTATGATTATGACGAAGCATAGAAATTGAATTGTACACATCAGTCACAGAGTTATTGGAGAGAAAAGCCAGGCGTGTGGAATCAGATATTAAAAGAGGTAAGCCTCTTGATGTATCTTGCTATTCGACGAGCATGCAGCAGTACTACTATTTTCTGGCTCCGTACCTCCACGATAAACTGGACCCTGTGTACCAGTATGCGTTTTTTATGCGTGGTCAGCCGGTTCAAAGAGAGATTATTGAATCATTGATTCTCAGTGACGCCACACCAGAAAGAGTGCAGGATATTTTTGAGGTGCAGCCGGTAACGTTTGAAACGTACAAAGAGTTGTTTTTTGAAACTGATAACCTGGTGTCTAAGCTGGATATGGTTTCATACCTGGAAGATTATCCAGATGATATGGGTCGGGCGCTGAAAGTAAGGGCATACACCCTGGGCCCCGATTTTTTATTTTTCAGGTACGGAAACATCACCCCTTCCACTTCCAGTCAGAAAGACCTGGTTAAAAAGATTTTCTTAACCAGTGCCTATAAAGCCATGGAAGCCAATTATAATAGTGTAGGTGCTGCCAATTCCAAAGCTGCAACCCAGCATGCGACTGTGATGCTGAAGGCGTATGAAGCGATTATGCGACTGATGGAGGATCCGGAATCCCAGGCTGGAGAAGCCTTGATGAAAGTTCTGATAGGGGAGAATGACCATACAGTGAGTGCCCGTAAAGCAGTGCCGTCCGGGGAGATTATATGATCAAATACAATTATGAATTTGACGCTGAAGATGATGAAAAGCGTAAGCACCTGGTTCAAAAAGACTCGGATAAAGATTCTGATGATAGCAGCAATGACACGGAAAACGACAACCACAATTCACAGGAAACAGATTAATGTTTTTAGAAAGCAATTCCAAGAATTTTGACAAGTTTGCGGAAGACGTAGTCGCGTCTTTTATCAGCGGGTCCACTCCGCTGGACGATGCCATTGTTAAGCTGGCAAATGAAAATGCACTGTTGCCTGAGGAGGTGAAACGGGTTGTCGAGAAATCCAATACCCTGGCTACAATTCAGTTGATCAAGGTGGCCCAGGACGGGGAGCTTACTTTTACCCTGGCGGATGCTTCAAAGATTCTGAAACAGACACATCCGGAGAATATGCCTGCTGTACCGGCTATCCCAGCCTCAGATGCCCAGGCATCTTTAGGGGAAATGATTAATACATTGAAGACGGCTGCGGATGCAGATGCGTATTTTAAAAGTTTTGCCAAACCCAGAGAAAAAACAGCTGGAGACAAAGCCTCAAAATTGGCCCTGCGCGAAGTATTTTCCCTGAAAAAGAAGATGGAAGAGCTGGGCCGGCAGAAGGTGGCCTGCGAGCTCCAATTTAAGAAATCTGCGGATAAACTGCTGTCTGATTTCAGTGGGCTGTATAGCCCTGATTTCCAGAAGTTTGCCTGTGAAGCATACACTATGTGCGGTGCGTCCTCCAAACCGCTGCTGGAAGCTTTGGCTTCGGATATTAAAGAGCCACTGAGTCTGGAGAAAGTGGCATATTGTGTGGATGATGTGTCTGATAAACAGCTGGTGCTTTTCAAGCAGGCACATGAATCCATCTCTAAAGTGTGCAGCTTGTCCGAAGAGCTGGTGATCACTCGCACAAAATTGGCAAAAGCATGGGATGACGTAAAAAAAGAGGGGCGGTAATTTATGGAGTATTCTCCGGGTTTGAGTAAGTCAGACGTGATTATCGCACTTTTGGAGGAAGACCCTGCAATGTCCGCGAGCAACCTGGCTTTAATGGCTGGCTCTACCAACCGGTATGCTCGCAAAGTCCGTGCAAGGTACAGGGAGGATTTGGCTAAAAGGGCGTGGACTTCAGGGGGTCTGGACCCCGATACAAAATTCAGAGCACTTGTTTTTGCGGATGTGCATGCTCCGTACCACAGCAGGGAAAATCTGGACCGGATGCTGTATGCCTGCCGGGATATGAAGATAGACGTTCTGGTATCCAATGGAGATTTTCTGGATGCGTATGACATCAGTTTCTGGAAAACGGATCCAACCCGTATGCGATTCCCGGACGAGGTGGATGCAGCTAAGAAAGTGCTTCGGGAAATTACAGGAGCTTTCCCTGGAATAACCAAAATTTACCTGGAAGGGAACCATGAGCTTCGCCTGAAATCTTTCCTTATGGATAAAGCGGAAAAGCTTTATGGGTTGAAAGCCCTTACTATTGAAAGCTTGCTGGAACTCAGGCAGATGGGCTGGCAGTTCATTAGCAACAGAGATCGGTTGATGTCCAACCAGCCGCCGTTCACCCTGGGCAATCTTTTTGTACTGCATGGCCATGAGATGCGTGTGACTACTTCTGCGGTGAATTTGCCCCGGCTTTATTTTCAGAAAGCCATGGCTCCGGTGCTGGTGGCCCATCACCATACTACTCAGGAGTACGTGGCCAAACGTATAGACCATGAGTACCTGAAAAGCTACACAATGGGGTGTTTGTGTGATCTGTCCGTAGAGTATATGCCGGTGAATAACTGGAATGGGGGGTACGCGGTTGTGGAGTGGGACTGTACCGGTAAGTTCATAGTAGATAACGTCAGATTCGGGAGTAACGGGTAATGGCAATTACAAAACAGGCCAGTATGTTTACGGGAGCAGCCAGACAGATTTGGGGTGGGCTTCGGGGTGCGGCGAATACAGTAGGTAAGGTTGGTCAACCATTTATGCGTGCAGGGTGGGGTGCTACCAAAGGTGTTGGTAAAGCAGGACTGACCACGGCAAATGCAGCCGGCAGGTTCGCTGCCAAAAATCCCGGCAAAGCACTGGGTATTACAGCAACTGGGGCCTGGCTGGGTACTGAGGCCCCAAAAAGGTATCGTAAGTGGGCATCTTACTCTGATCCGAATCAGCATTTTTACACGCCGTCTCCGATTCTTAAACGGTTGAACACATCCGGTAACAATCCGCAGACGCAGCAGTTCATGAATCAGCAGGCAAAATTTCACAACAGACTTTATTAAGCGGGGAAAAAATACATGACAAAAGCATATGACATGGCAATGAAAAAAACGGCGAGTATGTACTCAACTATCCGGGATGGTTTTCGGTCTTCAGATCTTAAAGAAATTGGGATGGCATCTAAGTTGACTGCGGGGTCGCTGGGAACAGCTATGCTCTCTGCATTTGTCATCAAAAAAGCATTTGATAAAGCTATGACCGATATCAAGCGTAAAGCAATGCTCGAAGATCTGATCATGAATGATCCGATTATCCGCCGTGCGGACAGAGACAAGGTTAAACAGTTCTATGCCACTATTCACAGCATTGCTCCGAAAATCAGTGGGGACAAAAGTGTGGTGAAAGAACTGCTCCAGAACTTTATCCGATTTGACCGGGTGGATCTGAACAGTGTGAAGACCCTGGCCGATACTCAGAAATCCATTGTACAGGCCGAAGGCAAGGGCCTGGAAATGATGTCCAAAATTTTCTAACACCCTACACAGGCAGGTGATCTCATGGAAGGCCAAAAAGTAGTATCAGAACGAACATTGGAAAAGCTGGGAGAAGCCCTGTACATCCGGATGCAGTATAAAAAGCAGGCTGAGGATGCACAAAAGGCAGTGGATTACCTGGCGGAAGAAGGGGTTATTAATGATTAAGATTCTCCAGCTGGGATCCACTATTGAATCCACAGGAGAAGTTCGGGTAAGCCTGATCACGGATGCTTTGGTCAAAACAGCGGCCAACAGCATTCAGCAGCACTGGGCTTCAATGGACCGGAAACCGGATAAGGCGTATCTGCATGTTCTGGCCATGACATCCATCGGGTGGTATGCCTGTAATAACAACGGGGATGCGTTCCATGAAGTGGATCTGAAACAGTACCACCCTGTTTTCGTTGAGCAGGCTCACCTGTTTATGCATCATATGAACAAGGACCCGAAAAAGTCTGTGGGCACTGTGGTGTACTCGTTTTTTAATGATGACATGCACCGGGTGGAATTGATTATTGAAGTGGATAAGGCCAAAGGCCCTGCCATTGTAAAATCAATTGAGAATAATGAACCCATAGCTGTCAGCATGGGTGTTCGGGTTGCGTATGATGTGTGCTCTATCTGTGGAAACAAAGCCAAGACCCGGAAAGATTATTGCGACCATCTCAAGTACAACATGAAAAAAATTCTCCCCGATGGCCGGCAGGTGTATGCCGTCAACCCAGGCCCTTTGAAGTTTTTTGATATCTCCATTGTCAGCAAGCCGGCTGATCGCACTGCCTGGGCATTACAGAAGGCAGCTTCTGAAAATTCCGGCATAGCAACTGTAAAAACATCTGCGGAACTTGGGGAAGAGTACGCGGACACCCAGACCAAGCTGGCGGCTTTGAAAAAGCTGTCTGAGATTGTCAAGGAGGTGGACGGGATTCCGCTCAAAGCGGCGGATGGGGATAAGACTTTCAATGTCCACAGATATCTAAAAAATAATGACGTTGATTTTGATTTTCCCCAGGTGCCATTTAAAGAACTGAGCAAGGCTGATGCTGATCCAGGTGCCCTGCTGGCGAAGTTTATGCAGGCAGGTGTGTTTCCTTCTTTACACGAATCAGCTTTTATTATTGGTAGGAAATACCTGGGTGATGCACTTGAAGAGCATCATCTGCCCATGTTGGTAAGGTCTATAGGCCCTTGTGCCAGGGTACTGGAGAGGGATCCCGGGGTTATGGACGATCTGGTGTCCGGCATTATCCAGGATGCTGTCTCCGCCGTTCAGCAGGAGCCCGGGTTGAAAATTTCCATCAATATCGAACCGGTGGCCAGGCGGAGACGGGCCATGCTGATGGCAATGATGACCCCTGAAATGGAAAAGGCTGCCGGAGACGTTGCGAAAACAATGTACATTCCGAACAGGCTTCCCGTGAATACGGGTAAATCGTCTGTGCCGAGCCGGGTGAGGATGGGCGCTTATAATATGTGGTCCACATCGGGTCCCCCTGCATCTGAAGAATTCACTGTAACTGGGACCGATGGAAAGAAATACCGGACGACCCGAGGTGCGGCCCGAACCGCTGCCAATGCAGAGAATATTCCGGATATGGCTAAAGCAATGACCAGTGCCGGGCTTGCACTGGCGGCTTTTGGGGCTGCGGGGGCCAGAGGTGATCTGGCGACTAAGATGATTGCTACCCCCATACTGGCAGCCTTAGCTCTCGGGATGTACCCGAATAAGCGGGATACCATAGAAACGGACCAGGGTGTGGAAGTGCCGGTCTCTTCGTTTTTTACTCAGGTGAAAGAAGCTGCAGTGGATCCGAAGTTGATTGTGCCGGCTCTTGGGGCTGCGGTACCAGCTGCACTGGGACTGGACTATGTGTACAACTCAAAGATAAGAAATAAAAAGGACCCCTATTACCAGCAGAGAATGGGGTTCGTTGGTAGAACGGCTGATAAGGCCGGAAGGTTTGTTCTGGAACACCCGCTGCTTTCAGTATCTGGTGGTGCGGTGGCCGCGTCCATGGGTAAGCATAGACTGGCCAGCAGAATGCTAAAAAACAACGGGTAGATCGGGCACGGCCGGGCACATTGAGTACCCGGCCACAGAAACAAAGAAAGGGGCTATCTTGGTCCATCGCGCAGGCGCATCATGTAAACCATGAGTCCTACCATCGCGACGTCCCCTGCAAAGGGGAATTTTTCTAAGATCTTGTCTCCGGCATCGAAGAATAGATCGATAAGGCTTTTTCCTTCAGGTTGCTGTTTCTTTGTTTCCTGCCCCGTACTGTTTTTTGTGAACATAACTTCCTCCTATAGGATTTAGGGTTATGTCCACTTTAATAAATACAAGCCCACACAGCAAGAACTTATAACATAATTTCGAACTTTTTTTATCCGGGAACTTAATTTACACTTGATTTCCCTGCATTCTTTAATAGAAATTTAAAAAGTTATTACTCAAGCGAGGTACAAATAATGAAAAAGACCCAGTTGACCCTGAGCAACGTGCTTTCCAAATTCCAGGAAGGGTTGGAAAAAGAGGCTGAAGAGGCCGCTGAGACCCCCGTTTCCACGGAAGAAGATACCGCCGTTCAGACCCCTCCGGAGAAGGACAAAGCTGGAGAACAGGAGGATAAAAAGGTACCTGTTGAGAAGGCAGCTGCTGATACCAAAACTGAAACGGACGCGGATGTTCTGAAGGGTATTGCCAAAGAAGCTGCTGAGTCTGAAGAAACCAATCTGAAAAAAGAAGCGGGTGAGTTCGGCCGTCTGTTTGCTCAGAGTTTTATGGAGGAGCTGGAAGTGGAGAATATGGTCAAACAGGCATCTGAAGATGCGTATGCTGCAACGGTGGGTGTGATCCAGGAAATGGATTTCCAGGAGAAACTTGCATCTGTATACGATGAAGCCCGCCAGATGACTTCGGAAGCTGTGATTGAAAAATCTGCCTATGACACCACTTGCGCTGCCATTGAAAAGTTGGCGGCTGAAGCGGTAACGGTCCAGTTATCCAGCATTACCAAAGAAGCCTATGACCTTACTGTGGAAACAGTGAAAGCGGCTGAAACTGATGCATAAGTCACGACAGGAGATTCTTTCCTCTCTGGGGGATTCCCTGGAAAAAGGAGCGTCGCTGCTGGCCAAAGTAGCGGAAGATTCCTGTGAAGATGACGGAAAGAAAAAAGTGAACCTCCAGGAACTGAGGAGCATGTCTCGTGGATCCCGTAAAACTGGTTGAGACTCTGGCGGATAGAATTGAGGGCCTTGCCTCATCGATGCCGGAAGATTCCGGCAGGGAGAAACAGGCCGGAGAACGGTACATAGATTCCCGACACACGCTGGATTTTTTGAAATTCTTTGTCGGCCGGGACAGGAGATAACTTGTATGGATAACACTGAATTTAAGACCGAACTGTTGAAACTGGCAGGGGATCTCCGGGACATTGCCCGGGAGTTGAAAGAATCGTCCGTGAAACAGCTCGAACCTGAACAGTCTGAGAAGACCGCATCCTCGGCTTCACCGGATTTTTCTATGGGTGCTGTGGGCGGGGATCGCAGGAGTAATGATCCCCTGATGGATTTTATTTTTTCGTAAAGCATAACCGACAAAGAACATCTTTGACAACACACTAATTGGAGAATTTTATAATGGCTTATCAGATTATTAAAGGATGGCCCTGTGAGGGAGCTATCGACATGAATATCGCAGTAGCTACGGATGAGCTTGTGGCTGACGGCGTGGGCTGCGTGGTGGATTCTGACAGTAAGGCAGCCGTAGCTAATTTTGCTGTAGATGGTTCAGACGCTACGGGTATCCCTGGTTTCTGCATCGGGATTGACAATGTTACCGGTAATGCGCTTCTGCTCTTGAGCGAAGCCATGATCCAGGTGGATTCGGATCATTACGAGGTAGCATCGTATACCCCGGGTGCCGGGGTTTCTTTTGTTGGGGGCAAGTTTGACCTCATCGCAGCTATAGATGATGAGCGGCCCCAGGTTGGCACGGTGTTTTCCTACGATGCATCCGCCACTGAGTTGGTGGTTTTTTTCGGCAAAGTGACTGAAGCTACGGCTACCACTCCCTCCGGTCCCTAGACCTCGGGCCTGGTAACTAACGGTTTTCACCCGTAACACATACATCATCCTTTGAAAGGTAATATACACATGGAAACTACGAAAGTATCTGCAGAGGTCATCAACTCTGCATTCATTGATAAAATTGAGCAGGGCCTGGTGAAAGAAGCCGAAGAGGCCGGCAGCAATTATATTAGGCAGAAGCTGTACGAAGATGGCTTTACCCGGAAGATCCTGGAGCCTCAGACCAAGACGGCCGAAGACCTGGACCCGGATATCGATTCCGACAACCCCCGGATCATTGTGGAAAAAGAGCCGGATTCTCCGGCTGCCACTTTTGTTCCGTTCAAAGGTACTGCGAACCGCATGTACTTTACCGGAAATCGGTTTGCTATCCCCTTCGGGAAAATTGAAACCCCGCGGATCTCCAAGTCCAAATTCGAATTGATGACCATTCGGATGCCGATCATGGAATGGTTCAAACAGAACCATGTGAAACGGATTCAGGAAGTGGAAGACGGCAATTTCATTGAAACCATTGATGCCAACATTGCCCTGAGCACTGATACCCGCAGTATGGATGCTGGTAATGTGTCCATCAAACAGGCATTCGTTTCCGGCCTTAAAGGTCTGGCCAGTCTGAGACTGCCGTGCGGGTGTGTGCTGATGCATGAAAATACCCGCCTGGAAGGTCTGAACCTGAAGACCGATGAAATCGGTTTCAAGGCTCAGGATTCCCGGTTTGAAAAGGGTGTTAACGATGAGAACTCCTTTTTGGGGTATCCCGTTGTGTCCACCCTCAAAGACGACCTGGTAGCTGAAGACGCCATGTATTTCTTCGCTCCGGCTGAGTACCTGGGTATGTTTTACCTGCTCCAGGATGCCACGCTGTTCATCAAAACTGAAGCGGACATGTTCCACTTTCATACCTACGAGGCCCCTGGCATCGGTATTGGGAATGTGAATGCCTGTTTCAAGGTTGAATGGGGTGCATAGTCCGGAAGTACCTGAATAGCAGAACACCCGGGTAGGCCATGATTTACCCGGGTGTTTTAACACTCAAAGGGAGATGCAGGTGTATGAAGTTTGAAAATGTAACAAAAGCGGGAGTATTGATAGGGTCACGAACCTTTGTGCCGGGAAAATTCGAGGTAAAGGAACCTGTTTCAGAGGCGGTACAGGCTCAGATTGACTATTTCCTGGAGAAGGGGTCCATTAAAAAACCCGGCAAAGCTGTGGCCCAGAGAGCAGAGGCACCGAAGGAGAAATCTGCTTCGAAAAAGAAAGCGGCTCCGAAGAAAAGTGCGGCTGCTAAGAAAAAAGCAGCTGAAAAAACGGAAAAGGTCGAACCTCCGGTGGAGGAAAACTCTGAGAAAGATTCCGAAGAAAAAACGGAAAATTCAAAAGATACCGCTGGGAAGTCTGATTCTACTACAGTCATAGAAGAAAAAGATGTTGACTTGTTCTCTGGGTTGAGCGCATAGCATGGCACTCACTGTCGCAGATATACGCATTTATGCCAAGGATATCACAACCCTGAATATTCTTTTGGAGGGAGATGAGCAATCGTCCACCCCCTTGATTGAACTGGCCATGCGTATGGCTGTGAGTGATTATAACGCATTGCAGCCCCCGACATCGTATTTGGTTACGAACTTTCCGTCGGATTCTTTACTATTGCAGGGCACCCTACACCATCTGGCCAACAGTGAGGCGGAGCGTCAGCTGCGCAACCAGGTTAATTTCTCGGCCCAGGGTTTGCAGTCTAGTGTAGATGATAAGTTTCAGTCTTACAATACTTTGGCTCAGTATTACAAAAGTCTTTTTGACCGGGGGGCACGTGATTTGAAGCAGGCAATCAATGTGGCCAGCGCCTGGGGGGAAAGTCACTCTCCGTATATTGGTATCAATGAATTCAATTTCAGGTCTTAACCTATGAATTACGGACCCACAAAACCTGTAGAGTCCCCTGACTTTGATCAGCTGGCGACCCCTACTCATCTAACCGGTTACGCAGAAAAGATTCTGCTGGATCTGGAGAAAGTGGCTCGGATTTACCATGGGGTAAATGCCAGAATTTTCACTTTAGATGAGACAGGCACCCGATGCTCGGCGTGCACAGATTCGTTTACAGGGAAGGTGGTTTTATCCAACTGCGCCACCTGTGGAGGGACAGGGTTCATCTCAGGATACACCTATAAAGGGAAATTCAAGGTTTTGCCTCAGTTTTCGGCAAAGAGCAAAACATCCACCCAAATGGGAGACTCTGAGGGCAATAGGCGAAGAGACCTGTTTATTGTTCTGAGAGGTCCTCAGTTGCAGGATCAGGATCTGATTGTCACTGAAGAAACAAAGCGGGTGTACAAGATAGTGGATGATGAACCTCAGATCACGGCTATCGGAGGTAAAATAATTTTACAGACAGTCGGGTGTGCCCCGCTTACAAAGGGTGCCCCGGAATATAGTGTGGTGACCTGGTGAGTATCTTACCTAAAGGGCATTCTCTGACTCCTGGTAATACACCCTTGCATGTGTATCAACTGGTGATGCAGCTAATTCGGCTGACATTTGAAAAAGCCGGGGAAGACGATGACTCTTATCCATTTGCGTACACAGACACTCTCAGTACAACCGGGATATTCATAGATTCAGTCATGGATAAGACCTCAGCCAATTATGGTGCAAGGCCCACACTGTTGGTTACTCGGGGTGCTGCAATGTCCCAGTCTGTTTCCATGGGGGATACGGCTCAGCGGTCCATGGCTCTGGGTACTAAAAAAGGGCTTACGCTGGTTCAAAGTTCCGTGGATGTCAAGGCTGTTTCAAAGCGGGAGTATGAAGCGGATATACTGGGGAACCAGGTGTTCAGCTTTTTTGTGTCCTGCCGGACTATCCTGCCGGCACTGACAACCATTCAGCGGATTGATAATATTTCCCTTAGCCCGGTGTCCCCCTATGAAGATGATGATCACATATTTTTTACCCAGATCAACCTGTCATACTCGATGAAATACAAGTGGGACTGGGGCATTACCCCCACACTGCTGAATGAGATCGGGCTGTTTATAAACGATGAATTGAAAGTTGATATTTCAAAAGAATAGGAGAGATAATTATGGCATATGTCAGGCCATTGGCCCAAGTGTTTCAGGAGTATGAAAGTTTTTCCGGGACATTCCAGGCCACTACTCTGAATCCATGTATAATCGGCCCCTGCTACCAGTTTATGGATGAGTCATCCAATGCTGAGGAAGATCTGGTGCGCTCTTTTATGGAGGCAGTGACGGACGGTGGGATGGTTGAAACCGTTATCCCGAATCTGCACACGGGTGCTGAAGTGGATGAGACATCTATCAAAGTACGTGTGGCGGATCCTTATGTGGATATGAAAGGATCTGAGATCACTGTGGCAGGGATTGTTGCAAACGAAGTTGAATTTGCCACCCTGGATTTTCCCACAGGTATCACAATTGGTGATTTTGTAACCGTGATTTCCAATCCGGATGCTGGAGACCCTGCCGTGGTAGCCACGAGACATTTGGTCACAGCCGTATTGGAAGATACCTATAAAATTCGGCTGAACAGAGTGGTGCCGGCTACGGACAATCCCACCCTGGTGTGGCTCCGGTCAGTACCTGGATTCACGCTCCCATATGATGATACCGCAATCACTTTTAACACTGAAGATGCCACGGTTACACTGGCACCACTTACTCGCCCGGTGAGCGGGGTGGATAAAACCGTGTACGAAGCAAATGCCTACTGTGGATACCGGGCTCTTCGTAAGGATACGGATACTTTGCAGTCCGCAAATTCTCTGACGGTACTGGAATCAATCCTGGGTACAGCCACCCCTGAGAATCCTTTAGCTTATGGTGCTATGATCGCTCTGGCAAATTCTCAGAGCATGATTTATTTCATCGGAGTGGATTCGGACGATCTGTCAGGGTACACCAAAGCAAAAGACATTCTGGAAAACGCAGAAGATATCTACAGCATTGTTCCTCTGAACAGGGATGTAGGTGTTCTTTCCATGTTTAAAACCCATGCTGAGGCATTTTCCCAGCCGCAGATCGGGGAGTGGCGTATTGTATTTGGTAACTCCGAACTGCCGAATCTGGTCACCCTGGAAGAGGGTACCTGCCGTATCAGTGAAACCCCCAGCACTGACCTGAAAGTGGTCACAGCGTCTGGTGCTTCTTTTATTGGGAGCGGGGTTAACTCTGGGGATATCATTATTCTTTCCAATAACACTGGTACAACCACAGAATACACTGTAAGCTCCATTGTATCTGAGGATCAGTTACTGGTGTCCGAAGAGATTACGGATATGACTGCCGATCTTGTGGATTACACCTTCGAGATTCAGACTGTACCGGATAAAACTCAGCAGGCCCAGGCCATTGCCGGGGTATCCAGATCTTTTGCCAGCAGCCGATTTTACCATGTATGGCCGGACACAGTGGAAATTGATGGTCAGCAGCTCCCCGGGTATTATATGTGTTGTGCCATCGGGGGTATGGTTTCCAGCCTTCCGAGTCACCAGGGATTAACCCGTATCAGTGTAGCCGGCATCACTGCCGTGAAAAACAGTGGTGACTATTTCAACAATGCCCAGATGAATATTATCGCAGACGGTGGTACCCTGATTGTGGAGCAGCTTTTCATAAACTCCGCTCCTTACATCCGGCATCAGCTGTCTACGGATACCTCGGAGTATACACAGTCTGAGCTGTCTTTTGTAAAGAATTTTGACTATGTCAGCTATCTTTGCAAGGATGTGCTGGATGGGTTTGTAGGCCGGTACAATATTACCCCTGCGACTCTGACCACCCTGGGTACGGTTTTATCCGCGGTTCTTGAGTCTTTGAAACTATCTTCTCTGCCGAAGATCGGATCTCCGATTCTCCAATATGAACCTCCGGTGATTAATCAGCTGGAGGGTCAGAAAGACAGGGTTGAGATTAATGTCCGGGTTGAATTACCGTATGTGCTTAACCTGATAGGACTGCATCTGATCAGTTCTGATATGTAATTTAAAACAGTGATGCCAGGGGGATAACTTCCTCTGGATTCGATATATACGAAAGGAATTTGCCATGTCAAGTGAAGTAGTCACAACCCTTAGCCAGTGGGCTGACCAGTACAAGGAGCAACGGATTGAGATTGATCATGATGATGCCATGTTCGATCTGGTATCTCCGGATGACTCCATACTTGTTGCCGGTCCTGCAAGGCTTTCTGACGCAAATCTGGAAGACGGAGAGTTTTATGTTATCGGGGTTTGCCAGTCATTCCAGGCGTCTGAAACTTCTCAGATTCAGCCGTTTAAAGCTATTGGTACCCGAAGGCATCTTTTTACTAAAACAAATACCCCGGCCCAGGCATCCATGGCCCGAATGATGCTGTACGGGAAAAACCTTGCCAGGGTGCTGTACTCAAAAATCACAGACCCGTTTACAGAAGACCCCGATACTAATAACAAATACGTTCAGGGTAGTAAGGGCTATGCAGATGCTAACTTTTTGTCCAACATCGAAGAGGATTTATACCGGATTCCTTTTGGGCTCGGCATTATCTACCATACTCCCCGAACTGCTCATAACAGCAGCGGAGGCAGTATTGGCCACGCTGTAGGGGCTGAGTACCTGGAAGCCTGTTACCTTCAAAATCGAAATATCAGTATGCAGTCCGGTCAGACTATCATAATGGAGCAGGTTCAGATGCTGGCGGACCGTATTGTCCCATGGAACACCTTCGAACAAGAGTGAGCTTAACGTTTCATTTTTTTTAGTTTTCCACCCTCCCAACCCCGCAGAATCTTTTACCTCTTCAGATTCTGCGGGGTTTTTTTCTTCACATTGAGTACCTCACAACGCATTCTTAAATATGAAACAGAATACCCGCTTCCAACCTACATATTACGGTGATCGCCAGCCTCTGTTCAGGATTGGCTTGGTCACCGAGGTACATACTACCTCATTTACAGCCAATGTTCGCCTGGACGGGGTGGAATCTTTGCGTGAGGTGCCTATTCTCGGCACCTATGGATCAACCATGGGCACGGACCTTGTCTGGATTCATGATCTCCGCGGGGCCCTGGTGGTACTGGTCTATATAAATTCATCCTACTACATTCTGTCCACTGCCCCTGAGCAGGTTCTGGAAACTCAATCGGTGGCTCAATCAAAGACGGGCCCATCGTTTGAGATGAGCGATTTGGTGAAAGATGCCAAGTCTGAAAGGGCTCTGGGGGGTCGTAATTATAACCCCAACCGTCCGCAGGACCTCATGTCCGGGGATAAGGTGCTTCGAGCCTCTGACGGGGCTGAGATGGGGGTGTTCAAAGGAGGCATAGCTAAGCTTAAAGCGTCTGCCGCGGCCCAGTTTATTTTATGCAAATACCGGGATCTGGCCAGGCTGATTGCCAGGCGTATAAAGATATTCTCGGATTTTGGTGAGGTTGAGTTTTTCCACCGGGAATCCGGGAAAGTAGGTATGGAGATCCGTGGTGGGGGAGATCTTACCAATGAAACCCATCCCAGCAAAGGCATTTGGACAGCACTGGTAACCTTTGGCTACCGGGAAGAGGATCCGGATTCCAGGATATTCATTGAAACTAGAGATTCAGGTGGGCAGTCCAAGGCTACCGTGTGCTTAAAAATGACAGGGGAGCTGGATGTATGGGCTGACAGTGCAGTCAATATTAAAACAGATGGGGATGCTGTGGTCCAGGCAGCCAACAAAGTCAATGTAAAAGCAGGCCAGATCAACCTGAATTAGGGAGTAACTGAATGTCAAGCCAGGTAGCCGGACATGGGGATTTGTTCATAGGATCCTGTGCACCGTGTTTAGGGGCTCAGGTTACAGGCATTTTGATGGGGGATGCCTCCAGTGTTCTGGTGAACGGCAAGAAAGCGTCCCTTATACAAGGGATAGGCATTGGCCTGTGAGGCCATGTGACTGTCATTGTGGGAGGTTCTTCCACAGTCAATGCAGAAGGCAGGAAGCTGGTCCGGAGAGGGGATCGCGTCGAAAACAGTATCTCCGGGACTATAATAACCGGTTCTCCCAATGTGTTTTCCGGGTGAATCCTCTTATAAACTAAAGGAGAAAGTACGTAATGGATATCAGAGACATACCCCAAAAAAGTAAACCCGCGGGAACGACGGTGCCGGCGATGCACCCTACAGTGAATCCAAAGGATCAGAACCAGGATCAGAGTACCCGGCAGCAGCCGATGCCTGACAGTGCCGGCCCGGATGCCATGGATACAACAAAAGGGGACGTGGACGCTTTCAGGGCAGACCTTTACGAATCCGGAGTTACAGACGAATTGCTGTTTAAAATTCTGGATACGATTATCACGGCAGGTAATTACACCTGGGAGTTTAAAATTTTTAACAAAATTCCCTGCACGTTTCAGATACGGCCGGACTGGGTCAGACAGGAAGTGGTGCAGGTGTTGGAAACCAGGTCTCCCAGTACTATGGCCGGGTTCACGGATCTTTTGAACCGGTACAATCTGGCAGGCTCTCTGGTCCGGCTGGGAGATACCAAGTTCACTATGGAATCCCCTGAAGATCATCAGGAGGTTTTGAAGCATTTGAGTAGTTTTCCGTTCGTCACCATCAATGTTCTGATAACCGAGCTGGCTAAATTTGACAAAATTATAGCCGTGGCCACCAGCCCCTGGGCTCTGGAAAATTTTACCGAACCCCAGTCGGAAAAGTAAGAGCAACTGTCCTGTCACGGACTGGGGTGAACTATGGTGGCATGACGCTTGAGTTTTATCTTTTGGCATTAAAAGAGCTCAAGGAAGAATCCAGTATGGTTAATCAGGAGCTTCGGACAATTAAGATGCTGGAAGCCCAAGGGGTTGCAATGGCCACAAAGCCTGAGCAGGTGGAATACGTCAGGTCCACTGCAACAAGAATGGTTAATTTCTTGTTGGAGCAGGTGAATGGGAAAGCCCCCCAAAAAGAAGAAAACAAAGAAGAAGCCAGGCTGTTGAAAAACAAGAAGGAGTTTATGCGGCAGACGGTAACCCAGGGTAAAAAGTTCGGGTCGTTATCTGAAATTTTACAGGCTGTCGGAAAGTCGCTGAACAAACAAGAAGAGGACTGATTTTATGTTCACAATGCCCCAGACAGACCCAGCCATAGGCATGGGTACTTACAACCCGCTTGCCATGCAGTTTATGACCCAGGGGCAGATGGGGTACATGCCCCAGGCTCAGTATCTGACATCTCCTGAGTATGGGGCGTATCGGTCATTGCCCACCGTGAACATGCAGCAGACTCAGCAGCATAACCGGTCTTTATGGCAGTCCTATCTTCAGTCCCGGCACGGAAATGTGGGCGGTCTTACCGGGGATTATTTTTTCAATACCTATAACCCCCTGCAGTCCCAACAGCAAAGAGCCATCATGGCCCAGAGGCAGTTGACGGATACGACTCACGGGGTGGGGCCCACCTCTTTTGGATTGGGGATGGATTTTGCGTTGCCTGCTATCGGGGGTATGATTGGCGGGCTGCCTGGCATGGTGGCCGGCACTGCGCTTTCGATGGTACTTCCCAACGCCGGGGATTTAATGGCAGACAGACGCAGGCAGGCCAGAAGTATTCAGCAGATGTCTATCCCTGGCATTGTGTCAGGACCTGACATGGCCAGATCTACAGGTCGTGGATTTTCTCTGGGAGCAGCTTCCAGGCTGGATCGTAGTATCAGGGAAATGTCTGTCAGTGATTTCTCGTTTAACCAGGATGATTACCGGGGCTTTTTAAAATCGGGTATGCAGTATGATCTGATGGATTACTCCGGAGATTCCAGCCAGTACGCAACCACCATAAAGAAAATGCGGGACAATATCAAGTTTTTGGCCGAGGTGATGGAGAATAAAGATCTCCAGGCCCTGTTTAAGGATATGAAACGTCTCCAGACCATGGGTGCTTCCATCGAATCCGTCAAAGGGATCGGGTCTATGGAGTCCATGTTTGCCCGGGCAGCCGGCATGGGGCACGAGGAGATGGTTTCAGCATATGGGCAGCAGGGTGCCCTGCAATACACTCAGCGGGGCATGACGGGGTACCAGGGGTCGTTACAGGCCATGTCTCATGCTGCAGCGATTACCATGGCCCAGAGATCGAATTTGATTACCCCTGGAGAGCTTTCCCGCGCGGGAGGGAGATCCGGGTTAACTCAGAGGTTGACGGACTCTTCGGCTCAGATCGGGCAGCAGGTCCAGAGCATGATTTTGCCTGGGCTTATGAAAGATGATGGGACTCTGGATGCTCAAGCGGCAAAGGACTTTGCAGCGGGTAAATTATCCATGGACGAAATGATGCGTCGTACTCAGGATGCGTTCAGCTCTCCTGAAAGATACATTAAATTTGATCGGAACAGGTCGAATTTGATGGAAGATTTCCAGGAACAGCTTGGAGTTACTGGTATAAAGATGGCAGAGAACAAACTTGCGACGAATCTGGGTCGAAAGATCCTGGGAGAAGATGCGTCTGTCCAGGAGGTATTGTTCGCCGGGTATAAGCAATTAGGCGTTGACCGTTCGGCGGCTGAATTCAGGGCAAAGCAGGAGTCTGACTCTGAGTATTGGGAGGATCTTCAAACTCAGCACGAAGTTACTCTCAGAACTGAAGAGCGTGCCAGGCAGCAGGAGTACAAGCATGAGACTCGCTGGTATAATAGAGTCAGCCGAAAAATCAGAGAGCTCAAACACGATTTCGGGAACAAACTTTTCGGTCGGAGAGAGCAGGAAAAAGCCTGGGATGCCCAGCAAAAAGAAGATGAAGTTGCCGGCGTTTACAATGTAGAAGACCGAGGTGCCAAAGAGGCAATTGCCCTGGCAGTCGGTGAAGATATGGACATTGATTCTCTGCTGGAGGGGTCTTCTTTGTGGGACGACGAGGGGGCGCCGGTCGGCCACCCGTTAAGAGGGGGTGTAGGTGGGTCTAAAGCGTACCAGCGTAAGAACAATTCCAAAGAGTTTGCGTTTAAGAAAAAGTTTCTGATGGCTGGGGATATGGACATGGAATCCAAACAGGCTGTTCTGGATGCCAATGGGTTCCAGCATTCGGATATTGCTGCAGCGGTGAAGGGGTTGAAAAGCAAGGATGTCCGCATTGATACTATTGCCAGAAGGCTGGCAAAACAGACGGGCATCGATGTGGCTACGGCCAAAGAGCGCCTTAAATCCGACCCTTCACTCTTACAGTATGTTTTTTCCGTAGCAAAACAGGGTACGGCTGGAGAGCAATTACGAAAATCTGTGGAGATTGATGCCAGGGAAGTATCAGAGGAAATTGCCAAAAGCTACAGAGATGCCATAGAAGCTCACTATACTAAAGCATATGACTCCGCCTATGAGTTTACAGGCGGAAATATCCAGGACACTGATTTTATTCTGGGCCTTGCAGCAAAAACCGAAGACCACGAAGGGGTGGATGTGGCCATGTCCGCCTATGCTTTATCTTCCATGATAAGCCAGTCAGATTTCGACCGGGCTGGGCCTGAGCTTACCAAAAAGATGAAAGAAAGCCGGCGCCGTGTGGCAATGGGCATGGGTATGAGTGAGGATGAAGCAAAATGGATTCAGGAAGGGGATACTCAGGTTCTCAAGGATTTTCTCATCAATAAAAAAGGAATGTCCCCGGAAGAAGCGGACGAGTTGATAAGAAGAGGTACCAAGCGTTCAATCTCAGACGATCCCATGGCCCATGTAATGAAGCACGGGAGCTACGAAGACCAACTGCACTCAACGACAAAAATTATGACCGAAAGTGGGATGAAGGCTCATGCCACAGGAGTTCAGTCCGCCCTGGAACGTACATTTGCAGATGCAACAGGGGAAGTTCCAGACAAAGATAAAATGAAAGAGATTCTCAGCAGCCCTGAGAAAGTAGGTGAGCTTTTAGGAAAGGTGGAGAAAGGGTCAGATGCACATACCACTTTGCTGGGTGTGCTTAAAGCTCAGGGGGGTGCGGATGTTGAGACTGAAATTTCCAAGGGGTTGAATGTAATAGAGTATGGCCGAGGTGAAGAGAAGCCTCCTGATCAGCAATATGGATTCACAGCAGGCATGGTCACAGGGGATGATAAAAAGTCTGTTAATACTTTCATGAATGAGCTGATTGCCCCTTCAAAGAGTAAGGGTGAGTACCCTATCTATACAAAGAGTGTCAACGAGGACCAGGTCTTCAATAATATTATGAACTCTGGGGGGATCGGCACGGATAGTATAAAATCCTACGTAGGGGAGGGCGGGGACTCGAAAACCAGGGAATCCCTTGATCTTCTCAATGAATCTACCCGCCAGACAAATAAAGTCATGACTGCTGTAGAGGCGACTTTAAAATCCCTGATTGAGGAATTCCAAAAAGCCGGGTTTAGGATGCCAGTACTAGGTGGGAGAACCAACTGATGAGATCAATATTCACAGACCACCCCACAGATCCTGAGTTCGGAGTATTCGGTGGAGCATACGACGACGTTAACGACTCCCTCGACACATCCAAACTATCCGTATTCCGGTTTAAAGATGATACTGACACCCCGGTGTACCAGGACCTTTTCATCACCAATATCACGGAAGGGTTTTCCGAAGGGCATCACCTGATTGATGTATTCGGGGATTCTTTTGTTGATTTCTCCTTCGGGGCTAATCCCATTGGTGTAACTATCCAGGGCTATTTGGTGAAGCTCAAGGAGTACGATAGCCGGGCAGACTTTCTCGATGTCTATGAAAAAAAGATTCGGGGTACTGCGGTTCAGTCAGCAGACAGGGAACTCCAGTTTCTTTTTAACCAGACCACACGGTTTATTTTTTATATCCAGCAGCTCCAGGTGGCTGAAAATGCCCAGCTGGCGGAACTTACCGGAGTGAGTATGCAGGGAATCTCTTTTGATTACGAGGTTGTGACCTTACCGACAATTTCCAACGATTCAGGGCAGGGATCAGGATGAAAATAGAGGACTTTAACAACGGTACCCCGTTCCAGCAAAAAGAGTTCAAAGACCTTGATGATCTGGAAGGCCCTGTTCGGCTGTTTTATACCGAGGACAACTGGACTAAGCTGCAAAGTTACTGGTCAGCTCAGTCGGTTCACAACAGTGATGACACCGAAGCTGCTTTTACAGATTATTTTTTTACAGGAAATCTGTGGGTGTCACAGGTATCTGCAAATCTGGCGGAGAAAAGCTTGATAGAGCCCCACATGAGTGATAGTGCTTCCGTGTACTTTTTTGGCAAATCACCTACTGTGTTATCTATCCAGGGAATTATTCTGCACCCATATGACGGGTCCCACAAAAAAGCTATGATTCTGGCGTATCAGAATGCGTTCCGCTTATACACGGTGGCAAGGTCCGGGGCTGTGCCGAATCTATCTTTTACAGGGTATCTGGTTCCCGGGGCAATGCTGAAAATGGATCTGGCCGAGAGTTCTGAGATAGATCGGGCATTACAGATATCTTTTGACTGGCTGGTGTTCAGCTTGAAAGTACAAAGCCCCGGGAACGAGAGTTCTCTGGGGGTAACAGAGACGGCTATCGAGTTTTCCGGGTATGCAGGAGATACCACATAATGAATTTATTCAGTGTAGATTACAAAGTTTTTATTGCAGGAATCCGTATCCCGGAATCCCGTGTGGACATCACTTCCGCGTTCAACTCTATGCCGGTGTGCACGGTGGCCATGCCCCCGGATTCAAAACTGATGGGTATCGGCAGAAGAGATAGAGTACCGTTACAGGTGTTTGTGTCTGATACCCTGACTGAGCCTTTGGGGTCCAGGCAGGATGTAAAATACCTGCTGCTATTTGATGGGGAGGTCACTTCATATTCATATCAGTCTTCTGGGGTCAGCAAGTTGATCACAGTGACGGCAGAGGCAATTCCTGCTTTTTTCAAATATGTTCACATGAAACTGCTGTCCTCTTTAAATGAGATGGCCACAGCCCACAGTGCGGAAAATA